GTGGTTCAAAAATAGAAAAAGTTGTTAATATGATGATTAACCCATTATCTAATAAAATCGCTTTTAAAATGGAAGATGGTACATTTGTTGACTGTTTTCGTTGTTACATAACTAATTATAAAAAAAAATAAATATATTATGAGACACCATTTAAATATTATTGCTTCGAATTATAAATTTGATAAAGAAAAATTTACAGAATTCGCATTGAAACCACAGAATTATAATAAATATGGAATTATTAATGAAAATGGGTTTGTCACTACCAGTACGTTTTTTACCGATGCGTTAGTATTTGCGTTTAAAAAAGAATATGAACTGAAATAAATAAATAATAAAAACAAGTTATGGACTACATACATAAAACTTCAACCATCGGTTTCTTGGGAAGCTCTTACAATTCTAAATGCAAAGGTATTCTTGAAGATGGGGCTATTGAAATTGAACAACCTAAAGAATGGTGTAAAAATCTTGTATGCGTTGTTGATAATGGAGAATTTGGTGCTTCGGCATTTGTTCGTGATGAATCTGATTTTGGAAGATGTACAAATCCAAACGACATTAGACCAACAAGATGGTTTATCTGGAATAAAGTAGAATCATATATTGACTAAAATAACAATTAAAATATTATGAAAGATAATAAAATATTAGAATTAATAGACAGTTATTGGAAATTTGATGATGATCAATACCCAGCCTCATCGTATCACGATAAACAAGATTTATTGTTAGCAATTGAAGATGAACTATATGCTCAATTAGCAGCTGTTCGTAATAAAATGAGTCCAATCAAAAATTTAATTGCTTTGGTGGAAAATTTTAATGTTAACTTAATAGCGGAAGAAACAAACGTAAGTAAACTTTTCAAAGTTGAAATAGTTAAATCGAAAAATGTAATTAAACAAATTTGTCAAACAGAAGATTAAATTAAATAAGATATATTATGGGAATGGATGAAAAATTAGCATATGACTGTAATGATTATATTAAACGGGCAGTTAGATCGACAATATCGACAATGGTACAACCAAAAATTATAAGCACAAAAAAAGATTTACTTCTTAAAAAGAAAAAATATCTTGAGTATATGCTCGAATACTATACTAAGGAACGTGACAAAAAAGATGTAAGTAGTCTTATCACATTACCATTTACACTTGCCGTAAACACGACAAAAGATTCACTTGATTTGGTTGATATAATGTTAATAGATTTATAAATAAAAATAACAACACACATTGGAAAATAAAGAATTACTTAGTGAGATTTTGGATTCAATGAAAGAATTTAAAATAATTGCTTATGGTGAGGATGAACATATTGCAAATAAAATCATGGCTGTAATTAAATCATCATTACTCACTAAAATAAATACGCTTATAGTTAGTAGTACCGATATTTGTGATTATGATGCTGGATATATTATGGCACTAGAGGGTGTTTCAAACCTCATTGATGACGAATTATCTTAAAAAAGCTTAATTAATTTGTATATTTGAATTATTTATTATATTTTTACAGTCCAATTAATAGATAACCAACACAAAATTGTCTTTATTCCAAAATAATACATAAACAATATAAAAATAACCCCTTAAATTTGTTTTAATCAATGAAATACCTTACATTTGCAAACTGTTTTTTTTAATAACAATCGGTAGGTGATTACAACCATTAAAAACAAAATGGATTTTTCGCCTATCAAAAAATTTAACTTGATATGAAAAATTTAAATGTGAAACAAGACTTGAAAGAATTGGTTACGCAAATTGACGTAACTCCAAATGTGAATTTTTTAACAACATTAAGAAATTCTGGTTATAATAATTATACGGCTATTGCTGATATAATTGATAACTCGTTAGATACAGATGTAAACTCTAAAAACGTTAAGGTTCAAATTAAGAGAACTAAAGATGATTACGAGTTTATTAAAATTTGTGATGATGGGTGTGGTATGAATATTGAAACTCTTAATGAGGCCTTTAAGCTTGGTGCGTTAATGGGTAAAAATAAAGAATTTGATCTTGGTTCGTATGGGACTGGGTTAAAGGCAGCGGCTCTATCATTGGGTCGTAAATTTGTTGTTAAAACTAAAGCGTCAGATGACGATTTTTATATCGCTACATATGATTTGGATGTTATGATAATGACAAATACATTTGAAATTCCTGTTACAATAGGTAGTTGGGAAGAATATAGTGAATTTAAACGTGAGACTGGAAGTGATATAGGTACAGTTGTGATAGTATCTAAATTAGATAGAATAACAAATGCTAATATTACTGTATTCAAGGACATATTAAAAGGTAAACTTGGATTGTTTTATAAGTACTTTATTGATGAATTAAATATTAATTTATTTGTTAATAATGAATATATAAAAAGTGTTGATCCAATGCTTAGAAATGAACCATATACTACATGTCTAACATCGAATGAAAAATTTGAGTATAATGAGTCTGAATTTAGATTCAGCGTATTTAATATTGAGTTCGTTAGCCAATCACTTTCAAATGAAGTAAACCGAAGTTCAGCTTATTCTGGGTTGTATGTTTATAGAAACAATCGTTTAGTTGGGAGTAGCTTGGATTTAGGTATTGTTGGTAAGGTTGGTGATGGTCACTTAAATGGTCTTAGAATTGAACTATTTTGTAGTGGTGATAGTGATAACTTATTTGGCTCAACCTTTAATAAGATTATACACGAAAAAGATAAAAATGAAATCGATCAAGGGTTCAGAGATGTATGTAAAGGTAAACTTCGTGGTTATATTAAGACAGTAAAAAACAACGAAGATTCTAAAACAACCAACGAAAAGATTAGCGATGATGTTAAAAGTGAAATGGCTGAAATAGTCAAATCAATTAACCAAAATCCATTTATTGGAATAAAAAAGGAACGTGGGAAAAATGAGCAACATAAAGATATTATTCCAGCAACAACAGAAAAAGAAAAGAAGGAACCAGTTGACGATAGGATAAAAAACAAACTTGCTCCTCGAAAAAGAGAAGATAAATTTGCTGATTATCGGTTTACTAAGCTTGGTGAAAATGGGTTAATCTTTAAATCGGTTAAGGAACACGGACTATATATTATAGAGATAAATCAAGAGCATCCATTTTGGATTAGATTTTTAAATAATGCAACTCTCCAAACGAAAGATGTAATTATTAAAATGTTATTTTCGTTAGGTGTATCTTTAGAAGAAACCGAATATTATAATAACCCTGAAAAGGAAGACTTATTGAATGAGTATTTTATTAAAGTAAGTGAACGACTAAGGAAGTTTATTATATATTAATTAGATTAATGTAGTTTTTCAATTATTACTAATAAAAAAACCCATAAGCTAAATACTTGTGGGTTTTTTATTAAAATTTGTTAACCAACTTGTTTATTACTATTTTTATTAGTACATTTGTATCGAATTAAAAACAAACTTAAAACTAAATTATATGGAACAACAATTAATTGATAAAATAAATAAATTATGCCCAGAAAATCAGGGTATTTTTATTGAACCATTCGGTTGCGATGGAATAAATGAACCATTAATTTATATTCGGTGGGTTACTGGTGGGATTGGCGGTGGAGGCTATCACGAAGACGATTATCAACGACGATATGATGGCAACGGTAAACCACAATTTGAAGTATTAAATTTGGTTTTAAAAGAACTGAAACAAAATATAACGTTCTCACAATTTAAAGAAATTGAAGAATTAATCATATCAACAGAGAAAGATGAATTTCCTGACTACTATGGTAACTTCGAAGAGTATGGAATTGAATATATTAAATTAAGCCAATTAGAAGCACAAATTAATTATTTTAAAACAATTGAAAATTATGACTGAAGTTGAAAAAATACATAATGAAATTGATACAGCCCAAGATCGTTTACTCAATCAGGCTATGTTATTAATTTCAATGAATGATGTTTCTCAAGAACTTAAAAGCAAAGCTGATAGACTTCTAAAAATTGGGTTTACAAGTAACCCATTGATTAAAGATGTTTTGAATAAAACAAATAGTTTGGTAAAAACAACCGAACAAGCAAATACTATTTCTCATTATAAAACCGAGTACCCAGGATTAAAGTTTTTAACCGAAACAGAATTTGATAGGATTTGTGATAAATACAAATTGATTTATGCACCTGTAGCTAATTATATTAAAGATATACCTGAGGTTAATTTGAAAGAAATTGAAACAGTAATAGAGTTGAACCCAAGCGACTATTTTGTTAATGTAATACAAATAAAGGTTCGTATAGACAATGAATGTATATCCTATTTAACAGATGAGGAGAAAGAGTTAATATATGTTAAAGGGTTTTATATTAATAATAAAGATTTAATTGGTTCTGGTTCTGGGATGTATGGTTATAGTCCAGATATAATTGTTTCTAAATTATTGGGTAGATCAATATTGTTTCAATTTAGTACTATTCACTGTGATATTATAGCTAGGGTAGAAAAGTCTGGTTTATTTATAGCTGCACCAAAGTCACATTTCAATTTGAATGGATTGGAAAAACAAGGAAAAGGATTTTTTAAAATCTTTAAAATAGAGCCAAAAGACCCGATTGTTTTTCGATATGTTAATGGTGGAATTCAAGTTATTACCAAATGGGGAAATGAAGCTAATGATCCGAATTTAATAATATTTTAAACAATTGAAAACATAATATTAATAATATGAAAATACTAAGAATCTCAATTAGTTTAAATAAGGCTGGATTTACAACGGATATAGTGGAATATGATGCTTCAGAAAAAAAGCTAATATATGTACTCACCAGATGTTCAGTTGATGGTGATACTGTAATTAGAAAAATACCCAAAGGTGAATTGACTGTTTTAAGATCACATATGCATCACACAACTAATTTCATAGAGTACAATACCTATGCATTTCCAGAAGATGTTGATACAACCAAAGATAGATTAACAAAAGCAATTGTGGAAGTAGCTAAAAATTTTGAACAAGATCTAAACCAGTTACTTAAACACATTAAATAAAAACCAATATAATGAAAAAATTTATCACTAACACTTTTATACCGTATTTTATTTTTTTTATTGTGTGTCTATTAATTGTTCATTTTGGTGTTGGTGAAGTACTTAATATAAAATCGGAAATTTTTGTTGCAACGATTATCGCAATGTTTTTAAACATACTCTTCGATATTTCTGAATCAATTGATAATATAAATAAAAAATTAACTAAATAAATCTATAAAATATGGCTTGGCAGTTCTACGCAATTATATTCGTTACGTTTTTGGGTATATCACATTTAGTTATTAATTTGGGTATTAATAAAATCAATCAACTAAAAACCTACTTTATTAAACATAAAATTCCGCTAATATTTGATGAAATATGGGTGAAAGATGACCTACTTAAAATTAAATATATTAATATCTCGGATCAAAAAATAGTCGGATTTAATATGATTATTGAAATAGAAAAAAAAGATGGCGAAAAGGAATTAATCGATTACTATGTTGATAAACTAGAATCACCAATAAAAATGTTTATTAATAAGACATTTACATTATACGTTCCTATAAGTGAAAATGAAAAAATAATAAACACTTATACTACTAAGGTACTGTTTTTAGATGGTAGTTTTTGGAAACTTAAAAAAATAAAATAATATGAAAGAAAATAACGAAATTGAAATTGTTAAGGCTTTGGGTGAAACAATTGGCTATGGACATATGATGGTATTGGCATCTGCATTGTGGAGAGAGAGTTTAAAAGAGAAAAACTACCCAACATCTGGTGCATTTATTGGTGTCTGTATGTCTTCGGTGTATAAAAAATATCGAAATGAAATTGAAAATGAAAATAAATTTTACGATAAATATATAACAAAATAAACTTATATGGAATTAAATGAGTTTGGTAGTAAAATCAAGGGTCTTATGGGCTTAAAAGAAAATAAACAAGTAAATGGTTTTGGTTGTGTGATGTTGTATGTCTACTTTCCAGAATTTAAAGAGTTACAATCTAAAATTGATGAGAAGGATTTATATAATGATGATACAAAGTCATATGGTTTTGAAAAATCGGAACATATTACCCTTTTATATGGTCTCCACGAAGAAGTTAAAGATCAACAAGTTAAAGATATTATGAGTAAATTTGATTTTGAAGATGTAGAAATTAAAAATGTTTCTTTATTTAAAAATGAAACATTCGAAGTACTAAAATTTGAAGTTTATAAAGAAAAGTATTTATCTAAATGTAATAAGGAACTTTCAAAATTACCTAATACAAACGAATATAAAATATTTAATCCTCATTTAACACTGGCGTATTTAAAATTAGGTGAAGGTGATAAATATATTGAAATGTTTAAAGACCTGAAATATGAATTACAACCAACAAAAATAGTATATTCAAAAATAGATGGTTCGGAATTAAAAATAAAAATTGATTAATCATGACAAATAAAGAATTTTACACCCATACTGGTTTTAACTTTGATGATGTAATTGAAATGTTGAAAAGTGACTCAGTATATACTGTTTTACGTTATGGTTATAAAAACCCATCAGATAGTGGTGCTGATGAATGTGATGATTGTAAAAACATTTCACTATATGGTATTTCTCAATTATTACGTTCTATGTGAACTAAACCACCACCAAGCCGACAGGCTGAAGGAAGGGTATGTTTTGCTTGGATATTAAAAAATACTAATATATTATGTGGTTAATTTGTATAATTATTGCTTTTTATTTTTACTTGGAAAATGAAGAGCCTAACATATATTAAATATTTAATATATGTTAAAGAAATTGTTAATCACATATATTAATCGTACATTTGTATCGAATTTTAAAACAGTTATAAATAAAATTAAACAAGTCCAATTACGAATAAAGTAGTGTTGGAAAGAAAAAAAACAAAAAATTAAAAAAAATGAAAGAACTAACTAATTTAATGCAAGCACAATTTGATAAGATGTGCGCTACTGGTAAACTTTTTAGGAGTGAAGTTACTGGTCAAAAAGTTTGGGATGTATATCTTCAAGCTTTTAATCCAGAAGATAATCCTATTTTTCGAGATCCAAATTCAACAGTTCATAACTGTAATTTCTGTAAAAATTTTGTTCGTAGGTATGGTAATATTGTTGCTATTGGTGATGATAATGAAATTATGTCTATTTGGGGTGTTGATGCACCTGAAGAGTATAAAAATTCAGCAAACACATTAAATAATTTAATAGCAAATTCTAAAATAGTTGAGGTATTCTTTGAAACATATAATGAATTAAACTCATTACCTTATGAAAAGAATTGTACTAAAACACAAGCTACATTTAAATTAGGTGTTGAAAAAAATACAAAAAGGTATACGAAAGAGGAGGCTGAAATGTTCGGTGTTGTAAAGCCAAATGAAGAAATAACTTTCGACCATTTCAATTTATCTATATCAAAACAATTCGTTGATCAAACTGGTTCTTCAGTTGAAAGTATAATTGGTAATTATAGAGATTCAAAAAATGTTTTTCAACGTGGGATGGAAGAAATTTCATTAGATACATTGATACTTGTAAAAGATTTAATCAATCAGGAGTCACTACTTGATGGTAAAACTCATTTATTTAAGGTTGAAAAAATGATCACGTTTAAAACAGAATATGAGTCTAAATCTCAAAAAGAGAAAGATAATTATTGCTGGGTGGCTTCATATAATAATCAGCTTGCTAAGTTCCGTAACGAACTGATTGGTGTACTTTGTAGTGAATTGTCTGAGGGTAAGGAACTTAACGAAGCTTGTAAATCTTGGAATAAACGTGTTGATCCAATTAATTATATGAAAACAACTACCCCTATTACCAAGAAACAAATTGAGGAGGCAAAATTATTTGTAGAGGAAAATGGATTTGTCGAATCTTTTGATAGAAGGTTTGCTACCATTGATGATATAAAGGCATCCGAAATACTTCACGTTAATATGGGGGATGGATCTATTAAAAATGTTTCAATATTCGATAATGTAAAATCTACTTCGACAAGACACAAGAGGAGTGAATTCGATGGTATTGATGAAGTTACAATTGATAAGTTTATGTCTGATATTCTACCTAATTGTACCTCTGTGGAAGCCTTTTTGTTAAGTAAACATGAGGGTAATTTGGTTTCACTTACCACTTCAAACAAGTCTGAAAGTAAGCCTATTTTTAAATGGAATAATAACTACTCTTGGACTTTTAATGGTAATTTAGCAGGTAAATCTCAAATCAAAGAAGCTGTTAAAGGACGTGGTGGAAATGTGATTGGTGATGTTAGAATAAGTTTGGCATTCCCTCTAACTACTGATGACTACGATCTTCACGTACAAGATACTGATGGAAACCATATTTATTATTCAAATGTAAGACAAAAACACAACTCTTCTGGAATGCTAGATTTAGATGCTCAAGGTGTAGACGGTGCTCAAACCCCAGAAAAAAGAGTAGAAAACATAATATTTACAGATAAATCAAAAATAAAAAATGGAAATATAAAAATTTGGGTTGAAAATTACTCACAAAGAGGATTAAGAGTTCCATTTGATATTGAAATTGAAATTGAGGGTGATATTACAACATTAACATATGATAGGAATCATTCAGGTAATAAAGCTGAGGTCGGTAATATTGTAGTTAAAAATGGTATGTTTGAATTACATCCTGATGCTTATATGACTTTAAAGGAAAGTACAAATTTATCAAAAGAAGTTTATGGGTTGGAAACAAATAATTTTCATAAGGTTAACTTAGTATGCCTTTCACCTAACCATTGGGGTGATAATAATGTTGGTAATAAGCACTATTTATTTATGTTAGATGGTTGTAAATGTCCAACAGATATTAGAAGTTTTCATAATGAAAACCTATTACCTGAATTGGCTGAACATAGAAAAGTATTGGAGGTACTTGGTGCGACTAATATGATTAAGCCAACAGATAAACAGCTATCAGGTCTTGGATTTAATGCCACTGTAAGGGATGAGATAGTAGTTAGACTACAAGGTTCATTTAAAAGAGTTATCAAAATTAAATTTTAAAAATTATTAACTAACAAAATTAAAACAATTAATTATTATGGAAATGTACAAAGAAGCTGCAAAGCTGGGATTACGAATTGTTACTGTTAAAGGCCCTTTGTCGGTAGAACAGTTGTTTGGAACAGATAAGGAAACTCTTATTTTAGCGGAAGAGAGTTTAACTGATCAAGTTGAAAAGCTTGGTAAGGTATCAAGAAGGTCTACTGGAGTTAGAGGTAAGAATGTTGAGCTTTTAAAATTGAAATTATCAATCGTTTCAGATGTGTTAGATACTATTGAAACGGAAGAAGAAACTGCAAGAACTGAAGCTGCCAAAAGGCTTAACAATAAGAAAATTATCGAGCTTATAGCTGCTAAAAAAGAACTTCAACTTGGAGAGAAGTCTATCGAAGAACTTGAATCGATGCTTCAATAGTGAAAAAATACTTATTTTACCCTGAAAAGTTAAACTAAAATAATTAACAATTTAAAAACTAATCTTAGTTGTTTCTGATATGTTTTTAATACAAAAATTCGGGGTGAAATAAGTTGTAAAATAAATTGGTTGTATTGTTTGTAATTCAAATCATATTTTACACAACTTTTACTGTTTTTTTTACACAACCAATAAGAATTGCCAGTTTGTGAAAATCGGTAATTCTTTTTTTAATCTATTATATAATAATTAGCTATTTAAAAAACAAATATGAAAGCAGAAGAATTAATTAAAGAGGATCTTATTTCGGTGGATAAATTATCATCTTATCTTTTACCAAAATATGATAATGGGATGATTGAAGATGTTATAACAATCGTTTTGTTTAGGGATAATCTACGTTATGAAAATAGAAAAACACTTATTAAAGAGCTATCTTTAAAACATTTCTCTTTTGATAATAACCCAAGTATATCACCTCTTAGAAAACCAATGAAAGCCGAATTGGTTATTTTTGTTGATAAAGATGGCAAAACAAAAATATTAAAAAGTCGTTGGGGAAACCTTGGTATTGTCAAATAAAAAATTAATAAACTAAATCTTTTTTATTTTTCTACACTATTTATATTAAAAATATTTATAATGCTAATGGAAAATAAAACATTAATAAGTCTAAATGAGAGCCAACTTACTAATTTGGTTAAAAAAATTATAACAGAGTCTTTTGGTGAGTCTAAAACACAGGCTGCTATTAATTATATTGAATATATGCGAAGGTCGCTTACACGTATTTACGGTAGGTCTAATAGGGATTTAGTAAATCGTAATTTGGATAAATATATTAAGTTGATTGAGAAAAATAACTTACAAGATACTATTGATATATTCGGAGATAAATATAAAAATTTTGACCCCAAAGAACTCGAAAAAAATAATGTACCTAAAGAAAGTTTACCGATAATAAATCGGCCAGATGATTGGAAACAGAAAGCGCAATCTGATTTTGATAAATACTATTCTGGTATAAAAAGGTCGAGTAACAAGTTAGCTAATGAACCATATTTTGAATCAAAATTAATTGAGTCAAATATAAATTATTTATTGATGGAATATATTAAAAAGGTAATCTGAAATAAAACATTTAATGTTAAAATACCCTAAGAAACTTGTTTTTTAGGGATTTTTTTTGTACATTTGTTTTGAAATAAAAAAATATGTAAAATGGATAAACGGATTACGGCTTTAAAAACCCAAATTATAAAAGAGAATATGGGTCGTTTACTTTCTTTAAATAAAGATGGTATTGTGGATATTGATATTAACGAAAAACTTTGTATTGAGACAACCTTGGACTATGGTTTTTTCATAACAAAATTAATTTGTGAAGAAAGTACTATTTCGGTTATATCAAACCATTTTAAAGATGGTGAAAAGTGTGATACTGATATTCGTTTATTTGATTTAGAAAGCATTGACTATTTTATCACAAATATATTAGAACGTTTAATTAACAATCAAAAATAACGTATGGTAAAAACTAAAAAAGAATTTATCATGAAGGTTCAATCTATGAAAAGGCCATATATGTTTGAATTTGAAGAAGATTCTATGTTTAAAAATTTAAGTTTTATATGTAAGGATTTAGATAATAGTTTTAATAGATTTGAAACAAACACTATAAGATTTAATCCTGAAAATCAGATGCTGGAAGATTATAATATTAGGGTGGAAAAATATAAACAAAAAATAAATAAATGGTTTAATGAAGCAAAAAATCAATGAGAATAATTATTTTATGTATTCAATAATGCGAAAAATAAAACGTTTAACCCGTAAAATAAGGTTACTGATATATATTTGTGAAAGATGGTTAAGACCTACTTGTAGTAGATGTGGACATTATTCTTATGATGATGCCGATGGTACTATTAGTTGTCCACATTGCGGATATGTACGATACTACGAAACAAGATAATTTTAAATAGTAAATTCAAAAATAATATATATATATATATGAAAACAGCAATATTTATTAATAAACATAAACGAATACTAAAAAGATATAATGTAAATTTTGAGCCTGATTGTGATTACTACTCAATGGTGAATGGTTCATATTACTATGATATGAAAATAAGTGAAGAAATGACGGATGACTCATTTATAATCCATATAATGGGAATAGGTATTTGTGATGGATATATTGGTGGAGATCCAGAAGGATATTTAAAATTACTATCAAAATCACTTAGAGAATATAGAAAAGACCCAATAAAATTTAAAATTGATAGTTTATGATAATAGAAGTTAAAATGTTTACAGTACAGTGTGATAATTGTAAAAAGTTTAGTGGACAAGATTCAGATTATTCGTGTTGGAATGACGAATCGACGGCCTGGGATGATGCATCTGAAAGTGGTTGGATAGAAGATGAAGGAAAGCATTATTGCCCTAATTGTTATACCATTGATAGTATTGATAATATAATAATTAAACCAATAAAAATTAAATAAATGAAAAAATTAAAAGAATCTTACGAGAAAATTGTTAATAAATATCTTCAACTTTTTTGTGAAAAACACGAATTTAACATTCAAGATGGTTATTGGGTTGGTAAAGAAATTGGGGATATTATAATGATTGGTGATTATTATTTTAATTTTGATGATATACGACTTGATATTGATGAAAATGTTGAAGAGAAGATAATTTTTGATTGGTATGAATTTTCGGTTGAAAAAGAGAGTGATGTTAGTTATCGTTCTTGGGTTAAAGGTTATAGGCCATTAAAATGCTGGATTTCAAATTGTTTCTTTGATGAGTATTCCGAAAGAGAATTGGATGTTAAAAAATTGGGATTTGAACCTAAGTCGCTCGAACATTTAGGATTATCGACTGGGGTTGATTCAAAATACGAATTACTACAATCCTTAGAAGCATTATCAAAATGTCAGAAATTGATGTTACCAATAGAGTGGGAAAAATATCATACTTGCAGAATTGAACGTGATTTCTTTTTAGAAGGAACGGTCAGTGATATGAATAATTATGAAAATGAAAATATAATTTATGTATAATTTAATTAATTAGCTTGCATATTTATGAAAGATGCTGAAAATTATCCAGATTTATTAAAAGTTCCAGATTATGTTATTATTAAAGAATTGAGAATTGAACTAGGAAAAGCCAATGCCTATATACTGGAATTAAAACACGATTTAAATAAATTAGAAGAAAAACACTCTAAAATTGAAGATGATGTTCGAAAAAATAATCATATTAAAGGTTTGGAAAACAAAAATAACAAATTAAAAGAGAGAAATCAAATACTTACGTATGAAAACACAAGTTTAAAATTAAGAATTAACCATATACACTCACAAAATAGATAATATGAAAAAACTTTGCAAATTCTCGGACATAGGTCAATTTAGGGAAATTTATTCAACAATTAAACATAGAACGCAATACATTGGTAAGGATGAAAATGGGGACTGTATGTATGATACAACAATTCCTCTTCCAATTATCAAAGTTTCAGGTACAATAAAAATTGATGGAACAAACGGAGGGATTTCAATGAATAAAAATGGTGAAATCTGGGCTCAATCAAAAGACAATATATTGACTTTAAAGAATGATAATTATAATTTTGCTTTCACGTTAGAATCAAAAAAAGATGTTTTTAAAGATCTACTAAATAAAATTGATTTCAAAGGATATGATTACATAACTATTTTTGGTGAATTTGCAGGAAAAGGGATACAGGCTGGAATGGCCGTATGTCAGCTTCCAAGAATATTTGTTATATATGACATTAAGCGATCATATGAAGATAATTCAAAAGGTGATAATAAATATGCGCCAATAGATCAAATTAAACTATTGCGTTCACCTGAAAATGATATTTATAACATATATGACTTCCCAACGTTTGAAGTTGAAATTGATTTTAACGAGCCTCAGGCAGCTTTAGATAAACTAACTGAAATAACTACCCAAGTTGGTATTAAATGCCCATTTGGTGACGCTATGGGTGTTGAAGGTAGGGGAGAAGGCATAGTTTACACTTTCTTTACTGAAACTGGTGAAAAACTTAGGTTTAAAGTAAAAGCCGAAAAAAGTAAAATTTCAAAAACGAAGGAATTGGTTGCAATCGATATAGATAGAATGAATTCAATTAATGAATTTATTGAGTATGCTGTTACTGAAAATAGATTAAACCAAGGGCTTGAAAAAATATACGGTAACGGAGTTTTGTTTATTGAGAAGATGGGTGATTTCTTGAGATGGTTAGCTAATGATATTATTAAAGAAGAAACAGATGTTTTGATTGGGAATAATTTGGAACCAAAAGCCGTTACAGGTGGTATATCAAAAAAAGGTAGAGATTGGTTGTTGGCTAAAATAAATAATTTCGAATAGAAGTTAATTAATTTGGGTTATTGCGGTTTAAATATTACCTTTGTGGCTAATTATTAAAAAAACAAAATATATAATGAAAAAAGAATTAAAGCAATTTAAAATATTAAGCGAGTACGATTATAATCTAAAAAACACACAAAAAAGGTTATTTGAATCATTTGTAACCATATCGGAAATAAATCGATATTCACATAGATTATCTGAATCGTTGTCTATGGAGTTGGATGCTACAAATTTAACCGAATCTGGTGATCAACAAAATGTCTTGGATTTAATCGGTAGTAACCAATATGATGTTAATAATAATATTGAATTTAAGAATTCATTAAAATATGGTAATCGTGGTGAATTTTTAAGTGATTACACCGAAGATGAATATGGACAAATGAAAACATATAAACTGAAAGGTTATAATATTGGGTTTGCTATTAAGTTGGATGGTGACATAGTTTCACTTCATAATAATAGTGGTATTGGTGGGTTAGGTGGAGCTTTAGTTAAATCAGCTGTATCATTAGGTGGCACTAAAATGGATCATTTTGATGGATTTTTAACAGGATTATATTCAAAAAATGGGTTTAATGTTGTTAATTCAGATCAATGGAACGATGATTATTCCCCATCTGATTGGAAATACGTACCTGTAGACATATTTAACCCTGATAGCTCGATTTACGCAAATACATTGAAGAAATTCCCAAGTGAAAATGAAATTACTCCAGAATTAAAACAGGAAATTAACTTATATGGTTCTGGAATGCCAGATGTTGTGTATCGCTCACTATAATATAAAAATTTAAATTTATAATGTTTCAAAGCCTATTATTACACATCCCCCATTCAAGTACTTACATTCCAGATTCTTTTGGAAATATTAATGACTACACATTAATGGGAAATGTTGTTATTCAAACAGATTTATTAGTTGATGACTTATTTTACCACCCAGTAACTACAAATGTTAAAACATTAAAATTTATTTATAGTCGGTTTTATTGTGATGTGGAAAGATATTGGGATGACAAAAAAGAACCAATGTCACTAATTGGACAGGGTGTATATTATAAACAATATTCTGATGGTTCATTAATTAATAGAACCGACTCAAAGGATGATATTAAATTAGTTTACAATGAGCATCACTCAAAATTAAACTATATTTCCCAAAAACTTATTGCGGAAAATGGTTCTTGTTTAATCATTGATTGTCATTCTTTTACACCAACGAATGAAAATGAGCCAGATATATGTATTGGGGTTAATTATGATAAAAATGACCCAGGTCCTGAAACATTATGGTCTATTATAAATCATTTTATTGATAATGGGTATAAATTTAAGATAAATTATCCGTTTTCAGGATCAATATATCCATCAAAATATTTAAATAAAAACTTAAAATCTATTATGATTGAAGTAAATAAAAATATTTATTTGGGTAATGAGATTAAGTTTTCGAAATTAAAAAATACAATAAACGAATTATATCATAAATTGTTAAAATATTAATGAAAAATAAACTTTCAATTGTTGCAATTTCCGACCTTCACGGGTATCTACCTGAAATAACCGAAGAAGCTGATATAATGATCATCGGTGGGGATATTTCTCCTTTAAATATTCAACGTAATAAACCTAAAACGAAAATTTGGCTTGAAACAACGTTTCTCGAATGGGTCAATAATTTACCAGTTAAGAAAGTATTCCTTGTGGCTGGTAATCATGATTTTGCGTTAGAGGGTTTATCTGATACTGAAAAATATTTTTTTGAAAAATTATTTGGCGGAAAACTTAAATATTTAGAAAACGAAACATTTAACCACGTTGATGATAACGGTTGTTCTTGGGTGATTTTTGGAACGCCTTATTGTCACATATTTAGTTCTGGTTGGGTATTTATGATACCAGATGATAATATGTATTTCAAATTTCTGAAAATTCCAGATGAAGTTGATATAATTATTTCTCATGACCCGCCTTATGGTGTTGGTGAAGTTGATGTTATTTTGGAACAATATAATTTAAATGAACCAATCACGCATATTGGAAATAAACCTTTAGCAAAAAGATTGCAACAAATCAAATATAAATTTCTATGCTGTGGTCATATACATAGTGGTAGCCATATACCATATGAATTTAATGGTGGAAAATGTGTAAACGTTTCGATCAAAGATGAAGATTACCAACCAATCTATCATCCATTTTATTATACATTAGAAAAATGATAGAACTAATAATATTTATAGGACTTATCTTGGTGATCTCTTGGTATGGTGTTAAAGTATCAATAGGTGGTGCAAGTTTTGAAATATTTCCAATTAAACGATTTTTTACTAAATTAAATGTGATTAAAATACAAAAAAAAGTAAACAAACAAGCTATTAGCGATGTACAAATGGGTGATTTCGGTAGATGGCTTGAAAAAAATTATGTTGGAGAATTTAATATTTATAACACAACAATCACACCACCGAAAAAATTAGAAATATCAGATTTAATCGAAATATATAAAAAAGAAGTATTAAACTATAATGATACTTGCCCATTTTGTAATTCAAAACACCTTCACTCATTTGTATTAAAACACACGAAATGTAAATCCTGTGACCAAATGTGGACTGATTAAATTATATGATATTTGTTAAAATATTTTGATATATCAATTAAATTATTTACTTTTGTCACATAAAATAAATTATAAAAAAATAAATATTATGAGCGTAAGGACGACAGCAGATGATGCATTGGAAAATGCAAGAGAACACATATTAGATGCCTATAAGTCATTATTGGTGGTTATTAATCCAGATACTTGGGGTTCTGATTGCTATTCCGTAGAATTTAATAAAAAAATTATGGATGCTATGAACCAATTAAATGAATTAAGAAAATTATAATAATGAAAAATAATAATAATATTAAAACTGGAATAATCGATATTGATAATATATTATCAAATGGGATTAATCCAACTGAATTAGAATTAATTATTGGCCCACCAACAGTTGGTATGAAACATATGTCAGTATATATGGAAAGAGCTAAAAGATTAATGAAGGAAGCTGGTATTGGCGTTATTGAAACTAATACAGACCCAATTATAACTATCTGTAATGAATAACGACACTATTAAAATATGTTTCATAGGGGACATCCACGGAAAATCTGTTTGGAAAAAATTCATAAAAGATCCAACCATTAACTTTTTCGTGTTCTCTGGTGACTATGTTGATAATGATATGGGTATGGTTATTTCTGATGAAGAAATGATTGAAAATTTTCAAGACATTATTGATTTCAAACGTAAAAATATGAATAGTGTTATTGTCCTAAAAGGGAACCACGATTTAAGTTACTGGTATTTAAACTATCCAATATTTAAATGTTCTCGTTTTAGGGAAAGTATTGCGATGGAACTAAACGACCTATATTCTTTCAATAAAGATTTATTCCAAAACGCTTGGCAATATAAAAATGTGGTTGCGACTCACGCTGGAATACAACATAATTGGTTTATAAACGAGTTTAAAGGTGATATCACACTAAACGTAGCTGATCAACTAAATAATCCGAAAGATGAAAATCAGTTAAATGCATTATATCAAGTTGGTAAAATTAGGGGTGGGTGGAAAGATGTTGGTGGTATATTTTGGGCTGATAAAAGTGAACTTAATAAATCATTAAAAGGAGTTATTCAGGTTGTTGGGCATAATAGAGTTAAAGATATTTCATATTATATAAATAAAAATTATGGTGAAATATATTTTATTGATTGCTTAGGCTATAAAGAAAACTGTCTAATATTAGAACTATAATAATAATAATGAAAAAGGAAAAATACCTTGAATATCGTAAAATATTTGAATCTAATTACCTGGGAATGATAAAATTAGGTAAACATGATTTGGGATTCGTTAATTTACATGATTTAAAAACTGGCATTTCAAGGTATAGTGAATTTGTATTTATTTATAGTTGTGATATAAATTGTAATTTTACAAATACAGTAAACTCAATTGATAGAAGAAAAAGGTTCATCACCAAATACGTTAACCATCCAGCAATAAAAATAAAAATTGATTTTGATAACATACATCTAATTGATCGTTGGCCAGAGCGTTTTAAACAAATAACAAAATATTATAAAAATAATAAAATAAATCATGGAATTAATTAAAAATTATTTAGAATCATTACAGAAAATATACGATCATGTTGGGTTTGTAGAAGATTGGGTGATTTATCCTTTAGATGATCAATTAAATAGGTATTGGGATGAGGATGGTGATAGTGTATATTATGCTGACACATATGAGGAGTTTGACTCTGAAGATGGTGGCTACTATGTTGATGAAATTTACAAGCAAAGATTTTACAACCAATGGGTTTATGTTGGTGATGATTTTACAATGATATTTTGTAACCCAGGGGTTGATGGTATGAAATACTTTAGACTATTTGATAATTCAAAAAGAATGAAAAAATAATAAAATAAATATATGAATAAAGAATTTGTCTCACTTGAAATTGCAAAGAAACTAAAAAGGCTTGGTTTTACTGAACCTTGTTTTGCTTGTTACGATAACTGCGGTATGCTATCAACGTATTCAGATATTTTTAACTCTAAAAACTATAATAGAACTGAAACTTTAATGTGTTCAGCTCCATTACATCAACAAGTGATTAATTGGTTATACAATGAGTATAAGTTAATTGTTGGTGTTGAAACTGTTTCATTAAATGAATGGAAAGGATTCGTATGTGTTTCAACAATGGCATTGGAAGATGTTGTTGAAATTAACGAAACTTATCCCGATGAAGATAGATATAAAGGAATGGAACAGGCTATTAATATCGCATTGGATATTGAAATTTTAGCATTATTTTAAAATGTGTTTATTTATTTGGTTTATTGAGTATTTATTAATAAATTTGTAACATTAAAAATAATAACAAATAAAACAAACCATGAAAAAAGAAACCTTAAGAGAAAACATAGCAAAACTTGTTAGAAGCGGAATTCAGGAAATAAAAGAAAAACAATTCATAACTGAAGACCTTATCACATTCGGTAGTGGAAGACCTAATTACGATCAGGTTGTTATCTTAGCTGGTGGTACGGGGGTTGGTAAAGGATTTGTATTAAATAATCTTGTTGGTATACAGGGGAAAGTTTTTGATGTAGACCAACTAAAATCTCTTGGTATAAGAAGTAAGTTGATTAAAGACAAGGTTTTAAGTTTAACAGGTAGAGATATTACTGAACTTGATTTACGTAATCCTTATGACGTTTCATTTCTACACGATGTATTCAAAGAACTACAAATTGCCGATAAGCAAGTTGAAAATTTATTAAATGCAATGGTTGGAAGAGAAAATAAACCTAATTTGATTTTTGATGTTACCCTCGCAAATTTAGCAAAATTAGAATATGTTTCAAATCAAGTTGTTGAATATGGTTATTCAATGGAAAATATTCATATTGTATGGATAATTAATGATATTGAGGTTGCAAGAGCTCAGAATAAAAATAGACCAAGGGTTGTATCGGAAGCTATGTTTACACAAATTCACGATCAAGTATTTCTTAGTTTAAAAAATATACTTACAGGTAGATTTCCAATCTTAGATTATATGAGCGGTGATTTTTATATTGTTTTTAACCAAAAGAATGTCGATACTGAAATGTCTTTTTCACCAATGGGCGGAAGATATGTAAATAAAACAAACTATATTAAAATCAAAGGAAAAAATAAACCAATGAAAACCATTGATGAAATAACCCAAGCTGTTATTGATAAAATAGTTCTTTATTCTGGAACAGACAACACACCGCTATAATATCATCATTATTAAAATAAAATATTAAAATTACTTAATAGACTTGCTTTTGTGAGTCTTTTTTATGTGTAAAAATAGTATATAATAATTGATGATGATTTAGAAGAAAAATAATTTTCTTACTATTTATAGTAAAAGAAAATTATGGATAATCTAATAGAACAAACGCATCAAATAAAAATATATGGAAGAAATATTAGCTATTATAAAAAAATTGGGTATAATTGTGTTTATGGCGAAATTATAACTGTAACCTCAAGTAATCTAAACCCTTCAACATCTGAAAGAGTTAAGTGTGTTTGCTCTGAATGTGGAAAAATTGTGGATGTACCTTTTAAACAATATATGAACTGTAAAAAGGGATTTGTATGTTCTAGTAAATGTAAAATGAGAAAAACAAATAGAAATTTAAAAGATGAATTTGGGGTTACTAATTTCTCTCAATTAAAAGAAATTAAAGAAAAAAAGAAACAATCAGCAATAAAAAAATATGGTGTTGATAATATTTCGCAATCTAAAGAAATTAAAGAACAGAAAAAACAATCTTCACTTAGGGTTTATGGTGTTGATAATATATCACAATCTGAGATTATTAAAAAACAGAAAATCACTACTTGTAAATTACACTACGGTGTCGAATATGCGCTCCAGTCTACTAAGATTAAGAATAAAATAATTAAGAAATTACAATTAAAATATGGAGACAATATTACTAATATTAGTCAAGTTGCGGAAATTATGGATAAAAAATTTTTAACTGGAATATGTGCAAAAAAATATACTCTTCCATCTGGAAGAATAGTAAGTTATCAAGGTTATGAACATTATGGGTTACAATATTTGTTAGCCAATGGATATGTAGAAGATGATATTGTGATAGGTAATAAAGAAATCGAAAATATAATAGGAAAAATTATGTTTTACGATTTAAAAGTAAATAAGAATAGAAGATACTTTCCAGACATTTATATTAAAAGTGAGAATAAAATATACGAAGTAAAATCAACTTACACAATAAAATTAAACGTTGATTTAATTAAAATGAAAGAAGATGCCGTTATCAGAGGTGGCTTTCCGCATGAATTTCTTATTTTTGATGCTAAAGGAAATAGAAAAGAGCATATTATTTAAATAAAGTTAATTGACTTGTTTTAACCAATAAATTAAAGTACATTTGTAATATAATTTAAATATGTAAAATTTATGAAGTACCTATTTCTTGATTTTGATGGTGTTTTAAACGTTATACCCGAAGGATTTGATGATTTTGGTTCGATATTTCATAAACATTTTGTGTCAAATCTTAAACGAATAATTGATGAGACTGATTGTAAGATCATAATTACATCTTCTTGGAGACAAAGTGGTTTAAAATTTATTCAAGATATGTGGGGATTTAGAAATTATCCAGGGGAAATACTTGATGTGACACCTACACTACGGTTACAAAAAGGTGGTTCTATTCAATTTTGGAATGATAAATTATCAAGGCACCCAACAGAATCAATTGGTGGATATTCAATACCAAGAGGGTGTGAAATAGAATATTGGCTCAATCACGAAAGTGAAAAATTTGGAGAAATTGAATCGTGGGCTTGTGTTGACGACGACACAGATTTTTTATTTAACCAAAAAGATAACTATGTTCAATGTAGCGAAAACCATGATCACATAGATAAAATAGATTACGGTTACGGTTTAACAGATATATGTACACAAAAGGTAATTGATATTCTAAATAATGTTAAAATAATTGCTTAAATCGATTATTTAAATTATCTTTGCATTATAAAATTAAATAATAACTTATTATGGAAAAAGAAGAAATTAAATGGGTATTTGAAGAGGCTAAAATAGTTATTGAAAATAGACCAAGAACATATATTGAATGGTATGAACCTCATAATGTATTGGTTGGTGAAATGGTTCATATGAGATATGAACGAAGAGATTTTGGTGGTGGACTTATTAGCTATGTTAACACATATAATAATATAGCTACAGTTGATGAAGGTAAATTTTTCGATGCTTTAGAAAATTTATATCAATTAAACAAATAAAAAGTAAAAATGTTATGGAACAAAAAGTATTTAAAACGGTTGAAGAAATAAAGAATTGGTGGTACACGAACGAAGGTTCTCATTATAGTTTTAGTGGTTTACTAACTTATGTAGAACGATCAATATGTGAATATCCTGTTAAGCCAAATAAACCTACTCTTTCACAAAAACATTCAGCTAATATGGCATCAGAATATGCTAAAGAACTATTAGTATATGAGAATGAATTACTTCAATCATATCAAAGTGAATTAAAAAAATAATTTATATTATGGAAAAAATAGATGAAGATAAAACAGATTATTTTGTAACAAGAACATCTTTGACGGATGTGATTGCAACTACCGAATATTTTGAAGCTGTCGAGAATGCTTTAGATACTAGGAATGAAGATTCCACATTTTTTGAAATTGATATTAACGGTGGGTTATATAAACATATTTGCCCTGTTTATATCGATGAAATGATTAAAATACTTACCACTATTAAAGAAGATGGTTGTAATTTCGCCCAAATAGTATATCATTCTGATCATTTGTGTTGTGAGCTTATTGGATTAGAAATTAGACGATCAACTCCTGATGAGATAGATATGCATATTAAATATGAAAAATCAGAAAAAGAGAAAGAAAAACAAATCATAGAATTAGAAAAACAAATCAGAGAAATCAAAAAGTCAATATAAATATATTGATATAGTATTAATTTAAAAAATAAAAAATATAGAATGAATAATTTATTTATAGTTTTCACGGTACTATGCGTACTAACAGTTTCGGTATTATACATACTTGGGTATTTTACTTTTTTAGTTAAAAAAATTTCCTTGACTAATTGGTTATTTATTGGTCTTGGTGTATTATTACTTTCAAATTTTATCTTATTAATAGGTAAAGCGAGTGAGGTGAATGAAAAATTAAATTTAGTCATAAAGGCACCTAAAGAATTTTTAACAACAATAAAAAAAGATTCGACTATTTCGGATGCTAAACTATACCAGTATCTTCTTAAAACAAGGGTTGGAAACCCTGAAATTATATTTTGTCAAGCTAAACATGAATCATCTTCTTACAGTTCACCTTTATATTTAAGAGCAAATAACTTGTTTGGTATGAAAATATCGAATTCAAGAGTTTGTGTTGGTGGTGCAGAAAGCGGTGAATTTCAGAAATATAGTAATTGGAAAGAATCGGTAACGGACTATATTATATATGGGTTTGAAAATAATTTAAATACACTTTCACAGGCTGAATATCTAAGATTTTTATCAACAGGTGTTTATGGTAGTGATCCACAATATACTAATAAAATCAGTAAAATGATCAAAGAAACAGATTTTAAAAAATTAGAAAACTAAAATATGGAAAGTAATTTTAAATATCATATATTCGAATATCCTTACGGTACAACCCGTTATAATCAAATATTAGAGGATAAATTAAATGAAATGGGAAATATGGGTTATAAGGTTATTTCAAGTCAATTGAAGCCTTTTAAAAATGTAACAAGTAATGCATATGAAATGATTGTAATATTTGAAAAATAAATAATTTTAATGAAATTAATAAAGAAGAAAATAAAATCTGATAGGGTTATAACTGACTCAATTATTGGTAAGTGGATAAAGTTAACCAAAATATATTTATATGAGCATTACTATGAAACGGATGAATTTTATATTGTTACATATAGAGTTTTACCAACTGCTGGTTTAGAATATATGATTGTTCGAAAAGATGATAATATCATAATAAAACAAGATATGCAAGATATGAAACTACCTAAAAAAATAATTTCATTATTAGAACAATTTTAGGGTTAATTGTTTTGCTTAAATCAATTAATTTACTTATCTTTGTATTATAAAATTATTAAACAGATAAAAACAATTTAAAAAATTAAAACATTATGGAGTTTGTATGTGAAGAAATCAGGAATTTGATTATTAACAAGTCATTAGAAAAATACAGTATTACCGTTAAGGACATTAAAAAGTTTAAAAATGCATCCGTCAACGGTGTTCATTGGCAAGAGAATTATACATTAACAGAAAATGAATATAAAAACTGGTTTCATTCATGTATTAACACTTTGGAAGAAAAATTTCCTGAAATGCATCCAGATATGGTTAAAACAAAATTCTTATATGAATATGCGTCTGTTTATGCTTTAAAAATTGAAGAATAGTGGGTCAGGAGAAATACTATCATAAATTTGATGAACTTACTGATATTTGTTTAATATGTGACATTTCAAAGCGAAAAATACCATATGTTGGAGACGGTATAACCGAAGAAATTACGGTAAATTTATTACTGAATATTCATTCGATAAAGTAGTGTATACTAAAGAATTTATTAATTGTAAACCAAAATAATAATATATGGAGCTGAACGATTTAATAGGTAAAAACTTCAAATATATCTCCAAATATGGTGATAAGAAGGAATGTGACTGGATTGGAACTGTTGAAAATTGTATAATAATCCAAGAATGTAGAGGTTCCAAATGGGAAATGTTTAAACCAGTTATTAAAATAAAATCAGTTGCTGGACCAGTATATGAATTAAATGAATTAATATTTTTTACATTTAAACCCAAAGTAGATACTCATTTGAGTACTGAAAATAAAAATAACTTATTAATAATAAAATAATAGATTATATAATATAATATGACAGAAGAAAAACTTAAAGAAATGCTCCAAAATAGATATCGCGATACAAAGTCGTATTGGAGTTTAGCACCTGTAGATTCAAAATATGCCGAAATGGTAATTGATGTTATGAAAGACGTTTATAATCAGGGCGTATCCGACGCGATAAATAATGCTAAATTAATAGATAAAAAAATAGAATACGATGGTGTTAGGGCTGGTGGTTATCATATCGAACGTGTTATAGATGAAGATTCAATTTTAAAACTATTAATGTCATGAAAAAATTAATACCACTTATTTTTGCTATTTTACTATTTTCCTCGTGTACAAAGGATTTATCAAAAGTTTATGACTATGAGGTTATTGATACAACTTATGTCGCAAAAAATGGTTATGGAACTATACTCGATTATATAGTTATTATTAAAATTGATACCACATATTATTCAGCTACTATAGATAATTATAGTAGATTAGTTGAAATAAATAAAAAACTTAAAATTAAAAATCTAAAATAAAATTATGAATTCACTATCTTATTTATTACGATCTCTTATGGGATTGGATGTTCCAGCTCAAAAAAAATGTAAAATTTGTAAAACTATTATACCATTAAATGGTGAACATTTAGATACATATAAATGCTCGGTTAAAACAATTGGTTTTGATGAAACAGGTGTACAAATTGAAACAAAAGAAGATGTTAATTATCGTATTGTGCAATGTCCTAACTGTTTAAATGAAATTAAATTATATTCACTTCAAAAATAATCTATGGAAAACTTCATTGAATTAACTAAATTCGTTGATCGTTTAAAAAAGATTGGTATTAATCTTAATTTATGTGCTAATTTTCCGTGGATTTATATTGATAAAATTAATAATAAAAAAGTTGTTGAAAAATTCCAAGCAAATCATGGTTTTACACTTGGTTATTATCCAATAAAACGTGATGGGGATTTTAAATTTAGTGATTTGAATGAAATATTTAAACTAATTAGAAAATACAAATAATATATGGAAAATTATAAGATAATCACTGACGAAGTTGCTTTGTGTAATTTTATAGATTGGTTGCCAGAGTTAGAAGATGGGGAGGGATACTATGTTACATTATTATGTCGTAATAAATATACCGATAAATTATTAAAAGATAAGGTTCAATTGAAGAGAATAACATCAAATAAAGAATTTTTATTTGATAAAATTAAACAAATGGAATGTGAACTTGGCACATATAAATACAAAGGTGAACCAATTCCTGTTGAATCAATGTGTTTATATATCACACCAAACCCAAGAAGTTACGAGAAAGCTGGTAAGAATTTAGCTAAAAAGTTAATAGATTTATGTTTTGATAAATATAGCGGATATAACCCACAAGCTGAAGCATTAACAGCTATCCAAAAAGCTTGTAGTAGAACTGTTTTTATGGATTTTGACTTTGATAATACAACTATTGAAGAAATGAAGTCAAGTATTGTTGAAGTAATTAACGAGAGTGCAATAACTTTTGTGCAAACTCACGGGGGATTTCACGTTCTTATTGAAGTATCAAAGATTGAAGATAAATATAAAAAGACTTATTATAATGGTATAACTAAATTACCTAATTGTGATGCCAGGGGTGACGGATTACTGCCCATATGTGGCTGTTTTCAAGGAGGAGTAACCCCACTATTAATTAAGGCTATTTAGAATAATTTATAAATAACAAGTTTTTGGAAATTAATTTAAATAAAAACGTGAATAAATTCCATTCCCGTATATTTATAAATAGAAATGAATATGAAAAATAAAAAAACAACAATTAATTTTACGATTGATCCAGATCTAAAATATGATTTTATTAAAATTAGTGATGAATTTGGTTTTAATAGATCTAAAATGATTTCTAATTTTATTAGAAAATGGTGTGAAGAAAATAAGAGTATTAACAATTTAAAGAATGACGAAAGATGAATTTATTAAAAAAGCAAAAGCAAAACATGGTGACAAATATGATTATTCACTGGTTGAATATGTAAAATCAAATATCAAAGTAATCATAATTTGTCCAGAACATGGCGAATTTTTACAATTACCAAATTCCCATTTGGTGGGTAATGGGTGTAACAAATGTGGAATAAAATTAAAAAGTGATAAACTTAGGCACAACAATGATATTTTTATCTCTAAAGCAATTGTGATACATGGAGATAAATATAATTATACTAAGATAGATTATAAAAATGCTCAAACTAAAGTATGTATCATTTGTCCTATACATGGTGAATTTTGGCAAACACCAAGTGATCATTTACAAGGTAGGGGATGTTCTATGTGTGGAAATGTTAATAGATCTTTAAGCAAAACTAATAATACTGAATACTTTATTAAAAAATCTAATAAAAAACATAATTTTAAATATGATTATTCCAAGACTAATTATGTAAATAGTGAGAGTGACGTATGTATAGTTTGCCCAGAACATGGGGAGTTTTATCAAAAAGCTAATTCACACATGATTGGTTATGGATGTTCTAAATGTGGCGGAAACTTTATGGATTTAGATACATTCATTGAAAAATCTAAAGAAAAACATAATAATAAATTCACATATGAAAATGTTGATTACATAAATTCAATAATTAAAGTAGATATAACATGCCCGATTCATGGCGAATTTTGGCAAACACCAAATAGTCATTTAGATGGTAAAGGATGCCCTAAGTGTTCAGGTAGTTATATGGATTATAATTATTTTATTGAAAAAACAAAACTAATTCATAGAGATAAATATGATTATTCAAAGGTAGAATATAAAGGAACCAATATAAAGGTTAAAATAATATGCCCTATTCACGGAGAATTTTGGCAAACACCTCATAATCATTTAAAAGGTCAGGGATGTCCTAAATGTAATGAAAGTAAAGGTGAAAAAATTGTAAATCAAACATTAACAAATTTTAAACTTAAATTTATTCGGGAACATAAATTTGATGATTGTAGATATAAATATTCTCTCCCATTTGATTTTTATATTCCTAAATATAATACTTGTATTGAATACGATGGGGAACAACATTATAAACAAGTAGATAGATTTGGTGGAATAGAAGGTTTTGAATCAATTCAAAGAAATGATAAAATAAAAACCCAATATTGCCTTGATAATAATATTAAGTTAATTAGAATTCCTTATACGGAATTTAATAATATAGAAGAAATATTAAATAAAGAAATTTATGATTGAAAATTTAATTTTTGAAGCTATTGTTGGTAGCGTTGCTTATGGTACAAATATTGAAACCAGTGATTTAGATAAAAAGGGTATTTTTTTATGCCCTATTGATAATTTATTATCATTTGGCTATACCGAGCAAATTAATGTAACTAAAGATGAAACGTACTATGAGGTTCGTCGATTTTTAGAATTATGTTCTGTCGGAAATCCGACCTGTTTAGAATTGCTATTTTCTGATGATGAATATATTTTACATACATCACCTCAATTTGAACTAATACGTGAAAATAGGGATGTGTTTGTAACAAAAAAATGCGCAAATGCCTTTACTTCATATGGTTACAGTCAGATTTCAAAGGCAAATTCGTTGGGTAAAAAATTAAATTACAATGAAAATGATTATAAATTAAAGACACCTTTAGATTTTATATATTTTTATAATAATGGTAAAACATATTCTTTTAAAGAATATTTGAACGACAATGGGCTATTACAAGAAAAATGTGGCTTAGTTCGATTGGATCATATGAAAGATTGTTATGCCGTTTATTATGATTACAATAATGATGGTTATAGAGGAATAATTGGTGAAAATAGTAATGAGGTTAGATTGTCATCTATTAAAAAAGGAGAAACGCCATTTGTGATGATATATTATAATGTTGAAGCATATTCAAAGTTCATGAAGGAGTGGAAGGAGTATAATGAATGGTTAAAAAATAGGAACACCCAAAGATATGTTGATGTTAAAAAGCACGGACAAACTCTAAGTGGTTCATTTATAGATGGTAAGAACCTATTGCATTGTCGGAGGCTCATCGATGTGGGGGTTTCGATTGCCACTACAGGCACTTTTACCGTTAAACGCCCAAATGCCGACTATTTACTTTCAATCAAACGTGGTGAAGTTCCTTTAGATAAAATAATTGAAGATGCAGAACGCGATATCGCTGGTTTACAGGAATTGTATGATAAATCAAATTTACCAGAAAAAGTTGATCCACTATTTGTAAAAGAATTATTACTTAAGATTAGGAAAATGCCAATTGATGATATTAATATAATATCAACCAAAAGCCTTCCATTTGATTCTAATAAAATAATTGATGAAATATTAAATGAAGAAATTAAACAATGAGTAGAAAAGATTTCACCTCTTTAACAATAGAAAACCACCCCGCATGTCCAAAATGCGGAAGTGATAAAACGAGTATTGTAATTGTAAAAATAACTGATTATATACATAGAAATCAAGGATATCCTCGTTGTAATGATTGCCATTACGAAGGTTTAATGGACTATACTAAAATATATTGGGCATGTTCAGAATATAAAGGGAATATCGTATTTAATAAAGAAGATATCGAAAAAATTGTTAAGTGATTTCCATTAATAAGTAAATTACATTACTTTTGTACCAGAATTAAATAAAATTAATATAAACTATAAATTAAAAAAAGAAAAAGAATGGGAAAAATTATTGCAGCTATTGTATTGGGTATTTTGATTTTTGGTGGTGTTATTTATACCGCAATGTATTTTAATTATAACAACCAGGATGTATCAATTCGAAAAGAAGCTGAAGCACAACGTGGAAAAGTGGAAATTGTTTATGATAATATGTGGAAAGTTATTCACCAGACGAATGAGGTTAAAAACAGTTATTCATCTGATTTTAAAGAAACCGTTAAAGGTATTATGGAAGGCCGATATGCTAAAGGTGATGGTAGTTTGATGAAATTGGTTGTTGAGCAAAATCCAACGTTATCACCTCAAATGTATACTCGCGTTATGGATGCCATAAATATCGAACGTCAAGGGTTTGTGACACAGCAGACGCGTATGTTGGATATTATTCGTCAGCATGAAACGTTATTAAGTACTATACCAAGTAAATTCTTTATTACTAATAAGACACATATTCAGTATACTACCATTTCAAGCACTAGAACTAAAGAAGTAATGGTATCTGGTATTGATGATAACGTTGAATTATAATAACATCAATTTATGACAACCATAGCGTTTATTATACCTCTTATTTTCGCCATCTTCCTTCTTGTCTTTTTTAGACAGAAGGTTGTATGGTGGGAATATCTTATTATTGTACTTCCATCGATGTTTATTGCTGGGTGTTTATATTTCGGGATGATTTCATATACAACTTCAGATACAGAATATTATGGTAATTATGTGACTGGAATAAAATATTATGAACCTTGGGATGAATATATCCATAGAACTTGTACAAGAACAGTTGGTAGCGGTAAGAACCAAACAACTGAGTCTTATGATTGTTCCTATGTTGAAAATCATGGACCTGAATGGAAGCAAACATTGAATAATGGTTATGAGTATAGTATTTCAAATAAGGAATATAATCGTTTATTCTCACTTTGGAATACTGAAAATTCATTTATTGATATGCATCGAAATTACGATTCGCAAGATGGTGATTGTTATTCAAAATTATGGGACGGTAATATAAGTCACTCAAAAACTAGAACAATCGACCATAAATATGAGAATAAAATAAAAGGTTCCAAATCTATATTTGGATTTGAAAATATAACGCCAGATGAAGCGAAAATATTGGGATTATATGATTATCCAAGTTTATATAACCAAAGCAATGGTGGGTTTTTCAATAGCGATAACGACTCAAATCAAAGCCCGTTTTTGGGGTATAAACCATCAAAGGATGAATTAGTCCAATGGGGATTCATTAATGGTTATTATGGTCATAGAAATCAGTTTAGAACCTATAATCTGGTATTTTATAATAAACCACTTTCGATAGTTCAAGATCAAAGGAGTTATTGGGAGGGTGGAAATAAAAACGAGTTGGTTACTTGCATTTGTTTGGATTCCACAAGTAAAAAAATTTTGTGGGTTGATGCATTTTCTTGGTGCGATAAACCAACATATGAGGTTAATTTAAAATCATATTTTAATGGTAAGGAAAAGTTAGATTTCATAGAATTTGCTAATTGGACAAAAGCAGCGATACCACAATACTGGAAAAGAAAAGAATTTAAAGACTTCAATTATATTGATATTCAATTAACAGGAACTCAATTTATGTGGACGTTAATAATAATATTCGTATTTAACCTTGGAATGTCCATATATGTTGTTTTGAACGACGAAGAAAATTAATAATAAAAATTTAAATTATGTACAACGATGAATCTTATGAAGAAATCATAAATACCTACACTTACGAAGAATTAAAAAAAGAGATAGAGGAAGAATACGATTATAGGGATAATGAGCCGCATTATGGGTGTCTACAACCAACATATAAAGAATATGTTTTATCAGTATCAAAACTAAAACCTGGTCAATCTGTTGAAATTAATGAAACAGCATGTGAATATACAATTATTTAATCAATTAGACATATGAAAAATAGAGATCGTTTAATTAACCAAAAAAGAGATTTAACAACTACCCATTATAATACTTTAACCAACGAATTTGGTGATAAATTGGAAGAACGTAATTATGGGTATTGGTCAGCTATGATAAAATTAACAGGAGAATATGAAGTGTTTAAATCTGAAAGATCTGCTATCATATTTACAAATAAAATATCTGGAAAAGCTAAAAATTGGATAAAAAGCTTTGAATAAACAATTAATTTGTCACGCTTATATATTAGATATATTATAAAAACTAAAAATAATGAATATTTCAGAAGAAAACCAAATTTGGTTAAATTGGATTAAAGAAAGTTCTAATTTACGTATTGTAATTGAAATAGGTCCTAAAAATAGATTAAAGGTTCGATTAATCATATTAGAGAATGGGATTCCAAGATTTATAACTAAAAAAGGTAATCACAATGATACCTTGGATTCTTCAATTACCGATGTTAAAAATCAATTTGCTATATATAACCTATCTAAAAAAATATTTCCAAAAACAACTTAGTTATAAAATTCATTATTCTCCAATAAATACCTAATTAACCGATGTTTAGACTCACAGATGTTTATAAAATCTGTTGCCTGAGCATCGGTTAAATTAAACCATTCCCCCATCAACCGTTTTAAATGATAATGATTATGTAGCATATTTTCTAACTTATATGGATAATCTGTTTCAAACTTTCTACACAAAATAAGTTCATTAGAATTCCCAGTTTGAAGCTCTAACTTTCTTTTGTTGACTGTTTTGGCTTTTGTTACTCCAATTTTATAATTGGAAGTGCCAGCCTCGTTTATTAGATAAATGAACCCCATATACTTAATATTATCGCTTTAAATGAATTTTTTTAAACAAAAAGTTAGCCTAAAACTTGTTTTATTAAATTATTATCAGTACATTTGTTGTGAAATTAAAATAAATCCCGATCCGAGGGGATAAAAAATTAATAATATGAAAACATTAGCAGAAGAATTAAAAGAAACCTCTTTAAATAGAGCAGTTGAATTGAAAAATGAAAGAGAGTTAATTGCTTTGGATAAGGAAAAACTAGAACAAGATAGAATTAACTTAATAATCCAAAAAACTTACAATCATTTTGAAAGTAATTGGCTTAAAGAAGCTAATAAAGCAGCCTTGGATGGTGAAACCTATTTTAGTGTTATATTAGATGAACGAGGTAGAAATGTATCAGAAAAAGATTATGATATGACATCAGATTGCCGTAATATAACAGGAGTATGCTTGGGAGACTTATATGATATAATAATGAATAAGAAAGGGAAAGATTATTTTGATACATTATGTAAGCAAATTGAATCACAAGGATTTAAAAATGTAGAAATAACTTGTAGAAGTTGGAATGGAACTACATTTTCATGTGAAAGTTATACAGCATATATCATACATTTAAGTGCTAAATTTTGAATAAAAAAAATAAATAAAATTGAAATATGGATTATTTAGACTCCCTCCTCTCACAATGTTTATTACTTGATTCGCTTTGTTTACAAAATACAGACACAAACAAAGTCTTTACTCCACAAAAATTAGCCGAATTAAATAATGCTGGTTTCATTATTGGTGGATCACTTGCTTTGAGGTTATATGGTTATGACATTAGAAGACCAATTATTGAGGTTGATCTAATTATATCAACTAATGATTTTGACAATGGTAAAATAATTAAATTTTTTGAAGATTTGAATGATTGTCCTAGTACATCACACCAAGGAGATTCAAAATATTGTTTTGAGGGCCTAAATGGTGAATTATATGACGTATTAACCTGGACTGGAAAAGTCGATTATACTACCATTATAATTGATGGAATATCACTTAAATTACAAGATGAAGAGGATATTTGGTTTAAGAAGAAAGAATATGCATACAAGGGATATACAAAACACGAATTTGATTTAGAAGCTAATAAAATAATCACAACCGAAGCTGAATTGAAATATTTTAATCAACATTTTCCAAAACCAACTGAAAACGAAATTAATGATTTACCATTTTAAATTAATCAAATTATGAAAAAAGTTAAACTTACACAGGAAATTGATATAGAATTTAAAAATATAGTCGTCCAATATGAAATATCGGATGTTGGGTCAATGATCCAGGAAATTAGTGGCACATTTGAGAACTACGATTGTGATTGTGAAATACTAAATAAAATTATCTCAATTATATTAAATTGTAACCCAACCAAGGAAGATTTATTTTCAATTGAAATTAATAAATTAAAAGAACTATTAAACATTTTAAATTAAAAACTAAAGTTATGACAATATTTGGAATTATTATTTTTATCTCAATCATATTGGGTGTTTTTATGTTAATATATAAAGAAATTACTGACGATAATTGGGATTTTGATGCTGGATTTTTAGCTTTTATTGGTACTTTTGGTATTACACTTGGTATTTTTCTTATTATTTCTTGCTTTTCATCTATCAATATTAAATATGAGAAATGCCCGAAATTTGGTGTGACTTATATAAATTCATTATCAGTTAATTCTTCAATTAGTGGTAATTTCTTTTTAGGCTCTGGGCGTATCGAAAACAAAGATTATTACTATTATATATCAAATTCAGAATTTGGTTATAAAATATCTAAACTTGAAAATGATGGTAACACATATGTTAAAGAAGATATTAAAATTAATAATAAACCATTCATTGAATTTACAAAATATAATGCCGTACACATAAATTGGTTTGCAAAAATAATCTTTAAAAACAAATTCTTTTCTAAAGATGGTGAAACAATAATTCACGTACCACTAAATACAATTATTAAAGAGTATAATGTTGATGTTAGTAAATTATAACACGATAATCGATAATAAACCGATTAACTACACAAAATAAACTAAAAAAATAAATAATATGAAAAAAATTAATGTATTAAATAATTTCTTTAATTCGAAATCAGATGCTTCAAATTTAGAAGCAAGTGAACAGGAAAAACTTGAAGTAGATTTTGAAATATGGTTTGATAATGAAATGAAAGATTTTGAATTTGCATCAAGATTTTTAATGCTTCATTTAGGTAATACAGAAAAATATAATCCAAATTGTGCTGCAATAGTATCAAATACAAGAGCATCTGTTATGCAAGGAATAGAAGCAACTGCATATATTGAAGATTACATTCCTGATTAATAATGGAACAATTTTTAATTATAACAGGAATGATTTTTTGGACGTTTGTTATCATACCATTCTTACTGGGTATTTTATATTTTATTTGGAATTATATCATACCAACTGATTTCCAAATATGGGTTAGGAATATTTTGTTTATTCCACAAGCGTTTTATGTGAAAAACCCCGATAAAGTGTTGGAATTATTAATGGATTTACTTAAAAATAGACCAAAAGTAAATAAATCATATTCCTATAAAATAATTATAAAAATTTTGAAATGGAGAATAAAGAAAAATATAAAGAAATAGAGGGAGATTTATTTAAAGAAATATTTAGTGAACAGTATGATGTTACACTTCAAGGAGTTAACGCTTTTTGTACCCAGGGGGCTGGAATAGTAATACCATTCAAGAAGTATTTTGGTACAGATACGTTTCCAATGGAATTAACTGGTAAAGGTGATATTAATAAGCTTGGTCAAATTGATTGGCAATTATTCACTATTGTTGATGGCGAACCTAATACTTGGCTACCAGATAGTACTAAAGGACGTGATTTATATGTCGTTAATTGCTATTCGCAATTTCACTATGGTAAAAATCATTTAGATTGGACTGATAGACCTGCAGACTATGAAGCATTAACTTTATGTCTTAGAAAAATTAATTATAAATTTAAAGGATTGAAAGTTGTAATGCCTTTAATTTGTGGTGGCCTTGCTGGTGGTGATATAAATATCATTCGTCAAATTATAGAGATAGAATTAAAAGATTGTTATGTAACACTTGTCTTATATAAAAAATAAATTAATGATTAATAAAGTTTTAAGAAACATTGAAGTCCCAACGGGAAACATTTGTATTATGCAAGGTGAAAAAGGCTTGTTAGAGTTTTTAACTGTTGGTGATTATGGTAAAAACGCTAATATAAAAGCTGATTTTCTTGGTATTTCAAGAGAATTGAATGGTGTTCCAAATGGTGAAATAATGCCGTTAACAGAAAAATTTGTTATAACCATAAGCACCCAATATGGTTGCTCTATGAATTGCAAGTTTTGTGATGTTCCAAAGGTTGGGCCTGGATTAAATGCTACCTATCATGATATGCTGGATCAAATATTATCTGCTTTAGCTTTACACCCAGAGATTAAATCAACTAAACGATTAAATTTACATCTGGCTCGTATGGGAGAGCCGACGTGGAATGGTAACGTACTGGATCTTGCAACTTGTTTACATAGAAATATCTATGATTTTTGGGAAGGTTCTGGTGCAATTCACCCAGTAATATCAACAATGCTTCCAAAAGCGAATAAAAATTTGATTAAATTTTTATTGATTTGGTGTAATGATATTAAAAATAAATTATATAATGGGGATGCTGGGTTACAATTTTCAATAAACTCAACCGATAACGAACAAAGGAATGATATGTTCTCTAATAATAGTCTGTCATTAGAAGAAATATCTGAAATAGGTAAAATGTTACCAGAACCAGTTGGAAGAAAATATGCTTTGAATTTTGCATTGGCCGATGAATATACGTTGGATGCTGATGTATTACTTAAATTGTTTGATCCTAATAAATTCATATGCAAACTAACACCATTACATAAAACAAACAGTTGTATTGAAAACAATATTGAAACAACAGGTGGATATGATGCATTTACACCCTATAAACAAAAAGAAACTGAGTTAAAACGTGTTGGTTTTGATGTTATTGTATTTGTACCAAGCTATGATGAAGATAATGGATTAATCACCTGTGGAAATGCTATTTTAAGTGGAAATTTACCAAAAACTGAATATAAAGAAATAATTTAAGATGAAAAAATATGAATTAAGTCCTTATGGGACACCAGAAATATGTCCAAACGTGGATGGTAAATTTATTGGTAGTGCGGGTTATACTGCTGGTTGTGAACACTGCTCCGATTATAAAACAGATGATTATCATGATAGGATAGATGTTATTCGCTTTACTTGTAATTTCAAAAAAACATTTTAAAAACAGAATAGTTATGGAAATAGATTTAAATGATGTTGATAAAATGATGTTTATTTTTAATGACGAGAAAAAAATTAAAATAAAGCCACATAAGTATATGTCAAAAGAATATCTGAAGGTTGGTGGTGAGTTTTATTATTTTGACTGTGAATTTGAATGCGTTCGTTTATTAAAAATAACATATATTAGAAGTGGGATGTGTTTTTATTCAATTGAAGATGAAAAACATTTAAAAGAATATTGGTTTCCAGTCGATTGTTTTTTTGCTATTACGTTGGAAGCTAAAAAATATATAACAAATATAAACACAGATTACTATGAGGTTGTAACACATTTAGGTAAATCTGAAATAATATATATCAAAGATGATGAAGAAAAATCATGGATTAAGCCATGTTTAGTTTAAAAAAATAATAATTTAAAATAAATAAAATAATGGTATTAGATTTAACGAACGGGATCTGCGAGAATTTGCAGTATAAGGCTTGGAAATTTCCAGGAGGTGAAATTCATTTTCAATTAAAAATTAGAATTATTGAAGATATAACAATAAAAGCGAATTTAAAATCTTCAGATGATATTATGTTTCTATTATTGGTTGTTGATACAATTAAAAAAGATAATAATCGTGTTAAAATAAATTTGTTTATTCCATATATGGCATATCAACAAGCGGATAGAAATTTTGGTGTTGGCGAATGTTTCAGCCTGAAAACTGTTTGTAACTTAATTAATTCGATGGAATTAAATAAAGTGTATGTCTTCGATCCTCATTCGGAGGTTACTCCAGCATTATTAAATAATTGTGAGGTGATTGATAATTCGGAATTCGTTGAGAATGTTTTAGATTATATTTTAAACAAGAATGACATTGCTGAACAAGATATGATCATTCTCGCAACCGATGCTGGTTCTTACAAAAAAATATTTAAATTATGTAAGAAAATTAATTTTCAAGGACAAATTGAGTCGTGTTCAAAATCCAGAGATAATGGTGAAATTACAACAAAAGTTCCTGTATTTGATGAAAATAAAACTGTTTTGATTTTAGATGATATTGCTTTGGGTGGCCGAACATTTTTGAAAATAAAAACACAGATTAAAAACAAGTGTTATCTAGCAATTTCTCACGGAGTTTTAAATAACGGTGGTTTTAGTGATCCAGTTGAAGACTTATTAAAAGAATTTGAAATGATATTTACAACTGACAGCAGATGTAATATTGAAAATGAACGAGTAAAAATATTTAATTTAAAACTATGAAAGAAGCAATATTTATGCTTGGATTGCCAGGAAGTGGGAAAACTAAACTTATAGAATCCAAACTTTCAGTTGTTAACAGCTGTTCACTAGGTAAAATTTTTATTTTGCAAGAAAACCAATATGTATTGGTTTCAGCAGATGAAATTAGATTAAATCATCCAGACTATGACCCAGAACACCCAGAGTTAATTCATGAAGAATGTGTGAAATTGGCAAAAGAAAAGGTGTTTGAAGTTGCTGAAAGAGGATTCAATTTGGTTATGGATGGTGGTGGTATTAATAATAACTATACTGTTAATATCATTGCTGAATTAAAAAAGTTAGATTATCATATCAAGGTTGTTTTTATCAATACACCAGTTGAAGTATGTATTGAAAGAAACCAATATAGGTATGAATATGGTGAACGTTTTGTAAAAGCCGATGCTATCATTGATAAGGCATATAAACTACAAGTATCTGTTGTGAAATTAAAACTGTTAGCGGATGAGTTTGAACAGGTTGACTACTTCACTGACAGTCATATATTTGTGGATTTGGACGGAACCCTTGCTGAATATCAGAATTTACAAGCTGATACATATGGTAATATTGACTTCGTTCAATATTCGGTTTTCCTGAAAGGGAAACCAGTAAAAGAAGTTATTGAAAAAATTAAAAAACTATCTGATAGCGGTAAAGAAATTTATGTTGTCAGCGCTTCCCCAAATAGTATTGCTAATAACGAAAAAATGGAATGGCTTTATTGGAATGCAAATTTTATCAAAATGGAAAACATATACTTTGTTGGAAACCGTAAGTACAAACACGTATTTCTACAACAGCTAATTAAAAAACTTAAGTTAAATGTATGTGATTGTATGGTTGTTGATGATGACCACCAAGTGCTTGAAAAATATAAATCAATCGGCGTGAACTCAGTTCACCCAAGTAAATTATTATCTAATTATTAAATTAAAATTATAAAAAAACTAAAATAAAATGACAAAATTAATTCAAAATCCTCTTCTAATGGAAGATGGATACAAGACTTCTCATGTAAAAATGTACACCGAAGGTACCAGTTTAGTATATTCTAACTATACTACCAGAAATGTAGCCAGAATGCCAGATCAGGCAAAGAAAATAGTTGTATTCGGTATTCAATATACGATCCAATATATTAAAGACTTATATGACAACAATTTTTTTGGACAACCAAAAGAAAAAGTAATTGGTGAGGCTAAAGAATTTTTATCACAATATCTTAGTACTGATTTTGATGTTACACATTTTGAAAAATTATATGATTTAGGCTATTTACCAATCAGGGTTAAAGCTTTACCAGAAGGTACTATAATTGGAGAAAATATCCCAATGCTAACAATATGTAATACTCACCCTGATTTCTTTTGGCTAACTAATTTTCTTGAGACCTTAGTTTCTAGTTTAATTTGGAAAACTATACACTCTGCATCTATGGCTTATGCTTATAAACAAATTTTACTAAAAAATGCTGAAGAAACTGATAAAGAAAATTTATTTGGAGTAAACTTTCAAGCCCACGATTTCAGTTTTCGCGGAATGCAACATCCTGAAGCTGCAATTAGTTCAAGTATGGGATTTTTAACCTCATTTTGGGGAACTGATACTATTCCAGCATTACAATCGGTAGCTTATTATTATGGTGATAGGAATATTGGATTCAGTATACCAGCCTCTGAACATAGCTGTATGACATCCTATGGAAAAGAAAATGAGATAGATGGGTTTAAAAGGCTTATCAAAATATTCCCAACTGGATTATTATCTGTAGTATCAGACCAATATGATCTTTGGCAAGTTGTGACAAAATTTTTACCAGAATTAAAAGAATCAATTCTTGCTCGTGATGGTAAGTTAATTATCCGCCCTGATTCGGGGAATCCAGTGGATATTATCTGTGGAAACGCATACCAAGTAGATTTTAAATCATCTGATTTAGTTATTGATTCAGAAGCACATAAAGAAGTTTACACTTTAATGAATATTCATGAGAATAAAGATGGGGCTAAATTTATTGTTACATCTGATAAAGTGTATTTTGAACTTACACCAAAAGGATTTGGATATCTTGATTGTACATGGAACCAAATAGAACCAATATCTGAGAATAAAGGGTTAGTTGAATTACTTTGGGATATATTTGGAGGTAATATAAATGATCAAGGTTTTAAAGTTCTTTCAAAATTTATCGGGTGCGTTTACGGAGATGCCATTACACTGGACAGGGCAGAACAAATATGTAAGAGACTAAAAGAAAAAGGCTTTGCGACTACTAATATAACGCTTGGAACTGGATCATTTTCAATGGGTTACTGTACACGCGATAATCAAGGAGGGGCTGTAAAATCCACATTTATCGAAATCGAAAAAATAAATGATTTAACAAATGAGATTGAAACAATTGGAGTTAATATATTTAAAGATCCAGTTACAGACCGTGGGCTAAAAAAGTCAGCTAAAGGTTTACTTCAAGTTTATAAAGATTCTGATGGGTCATATAAGTTGAAAAATGAATGTACGTGGGAAGAGGAAGGACAAGGCGAATTAAAACTCATCTTTGAAAATGGAGAGTTTATCTCAAGGACAACTTTAACAGAAATTCGGGAAAAGATAAATAAAGCGTAACTATAAATAAAAATAATGGGAGAGTTTATCTTAACTGGTAAACTCTTTTTTTTATTAAAATAATTCAGGAAAATATGATATTTTATTAATATTTTATGTATTTATATTAAAATAATCGTACCAACAAAAACAAATATGGATAAACAATTAAAAAACACACACTTCGTGATCAGAACAAGTGTTGACTTTAAAGAGAAGTATAAAAACTTTTGTGATGATAATGGGTATACATTATCTAAGAGAATAATAAGTTTGATGAAAAACGATTTAAATGCCCAGAAGTAATAATATAGAAATTAGAAAAGCAACGTTTATTAAGAATGCAAATTTAAAATATGATAATAAATTTGACTATTCTTTGGTTAATTTTAAAACAGCTAAAATTCCAGTAGATATTATCTGTCCAGATCATGGAATTTTTACCCAAACGCCAACTCATCATTTAAGATATATCTTTGGATGCCCAAAATGTGCTATTGATGATAAAAATAAAAAATCAAGAATTATTGAAAAAGATATTTTTATTAATAATGCAAATTTAAAACATAATAATAAGTTTGACTATTCCTTGGTTGACTATCAACACTACAAAACAAAAGTAAAAATTATATGTCCAGAACATGGAGTATTTGAGCAATCACCAACAAATCATTTAAACGCCGAGTATCCGTGTCCATCGTGTTATGCTTTTTCATTTAAAGAAATTCATAAAGAAACAGATCATAAAAATGAAACAGAAAAACAAAAATTTATAGAAAATGCAGTTAAAAAACATGGTAATAAATTTGATTATTCTTTAGTAGAATATATATCAGCAAAAATACATGTTGATATAATTTGCCCAGAACACGGAGTATTTTCACAATCACCAGATAAACATTTAAATAGTAAATATGGTTGTATGGAATGCTGGAGTGAAAATAGATCTTCAGCTTATAAATCGATCAAAAATAGAAAACCTAAACCACCTGTAAGCTTTGATGATTTAAAAAAAAGGGTTTTTGATAAACATGGGGATAGATTAACATTAAAGTTAATAGGAGAATGGCATGGACTTACTAAAACCAATATTTTGGCTTATTGTCCAGAACATGGTAATTTTGAGACTATTGCCAGAAATTTAATTTTATTAAATAATACCTGTGGATGCCCCAAATGCGGTAAGGAAAGTTCGGCAAAAAATAGAACAAAATCTTATGCTAATGCTATAGAACAAATTAAAATCGTACATGGGGATAAATATACATATCCAATAGAAAACGAAAAAATTTATAAAAATAAAAAAAGTAAAATTAAAATATGTTGTCCTGAGCACGGGATATTTACAAAATCAGCTCAAAAACATTTATCGGGACAAGGGTGTATTGAATGTGGAATTGAACAATTGATTAAAGATAATAAATTAGTTGGGGGTTATAACTCAACAATATTTATTGAAAATCCCAAAATTGGGGAAAAACCTGCTATATTGTATTATTTAAAAATTAATGATGGTAAATATTATAAAATTGGAATAACATCAAGAAAATTAAATATAAGAATGGGAGCATTAAAATCAAAATCAAATGGGGAAATAAATAAAATTGAAGCTATTTGGGTATATAATGATACGTTATTGAATTGTTATAATAAAGAACAATTTATATTAGTTGAGAATTCTGAATATAGAATGGGTAGACGTTGGAGCACTGAATTATTTTCTAAGGATATATTACCAATTAACCCATATGAATCAATAATAACATAACATAAGTTAATTTATTTGTCGAAATTAAAAATTTCCACTACATTTGCAAAAGATACCCTAAAAAGGTATCTTTTTCTATTTCATGACTATTTATATAAACATATACCAATCATTATTATGACAAAAGAAGAAATAGTTGACTACTTATATTCGATTTTTAATTCAAAGAAGAATGGAGTTCACCAGGTCTATATTGAAAAAATGATTTCAAAGGCTATATCGCTCATTGCGGAGTTAAATGACGTAGATGATAAGGATGTATTAAAAAGTCTCAAAATAGGGCAGCAAATAGAGCGTGAGCATACGTTAGAGGACACTCAGTTCCAGAAAATAATTGCATTACAACATTTAATAGAAAACTTGGATTATTATACAGCTTCGAAACCAAAAAATTGGGCGCAAAAGGAACTTGATGGTGAAAAATCGGAGGGTTTAACTGAAATGAAAGAAAATTTTAATAAATTTAGTGGGTTGTTAACTATAAATGAATCTCGGTTCGAATCGGATAACGAGGAAGCACAACAGTATATTGATATTATTTCAATAGATCCAAATAATGAAAGATATGGAAAATATAAACAAGTATTAAAAGATAAATTTGGTATAGATTACGATTCGGTTGATTTGGACCAGTCATTTATAGATAATGCAAGTTTAGAAAATATTAAAGAGAAGAATGATTTTATGAGCTTTGATAATTATGTTAAATATGCCTATAGAATATTCCAATTAAGAGAATTTCCAGCTATGAAACTTTCTGGTAAAATTGCAAGTGTTGAGGATGTTGAATACCTATCAAAAATTTTTGATTTTAAAGTTGAGAGAAGGGAATATGATGGCGGCCCAGGTAATTTTGCTGATTACGTTGCTGGCATTATAACAGTACCTAATATAATCGATCTTGATACATTAATACATGAGATTGGCCACCATTTTGATCACAGAATCTCAGGTGAATACGAGGGTTATGCAAAAACAATCACTTACGCCAGTAGCTCCTATTATATTGGTAAACATAGTGAGGTGTTTGCCGAAAATTTTATGCATTATTTCGCAGTCCCAAGTATATTGAAGGAATATTTACCAATGGTATACTCCGAACTTGATAATAGGATTTCATCTAATTACAAAGATGTCCTAAATAAATTGATTTTTGGGACGAATGACCAAATGACTGAAATTAAGAAACAATTTAAAAATAAACTAATAAGATGAGTATTAAAAAAGTTTTAACCGAAGGAACACTTGAACAAGAAGTCTTGGATTTCCTAAAAAATCTTATAGCTGGAACCGAATACGATAATAATATCTATTTGGCGGGCGGGGCAGTGAGAGATGAGTTGATGGGAAAGGCAGCTAAAGATCTTGACTTTGTAGTTAACGGAGATATCAATGCTGGTATTAACTTTTCATTTTGGCTTGCTAACAAGTTGGGCAATTATAAAGAGGACTCAAATCCTGTTATTTATCCACGTTTTGGAACTTCAAAATTATCTTTAAATAACAATGTATTCAATTTACCAAATATTGATTTAGAATTTGTTGCTCCAAGGGCTGAAGCATATAATAATATTAACTCAAGAAAACCAGATGTGGTAGGTGGTGATTTAAAGGTGGATGTTTCTCGTCGTGATCTGACAATCAACTCTTTACTAAAAAATGTTTCAACAAATGAAATACTTGATTTAACTGGTTATGGTATCGATGATATTAAAAATGGTATCATCCGAACAACATCAAATGCAGATGAAATATTTAAACAGGATGGGTTAAGAATGCTTCGCGCAGTTCGGTTTACAGTTAAATATAATTTCAAGTTGGATTTAGATACTATTCGTGTAATGAGAAACAATGCATATTTGTTAAATAATATTTCAAATGAACGTATTTCTGACGAATTAAATAAAATATTATTATTTGATAATCCAGCTAAAGGTATTCGGTTATTGAAAGTTACTGGGCTATTACCTTATATTGTTGAAGAGTTAATCCCTACTATTGGGATGAAACAAAATAAATATCATATTAATGATGTATTCGGACATACTATGTCTGTACTGGATAATACTCCTCCTGTTTTGGAAACAAGGTTAATGGCTTTATTTCATGATATTGGTAAGGTTATTACTAAAACGATAGACGAAAATGGTGAAGTTCATTTCTTGGGGCATGAGAAAGAAAGTGAAGTATTAGTGCGATCTATAATGAGTCGTTTAAAATATTCTAATGATATAATCGATATAGTTGCTTGCGGAGTTAAAAATCATATGTATTTAAAACAAGGCGGTGATGACGGAAATAAATTATTAGATAAAACATTACGAAAGTTTAAAGCTACTGTTGGTGATAATATCGAACAGGTTTTGGACTTGATTCACGCCGATAATATATCGCATACAGCTGAAGCATCAATGCCTAATCAAATAGGTATTCTTAGAGATAGAATTGATAATTTATCTTCTAAAATAAATAATTCAAATAGAAACTTACCAATTAATGGGAGTGACCTAATTGGATTAGGTGTTAAGCCATCACCTTTTATGGGTGAACTATTAGATGTTATTCAAGATGCCTGGTATGAAAATCCAGATTTAACAAAAGATGAAGCATTGGAATTAATAAATAAATACCTATAATATCATAGTTTTTGCACCATTATCACAGCATATGATAACAATGCAAATATGTTGATAATAACATTGGTTTAACCCAACATTAACACCAAAAATCATATTTAACGTTGGGTTTTACCAACAATAATAAAAAAATAAATGGCTACCGAAAATTTTATATTTCAGTAGCCATTTTTTAATTTATTTAAACCTTGTAATTGATAATATATATTTTATTTATTTTTTAGATCCACAGGATGGACAAAAGCGTTCTTTTGTTTTAAAGCGTCGACCACACCCAGAACAAAAAAGAACCAAATCTTCGGCTACCACCAATTTCCTTGATTCTGGTAATAGTTTCCACTCACTACTCCAAGTATGAAACATCTCAAATTTGGTATCGACAGTGTTAAATCTCTGGTCAGAATCAGAACCTTCTCCAACCCTCCCAGTTTCAATTGATTTTTTAGAATGTAATGAATTGGTTGATTGGCCACCCGTTGATGAATTAAAAATTAAATTACCTGATACGGTTAACGTACCGTTAGGTTCTTGACATCCCATTTCCACATTATATCCTGTTGAATTATAATAACAACTGGCACTTGTTGTTATCGCACTGCCAAATAAAGGATTAAAATTTGTCAATTTTGAGCCATCAAGCCAAGTAATATTATCTTCTATGTGCGGACCACCATATATTATTCTTTCTGGAATTTCGAAAGAACCCCAAGAAATATTTGGTGCGAAAATAGATTCTTTATAGAATTTAACCCTTACCAATCCATTCTTTTCTATTGCTTTAATAACTTCGTTGTTTTCACCTTCTACCCCATAGGTTTCAAATAAAAACTTTTTAGGTTCATTTATATACCTTTCAAGAAAAACTCGCTCTGCTGGCCTTAAAATGATTCCAGAGCCTATTGAAACCCCATTTAGTTCAATCGTGGCGAGAACTTTGAATTGTGTTGGATTAAACAACTCAATTTCGAAATTGTTTTTATTCTTCAGGTAAACAACATTATTAACATATTGTTTAATCCGCTGCTTATTTGCTGCAATATATGCGACTGGACAAGCATTACCCATTGTTTTGGAATTTGTAATCATTTTCCTTATTATTTTTATTTATTATTTTATTTGAAAAACTAATTGTTGGATTATCACCCCAACTTAACGCACCAAAATTAATATTTTATACGTTAGCTTTTCAATCACAAGGTTTCAATTTTATTATTCTATTATAAATAGCGAAAATTTTTATTTTTTACATATAAATATAGTAATCATATACTATTAACATCGGTTTATCTAAAGAAAATTTATGAGCATTATTAAAATATGCATTATTAAAAACTATTTTATTCTTATTTTCAGTCTCATAATCTTCTAATTGAACATTTTTAGCAACGTCTCGTTTGTATGGAACTCCTTCCTTTCGTTTGCTGAATATATATCCTGGCCAGTAACTATTAATCCATCCACTTATCTCATTAAAACATGTTTTGTCATTACATGGTTTAATAAATGTTAAAAATATTTCCCCTGGGTTAGCTAATGCTTCTTCATCATCGATTAGTACTATCCATTCCTGTCCTGGTGGTATTGTTAATTTACATTTTTTCATATTTAGTTTATATTAGTTTCTGTAACTATATTATTAATATAGTTCTGGTGGTTATATTAAACTATTTAATTATTTTTTTTAATTACTGTATTATAATATAATTCTGCTGAACCCCATTCCAGGCAAGCAGCTGTATCAATATAATGTGGTCGATCTATTTTATCTTTTACTAAATCATATCTTGGTATAAAAAATTCTAAATATTTTTCTAAATTAGGCTCTTTAGAATAATAATGCATATATAATAACTTAAGAGATAATATTACTTCGTAAAATAAACTAAAATCATTCCGATTTTCACCAATAATTTTATTATACATATTTTCACAATGGATAGCCAAAAATAGACTTTCTGATATTGGTATTCCGTTAAACCCATAATTAATCTTTCTTCTCCACTTCCTAATTAATTTTTCCTCTTCTTTTGTAAATGGTACTGTTTTCATAATTTATTTTAAACCTATTAATGAAGTATCCGAATGACCACTTTCTAATTTTAATTTTATTACTTTATTATACCACACATCAAATTCTTCAAAAGATTTGACAAGATTCTCAACGTTTAATTTATGTTCATCAGTCGTATCCTCCAAATATGGGAAAACTTTCATATCTTCCAAAAATGTTTCCCAGCCTAAATCAATTGTTTTATCATAATCATATTTATTTCCCATATTTTAAATTAATAACAATTGTTAAATTCCACAATTTGTTCTTCACCCATATCCTCATATACCTCATCATATGCTTTATCGCTAAAATGATGTAGAAAAGAATGGTTGTATTCGTGTCCATCTGGATATTTACTCATAAAATCAACTATTATTTTTGGATCATCAATTATTTCAATATCGTTTTCATCAAGTGTGTTATATACATCCGAATGTTTACCCGCGATTTCACCAAAATAGATGGTTTTCCCTATAATGTATTTTAAAATTGTCTCTATGTTTGATGCTGGTAAAACTATTCTTTCAATAATACCCTCACTAAAACCTCTCCAACCTCTCCACTCCATTTTTAAAAGTCGTAAATTATCTAACTTAATTTTTTCTAAGTTACATTTTTCGATGATTTCACTTAAGCTTATAAAATGTTGGTCATTGATTGTTATGCCGTTAAATTGATATGTGATTTCTTGTTTCATAATTAGTATTTTATTTATTAAAATTTTTTAATAAGTTCTTTTTTATCTAAATATTCAAAATATGTTAATGCAAGTGTAAGTGGCTCCCAGTATAACTCAGTACCTAACTTTTCCCAAATATATTTAACATATTTAGCATTAATTTCACGGCTTCCAAACCGTTTTAACTCATCTTCAATATATGTTATTTGTGAATCTCTTAATCCGAATGTTACTTTTGAATTACCTAGCTTTTCGATAAGTGACTCCATTATTTTATTTTCCATTTTTTATTAATTTTAAAATTTCATCACTATTCGGAAAATCATCAATACCCATATATTCAGACCCAAGTAATAATGATACACCAAACCTATAAGCTACATTTTCAAGTTCAATATTTGACTCTACTGTTGTTTTTCCATATGATTTATCTCTAAACCCTTAATAATACCAAGCTAATAAATTTTCGTCTTCTATGTTATACATTTTTTAAGTATTTATAGTATTCTTCCTCTTGTTCTTTATAGTATTCGTTTTGCATATCAAGATAACATTCTTTGAAGTATTCATTTTCCTGTTGTTTACAATAACTTTCCATTTCATCGTAACGTTCGTTTATTTCATCTTCAATAGCCTGTTGGCTTCCTAAATAGTTTTCATTGTTCATATTTTTCTATACGTTTATTAATTATATCACAATATTCGCTTGATATTTCGCTTCCAATCCAATCTCTATTATTTTTAATTGCCATTTTAGCAGTCGTTCCACTTCCCATAAAAGGATCGTAGACTAAATCCCCTTCGTTAGACCAACTGACTATATGATCGTTAGCTAATTGTTCTGGGAAAATAGCAGGGTGTTGAAATGCAACTTCATCTAAGCTGCTTTTACCTTTTCCCACTTTATACTTCCATATATTAGTTCTTCTGCCAAACTCACCATATCCACCACGAGAAACCTGTTTAAGAGTTCCATCTATTAATCTCTTAGTCCCATTGTCTCCATTTCTGGACTCTTTGTTTTCTCTGTCGAGAAGTAGATTTATGGTTCCGATTTTACCCTTGGAAAATACAAACATATACTCAAAAGCCTGCCAATACGATTTGTTATTTCCACAAGCCCCACGCGGAGGTTTCTCATATATCATTGTATCATGCAAATTAAAACCACATTGCATAAAGTATAATGCCTGTTTAAACGATGTTCCAGATTCACTACCTTTAATTGTTGCATCACCAACTATCCAAACTACAACTCCACCAACTTTTGTAACTCTATATAATTCTTTAGCTACATTTTCAAAATCAAAACAATATCCATTATATGTCCTTAATTTATCATATGGTGGCGATGTTATTGTTAAATCAATAAATTCGTTTGACATGTGTGACATTGTTTCTAAACAATCTTCATTATAGTTTTTGTTAATCTCCAATTTCAACCCCTCCTTCAATTTCATTGCCCCACGAACTCCAATTTTCAGCTGTGGTCCGAGCAAACATCTCCAATCTATTAGCGTTTGGAAACCATTTTTCAATCATTTCGCGTACAATTAATGGTTTTTTACTGTGTTTCGTTCGTTTCTCGCGTATTACACTGCTATCTCTGACACTTGGTTCAGGGGGTGAAAAATGACCCTTTGTGGCAACAATTAGTATCTCATGTTGACCACGAAACCAATAGCCCATACCTTTTATTTCTTTATCCCAAACGGCCTGCGTTTTGTATGTAAATCCCCAGGCTTCTATGACTTTTAAGGCCTCAAGCAATTTTGGAGCTGTTGCCCACAAATAGAGAACTGAATTATCAGCTGAAGGCACATTTAAAGCACATATTTCATCGACTGTCATTGTTGGGTAATTTTTCTCAATCGATCTACTTGTTGATTTTGAAAAACTATACTGCCAGGCTGGATCTGCGTAAATTACGTCGTATTTCATATTTTATAATTGTAGAGTTAATAAATCCTTAACTTCGATTGGATTCAACCATCTATTAAAAAGAACGTTGGTTTCAATTTCTTTTATTTTATTTTTAAGTTTTTCAATTGTTTCAACTACTCTAATGTCTATTGCTATCGTGATAGTTTCTAATTTAAAGGCACAGTTTTTTAATGATTCTACTTCTTCATTAAATTCTTTTTCTTTAAGATTAATATAAAGTTGGTAATCATATCCAAATTTAGTTGGTTCCAATTCTTTAAGCATTATCCACTGATCATACGATGCTGGCTTGTATTTATCTACTGGGATTGTTTTATCTATTTCAATTAAATAGTGTAATGTGATAGGGTAATAAGATATTCCTTCTATTATTTTCATTTATTTGCTTATTTTATAACAATCTTTAATGGTCTCATCTTCAATTTCACAAATTATACTTCCAGTTACTTTCCCTTTAGAGTCTATCCAGTCGCATCCATCTGGAGATAACCACTTATAGTTGATCCTTTCACCATATAAATTGGCAACTTCTTTTATAGTTAAATATTTTATTGTTTGGTCTTTCATTTTTATTTTCCTAATTTATTTTAAACAAATATACTAATAATATTTTAATAAAACAAGTATTTTTATCTTAAACTATAATAAAACTTTTTTATTACTAATTACAGAGTTAAAACCATTACTGATACTATCATATTTAAGTATATATTCTGATTCTACTTTAAAAATTTCACTATCACCTATGTTTGATGGTAATTCCTCTAAAACTTCAAATGTCCAATCACTTAATTTTGTTGATCTGAGGTATATTCCAAATGGGCTGCTTGAATGCGTTAGATGATTCCACCACCTAAAAAATGGTGCGTTTCGTGTTTTACCTACATAACATTTATTGGTTGATTTTTCGGTACACTTGTAAATGTAATTTGGTGAATCAGTTTTAATGTAGTTTTCATCGTCTGGAAACTCAATGTTTTTATATTTATCTTTCTTATAATTATTTAAACAAATATCATCATCACTCCTACAAAACAATATTTCTGAACCGAATAATCTTTCACTAATCCTTGGTTTTGAAACATATTTATTTTCATGAATTTGACCACAGCTATTACATACCCAAGAACCCTCAGTAATTAACTTTTTTTCATATTCATAAAGAGGAAATATGATTACATAAAAGAATTGAGCCTGATCTTTTGTTTCTTTTTCGTAAACCTTCCCAGTTGGGAAAAATTGTGGGTATTTTTCTAATAATATTTGTTTAACCTCTGCTTTATCTTTTGCCATTATAATTGGCTCCCTAATAACTTCAACCGTATCAAATCCACTACTAAAATATTCATCTTTTGAAATAATTGATTTAACGACTCGAATGAAAGCCTTGAAATATAATAATTCTTTTTCTTCTTCTATCATATCTGATTTAGTTAATTATTTTCTTTAACCCACTTTTCGTACATTTTTACCTCATTGTTCTTTAAGTTGTTGAACGTAGAAAAAAACGAAGCAAACTTATTTTCGTTAAGTAGTTCGTCAATTCCATCGCGTAACATAAGTTTATATAGATTTGATAATGATCTACCGTCGGGGTCTATCGGTGAATACATTAAATTGTTTAGTTGTTCAATAGCATCTGGTGTCAATAATGGTTTTTTTAAATTTATAATTTTTTCGTTGATTTCGAAAAGTTTTTTTCCTTGCATTCCAACTGTCTCTTGATTTATAATATTTAAACATTTTACAAATGGTTTTTTCTTTTCGGATACCCTTTTTTGATTGATTTCTTTGGCTCTTGCAATTACCTCCCATAAATATACTTCTCTTGTGGCTATCTCTGGCATAATTTCCATTAACCCATCTTCAGATAACCCTTTCACGCCCTTGATGTTATCACTGGTATCTCCGCACAATATTTTCCGTAAAGCTACATTTTTATAATTGTAACCGAATGTTTCACTGAAATTTTTGGTTGATATAAATTTTTTCAATCGCGGAATATATATACATATTTGTTCATTTATTAATTGTGATACGTCCATATCTCCGCTTACAAGATAAGTTAAATCATTCGATTTTTTATTTAAACAGTAAAACGCTAAATGATCATCTCCTTCTATGTTATTACTTGATACTTGCCTCACAAAAAGCTCCTCTAAATAGGCTTGTAAAATTGCTTTCTGTCTATGAAAATCTTCTTTCTCTGTTAATTTAGATTCAATTTTTTCTTTATTCTTTCTACTGTATTCTAATGTTCTTTTCACGAATGCATCCATTTGGTCATAATAATCTGAATGAACATTATCATTTGAAAAATTTTTATGCCTATTTTCTTTGTATTCTGGATATATATCATGTCTTAATTGACCACTAACACCCTCATCCCAAGCAACATATGCAAAATCAAAATCGCGTTTTGATAATAAAATTTTTAATTGAAGTAAAAATTGAAATACCCCGCCATATGGTTGCCCTTTTGTATTTATCTTTGTATCGGCATTCCAACTTAATTGTAAAAGCGAATCTCCATCAATAAATAATGTGTATGTGCTTTTTTCTGGTATTTCGTGAGTTTCAGAAATTTTCTTTGGGATTGGTTGAGCCATGTTTTTTAATTTATTATTTGGTTAAATTCATTATCTAAAATTTTCTTTATTTCAATATCATTTGATGCACCATTTCTATAAAAGATATATTCAATATCAGGATTTGGTATTATTTGTTTAGTTTTATTCATCTATTTTTTGTTATTATTTCCATTATTTGAGTATATTTTTCTGATTTACAGCTAATACTATCTGAAATAAATGAACCCCTATCTTTTTGATGATATAACCTAATTGACTTACTCCCACAGATAAATCAGTGGAATTCTACCGTCAGGCGCAGTTTGCCACCAGCAAGCTGGGGGTCTTACAACTACTAAGGTATTCGACAAAGCCCTGTCGATGTATATTTATTGCTGCATTTAAATCCCTATCTATCTCCACTCCGCAGGATGGACAGATGAAAGTTCTATCTTCTAATCTAAGTCCTTTATGCTTGTTTCCACATTCACTACAAGTTTTTGAAGAAGCGTACCATTGATCTATCTGATAAATATTATTTTTATATTTTAAAGACACTTCTTTTAATATATAAATAAATGAAGCGTGACAAAGGTCACTAACTTTTCTTCCCCACAGTCTTTTCATTCCATCTAAATTCAGAGTTTCTAAAAAAATGAGATCGTATTTTCGACAAAGTTCATGAGCAAGCTTATACTGATAATCAGAACGACGATTTGTTATCTTTTTATAGGCTCTGACAAGGGTTTTCCTTGCCTTATTCCCATTTGAAGATAAAACGGTAATATCGACCATCTTTTTCCACTTAGTACTATATTTCTGCTTTCCAGTCTTAACTCTACCCTTAGAAGAGAGTTTATTATGTAGTTTTTTAATTTTCTTTATATCCTTTTTAAAGAATAAAGGGGAAATACTACTTTCTCCATCGGACATCGTTAGATATGTTTTTAATCCGAAATCAATTCCTACTGATGCACCATCGTGTGTCTTTGAGTAAAAATTTTTATTTCTAACATCTTCTTCTGATGTGATGGTTAAATAAAAGTCACCTAGTTTATCACGTTTAAGTCTAATTAGTTTAGGAGTTCCATAATCTCTCGATTTAAAGAACTTAAAACTATGTTTAAGTTTATTAATGTAAAGTTTATTTTCTGTCAACAGGTATCCACCTTGTTTAAAAACAAAGGAAGAGAAACTGAAACCAGATTTAAATTTAGGTGGTCTTTTCTGTTTCTTTTTAAAAAAACGAACATAAGAAGTATCTAATCTTTGTATGATTTCCTGTATGGTCTGCGACCCCATTAATTTAAGAAAATCGTTTTTAGGGACAATCTTCTTTGCAAAATGGGATTGCATTTTAGATGAGTTAATATAAGATCCATATAAACTATAATATCGTTTTTGAAGAGCAAGACAATGATTCCAAACAAAAGCGGAGCTTCTGCACAGATCATGGAGTTTTATATTCCATTTGACATTATTATATAGTTTATATTTATATGTGATCACTTAATTTAAATTGTACATATCCTTTATTTAAAGGGCTTTCGTATTTATATTCGTTTTTCGTAATTTTATTCACCAAAAATTTTTATTTTGTATTTTCCAGCTTTATTCAATATTTTATGCCTTAACTCTTATGTTATCTCACCACTTTCTGACAGGTTATCAATTTCTACGAGGATTAAATGTCTACTTTCTTCAAGATATTTACAATATTCTTCAGAAGTCAAAACTCCAGCAATAATTTTTTCGTTTTTCATTTAATTTCGATTTTATTATTATTTATATTCACATTAAATATATATCCATTTTCTAATTCATTTTCCAAGTATATATCACAAATAACATTTTCAATTTCATTTTCAATGGCCCTATTGATCTTTCGTGCACCACTGTTTTTATCTGAACCGATTGTTTTAAATAAATAGTCCGTAACATCATCTCCAAATTCAACATCAAAATTAATCTCATTCAAACGTTTTTTTAATTTACTCAATTCTAACTCGATAATTGATTTTAAGTTGTCTTCGGTTAATGAGTTGAAATAAATAACGTCATTAAGTCTACTAATGAATTCTGGCGGAAACTTACCTTTGAGGGCTTTTTCAATTATATTCTTTTTATTATCTTCCACATTTATTTGAAAACCAGTTCCGCGACCTAATGAAGCCGCATCTTTTGCGCCAACGTTCGATGTCATAATAATAATAACATTTTTAAATGAAACACGAACACCTGTATTATCGGTAGCAAAACTTTCATCAAAAATCTGTAAAAATATATTATAAACATCATTATGAGCCTTTTCAATTTCATCCAGTAATAATACACAATATGGCTTGTTTTTAATGGCTTCCGTTAATAAACCACCTTGATCATACCCAACGAATCCACTTCCAGTTCCAACCATCTTATTTACAGCTGTTTGGTCAGAGTATTCGCTCATATCAAATCTAACTAAAGCATCTTCACTACCAAATATTTCTTCAGCTAATTTTTTAGCTAAAAAAGTTTTTCCACACCCAGATTCCCCAACAAACATAAAAACTCCATTAGGCTTATTTTTTCTACCAAGTCCCATTCGGCTTCTTTTCATGGATTGAGCAACCTTTTTAATCGCTTCCGATTGGCCGATTATACTTTCACCTAATTTGTTTTCAATGTTTAAATAACGTTCCTTCTCCGAAGTAGTCAACCTATTAATTGGGACACCTGTCATTTCAGATACAATATTAAACACATCGATTTCAGTAATTTCTTTAATATTATTCTTAGATTGTGATTTTTTATTTTTTTCTAAATCTACTATCTTACCTTCTATTTCAATACATATTAAATTATAACCATCACCAATATCAAAATTATTTTCTGAGTATGCTTCTTTGACGTTTAACTTATTTAATTCAAGCTCTTTCTTTAATTCAAAAAGTTCCGATTCATTGTATAGGTTAGAAACCTTTTTTTCTGAGCCGCATTCGTCCATTATATCAATTGCTGAGTCTGGAAGGTGCCTTTCTGTGATATATTTATTTGCAAGCGTTACACAAGCTCTAATGGCTTCGTCCGTATAGCTTACATTATGATACTTTTCATAGTATTTTTTTGAATTAAATAATATCTTCTCTGTTTGTTCAATTGTTGTTGAAGTAATAACGCTTTTTTGAAATTTTCTGTTTAAAGATGGTTCGTTCTCTATCGAATTTTTATATCCTTTAAAGGATGTCGTTGCTATTAATTGAATATCACCATCTATCATGGCCTTTGATAATATACCACCAATATCAGACGCATTATTGGAATTTGATGATAATACAGAATGAATATCATCGATAAATAACATATAATTTTTATTGGCTTTTATTTCATTTATAACACCATTCAATCTCTCTTCGAGCATCCCTCTGAATGAAGTACCAGCTATTAAAGATGATAAGTCTAAAGATAAAATTTCTTTCCCATTAAGAAACATACCCTTACCCTCTTCTATCATATTAGCCAAGCCGTAAATTATAGCACTCTTGCCAACACCCCCATCACCAACTAAAATTATGTTATTTTTATTTCTTCTACCAAGAATTTTTATTAAACGATTAATTTCAACTTCTCTACCAACTATTTGATCTATTTTACCTTGTTTTGCTAATGTATTTAAATTAGTACAATACAATTTAATCATATTTGCTTTACCAGATGGTTTATTTTTCTGGCCTTGTATTGTTTCTACATAGCTTTGGTTTGTATTTTCATTTTGTTCGTCAAATTTGGCTATTTCACCTTGTTTTATAGTATTAATGGTATTGAATAGGTTATCATATTTTAGACCAACGTGAGTTAGTTTTGATATATCTTTAACATTTGAAAGTATTGATAATAATACGTGTTCAGACCCTATCTTAATATCGTTTAATTTTTCTTTTTCTGTATTAGCAGCTATTAAACAATTACTAAAAACTAAATCGAATCCTATTGATTTTTCAATATTATTTAATACTTTCGGCTTAAAAGTGGTCGCAGATAATTCTTTTAATAATTCAGAAAAATAAACTAACAAATCATTTATATCATCTTTTGCTAAAAATTTTATCAACATTTTATATGCTATTGATTGTTTTGATTGCAAAATCGCCAGCATAAAATATTCAATGGTTATCTTTTTGGTAGGAAAGTCTTCAACTAAATCTTTAGTTACTAATGCCAATACTTTTTTTAATTCAGTTGTATATTTATTTTCTTCCATTATTTAATTTTTTAATTCTGTGATCACCTTTTTAATATCATCTTCACTCCAGATTCTTGGGTCTAAAGTACAAATCTCAATACCATAGGGGTGGTCTAAAATGTGTTCTGTTGGTTTATAACAAGTAATACCCAGGCTACCAATCCTATCAATATAATAAATATTCTTATCTAAATTAAAAGGTAATGAATGATATGTTTTGTAGTCTACCCAATCTATATTTAACCCTTTATATTCAACAACTTTTTTGATAATAAAATCTTTTATTTCGTCTATACTATTATAACTATTATCATATTGTTTAATTTCTCTTCCTTTGGCTGCTTCTTCAAGTGACATTGGTTTTAAAGATGTGATTTCATCTGATAATAATTTTGCTGATATTTTCTTTATTATTGGGAATTGAACCATTTCAAATTTTTCCATTATTTATTTTAATCGTCTCAAAACAAATGTACCGATAAAATGTGAGAAAAGCAAGTTCTAAACATAAAAATAACGATTTTATTTAACCTGAATGCTGAACTAAAAATATTTCATACAATTATTTATTTTTTTTAATAATTAAACTATTTATATTAAAATACTAAACATATGAGTACTAACCCAGAATTACTTAAATTATTGGAAGCTAAAATTACTAAATTAGTTAAACAGGCTATTACTGAAGATGAGAAAAAAAGAGGTAACGATAATGTTGAAGTTTCAAAGGACTACGAAAAGAAATATAAATCAATTCAAAAAGCTTTAGAGAACGATACAATCAACGCGACGCAAGTAATGTCTAACGCTCTTGGATTTAAATCTGATGATGATGCAAAGAGATCTCACGCATTTAAGCAGTTACACCAGAAAAAAACACAGGATGGTACAGGCGTTTATAAATTCTCTGATGAAGAAATCAATAAAATTGCTGCCGTTTTAGGGGTTTAACCATCCTGGAATTAAATATTAAAATAATAATAGCTCATAAGATTTATTTTTATGAGCTATTATTAGTTTTATTAGTAATCATTAATTATAGAAATGTTCCACTCACATGATACACTGGCCCATAATTAGGGTTATTTTTTAATTTTATTATATATTCTTCAAGCGCTTTTTTCCAGAAAACTCTAGTATACATTCTACCATTTCCAAAAGTTATATATTCACTATCTTTTTTATTAATAATATCTTCAAATGTAATTAACAACCCATCTTCCAATTCGGTTTTAATAATTTGCTTTCCTTCTGGTACATTAATTTCAAATAATTCACTTGTGGATTTCGATTTTGTGGTTGTATAAATATAATTTGGGTTTAAACTCATTTTACTATATATTTATTTGTTTGGTACTATCTTATGTAATGTATTTAATGTGTTATCAAGTGTTCTATTCGCTGATTCAATAATAAATAATAAATCATTTAATCTATTTATGACATAATAATCATCAATTTTATCATGTATTGTTATTTCACTCTCATCCATTGGGGCAATTAGGCCGACAATGCCTTCTATGTCTGTGGATAGACTACAATTTTTATTTACAGCCGTTGATAGTTTACAAATGAAATCCCCCAATAAGGTATTATCCGCAAGTTCTAAATTAGGCTCATTTTTTGTACGTACTTTTTGTCTATCAAAATCTTTTTCCATATTTGTATTTATTTATTATTTAATTGTTTAATTCAATAGCTTCATCGTAAAATAACCTATCATCATCCAACGACACATTTGTTAATTCGAATACTTGTTTTTTTGTTAAAAGAATAATATCACCTAACACATCAGTTGGTATTAAATTTGAAAAGATAATACTACTGTAGTCAATTGGGTCCCAGAGGTAATCACCAATAATATAACTATCTTCAGCTTCCTCTATCGATAATGGCGAAATTAATTCACTCTCATCTTCAATGATGGCTGGTAAATTCGTGTGTGTAATATAAATTGGATTATTATCATTTTCATCTTTTTTGAAAATAACCGAATTAAAAATTGTAACCTCCAATGGGTTGATAACTAAATTTTTAATAATCCCAAATCGTTCTGAGCCAAAAATCTTTTCTAAATCTTTCATTTGTAATTTTTTTAATTATTTATTTGTTCGGAACTATTTTTTTATTATGTTTAATAAATTTTCTTCAATTAATTTGATTTCATCGTTTACTCTATTAAATTCATCTTCTGAAACTATAAATTTAGGATAAACACACTCTATACGGGATTCACCATAAATTGGTATGATGTGTTGAATGATATTACCACCCAATTTCGTATATTTTAAAACGGAGCCCATATATTCTGGAATATCAAAAGCATCAAGCATACTGATATCAACATAAATGACTAATATAACTGTCTCTTTATTGAATGTTTTCATTATAAAATTTTTGATGATGAAAATGTTAGGTTTTTATTTTCTTTTGAAATTAACACATCTGTTAATTCGAAAATATATTCATTTGAAACCATTAATAATCTTTCAAAATTTTCATTGGTAGCTATTGGGCTGAATATTTTGATAGGGTTATAATAACCTAAACCTGTTGGAAAATAACCAATTGTCTCATCTGTTATTTGTTTTGTTTCAATGTCCAGCTCAAAGGATGGGAATGAATCGTGATTAACAAAATATACTGTATCAGATTCTTTATTATCAAGGGATAATAGGACGGAATTATAATTTTCTGTTTTAATATTTAATAAATTTTGAATACCTTTATTCAATCTATTATATTGCTCTAAACCAATGACTTCTTCTAATTTTTCCATAGTTATAAATAATTTTAATCTTTCAAAACAAATATACGAATAATATTTATAAAAAACAAGTTTTACTTGTGTTAAATTATATTAAATAAAAAATAAATGAAAATAATTTTTTAAAAACTGGTCAAAAACTAAAATTGTATATATTTATAATAAACAATAAAAACAAATGAATAAAGAAAAAACAATTTTAGTTAGAATTGATGAAGAGCTATATCTTTCAATCCGTAAATGGTGTAAGGAAAATGGCGTTAATCTAAGCCAAAATATTAGAAATTATTTGGTTAAAGAAATAGAAAAAAGTAAATAGGTTTAAAGGATGGGAAAAGCTTCAAATATAAGTGATTTTATTATAAAAGCAAAACTTAAACACGGAAATAAATATGATTATTCTTTAGTTGAATATTTAAATTGCGATACGCCAGTAAAAATAATTTGCCCAAAACATGGAATATTTGAGCAAAAGCCTTACTTACATATTAACAAGGGTTCTGGATGTCCAAGATGCTTGGGATATTATAGAACGACAGAAGAGTTTATAGAAATATCTAATATTAAGCATAATTATAAATATGATTATTCTCCAACAATTTATATTGATTCTGAGACTAAACTTAACATTTGTTGTCCTATAATTAGTCATGGTATTTTTTCACAGAGACCACTTGACCATCTTTCTGGTAAGGGATGTCCAGTTTGTGGGGGAAATATTAGAAAAACGACAGAACAATTCATTTTTGAATCAAATATTAAGCATAATTTTAAATACGATTATTCTTTAACCAATTATAAGAATAACAAAGAAAAAGTTAATATTATTTGTCCAGAACACGGTATGTTTAGTCAGACTCCAAGTAATCATTTAAAATATGGCTGTATTGAATGTGCTGGAACTAATAACTATACAACTGAAGAGTTTATTGAAAAAGCAAATTTGAAACATAATTATAGATATGATTACACCTTAGTTAATTACACAAATGCAAAGATAAAAATACCAATTATTTGCCCAAATGAAAGTCATGGTATGTTTATGCAAACACCACATGGACATCTTTCTGGTAAGGGGTGTCCAAAATGTAAGTTTTCGAGAAACGCAATAGAAATTAAAAATTTGCTTGATAAAGAAAATATTGAATATATTTTAGAGTATAGATTTAGCGATTGTCGAAATATTAATCCGTTACCATTTGATTTTTATATACCATCGTTAAATACTTGTATTGAATATAATGGAGAACAACATTATATACCAGTATTAATATTTAATGGTAGTAAAGGATTTGAATCTCAACAAATAAGAGATAAAATAAAAATTAATTACTGTAAGGATAACAAAATACCTTTACTTATCATTAAATTTGATGAAAATATAGAAGAAAAGTTGTTTGAATTTGGTATAATAAAAAAGGAGAGTGTTTAGTTCTCCTTTTTTTATTTTAAATTATTTTAATATTGTATATTCAGAATTTGGTCCCAAATAAAAAATATGTTGAAATTTTCCATCGTTATGTAAAATAATATCACTATGAACCCAAGCGCTTGCTGAGTGGTTATATCCTAATCGTTTATCACAATTACACCCCACCTGGGCACTACCATCATATCTAAGTGCATTATGTCCATGTGCTGTAATAACCTTTATATTTAGCGATTTAAATTGTTTGGCGTTGCCTCGTGAACCTCCAATCCCATCAGATCCATGACAAGCAAGTTCCACTCCTTTAACAATATAACTATCATCTCTACCAAAACATTTAATTTCTGGAAATCTTTTTTCGATAATATAAGCTAACAGTCCTTTTGGTGCTTTATCTTCTAATAAGACTTTTGCATATTCTAAATATTGTAGTGTGTTCATACCAGCTTTTTTAATATCACTATCAATAATAAATGATTCTAAAAAACGATCATGATTTGAGTTTACAATTCGAATATTTAAATGTTTGATTTTTTCTAAAAACTGCATTGCACCTTCAATTTCTTTTTCGACTGATCCTAATCCATCTTCCTGATTTCTAAAAACTTTAACGAAATTATTGGCTTCATGATGGTTAATTGATCTAAAATCTATTAAATCATGTAAAAATATTTCATTTGGGTTTAATTTTGGTACTAAATCTTCAAATCCCATTCTGTGAACATTTTTATCTACAAATGGATAATGCGTATCCCCTTTTATTAATGCTGGCACACTTTTATTTCTTGAAATATTTTCATTATCTACGTGATACCATAAATCATTGAATGAACCATTATCTTTTCCAGTTATTTGTCTCGCATAAAATTCTTTACCATCTTTTTCAATTAATAATGCACCATACGTTGAATGGAATTCTGAAATTTTTCCAATTTTTGTTTTTGTGAAATTAGGTTTTGATAAAGTACCTGTTGTGAACATTAACTTTGGCCTATCACCAAATACTGGCAAACTTTTCATATGTATCCTTGGGCTTGCAACACAACACGAGTGTTCTCCTGTCATACTTTCCAAATTGGTTAATGGCATAATTGCTGTTGGTGAAATAACAACATCTGAAAGTATTGAGAAATTTTCATTTATATTGTGCCTATTTAATGTTAAGTAGTCTTCAACTTCTTTTGGCCACCACATATCACCATCTTCTTTAATCACCAATGGGTTTGTTGGGTTATGATATGTGTATGGAATTACAAGTATCTGCGCATCTAAATATTCAGCGTATGTTTTTAAATTATTCCAAAAACTTAAATTAATCTTACTGGCATTTTGTACGGCTGTAATTAAAAAGAATTTTTTATCGCTATTTAATTCCTTCGTTTTGGCTACTTCTAATTGTTCTGTTGAAACAGTTCCTTCCACTCTTTCTTTCAAACCAAGTTTTTCACTACACCACCTACGTAATTGTCTTTCTGAAATTGAAAATTTATTACAAAGATCAACCATTCTATCGTCCCAACTAAGATCTTTATTCTTATAAACACTTGCAATATATTCCTTATCCTCTTCTGTTAATTTCTTAAATTTCATTCTTAATTTTGTTTTTAACTTCTTTATTTTAGTTTTAATAAATTACCCATTACATGGTTATTAATTGATGTAGCCATTTCCCAACCTAATCTATCTTCCATAAACTTAAATTCTGGCATATTATCCATTTGTTCTGTTGTGATCGGAAACTCATCTTCTATTATTTCTCGTTGTATATTAACCATCCCAGCTTGACATATTGTATACATTTCATATAGTTCAGCCTCAGTTGCTTCAATTAGCTGACTAAAATACCACTCCCAATGATCACCAATCCCACCAACATAAGTACCATATTTTTTAATTAATGGGTGTTCGAAAGCTCCATAATGTGGTTCAGTACCTTTAACTAGCGATAATAACCCTTTTTTATCTAAATATACGATCATAATTCGCAAATGTCTTCAGTTCTGTTTAGTAACTCTTTTTTCTCAATATCAATCTCATCAATTCTATTTCTAATATCAATTAATAATTTTGTCTTTAATTCTGTAATCGTAGGTGCAAAGACTGGAAACCCATTATCTATAACATTTCCGTCATTTGAAAATATATAATCTAAATTATCACAAATTCTATAGGAATATATTTCAACCTCATTAAATATTAATTCTTCAATATTAAATTTTTGTTCATCAAAACAGTACCATTTATTACTTTTTAATAATTTTATATGTGTTGGTGAACGATTGGTAGCAAATAATTCTATATTTTCTGATAGCCATTCTTTATCTAATAATTTAGATACATCCTCTAATTCTATTGTTTTCATTTTTTATTTAATTTATTGATTGGTATTTATTAAATAATTCACTTAAAGTTACTCTGTTTTGTTGGGCTAAGTCTACTGTTAGAGCACAAATATTCCTTTCAGATGATAGGTCCAATTCGGTGTTTATATATTCAATTAAATTACTATATTTATTAATAATATTAGCTCCTTTCCAAGCATAAATCCAGTGCCCATTAATAGAAAATCGTTTATTGACTGATCCTATATTTGACCCTTCGCTATATCTCCACCAGCCCCAATTGCCTTCCCAGATTTGATCATCTAACGCTTCTAACTTATTATATTCGATATCTTCTAATTCCCATACTTGGTAATAACCACCATTGTGAGTTTTGCTGGCTTCAATTCCCAGTATTTTAAATGTTAAGTCTAAATTTCCACCTATTATTTCTTTCATTACGACATACCCTCCCCATTTAAATATCTTGAAGCAATATAATCAGAATCAAAACAATTCAAACCATCGGGAGGGATTGGTAACGTATATTCTTCATTATCCACATCCAATTTCCACTGACCATCACTTCCAAACGGAATATACCAGTTGTTATGTACCCAATCTAAAAAATCTGATAACTCTTCTTTTTTATTAATACTGATAGACAACTCTCCAGCCCATTCAAATTTACCTTTATATTTATCATAATCTAAAATACCTAAATCACCACCACTTGCAATAAACGTTGTATTCAAATGTGTGTTTAAAATAATTGTTTTTCCTGGTTTTATTTCTTCCATTTTTATAAATTATTAAAATATTCTTCTAAATCTCCCATTAATTGACCTATTCCGCTCAAAAGTGAGTATTTATCAATAAAATCAATTTCATTTATATCACCCGCTAATTCTGATATTGCTGTATCACCCAAAAATTCAGGATATAAATAAAAAAAGTAGCCAGCTGATTTACTTATTTTTTTAACCCATTTTTCTGGATAACTTTCTTTTTCTTGTCTGTTAACACAACCATTATCCAATTGTATTAAAACCATTAATTCTTTTGCTATTTCAATATCACCATCGTCTGATAAATATTCTTCAAATGTCACTTTTTTCATATTATTATTTATTTACAAAGTTTATTAATAAAATATTCTGCTGAATTGTTTGCTATTATGAATTTATCTTTATCATCTAACACTTCTTTATCAGTTTTTTCTTTGTACCAACGTTCGTTATCAATATATGCCATTGCAATATTTACAACCCAACCAATTCTATAGCCTTCGTCGTTTTGAAGTGCTTCACATAATACACTTAATGCGTTTGAAATTTCATTTGATTCTTTCATATATTTTTTCTACCATACTTTTCGTTTAATATTTTTTAGGCTTTCATTTATTTTTAAAAAATTATATTCATAACCACTACATTTATCACGTTCTGTGACAGTATCTAAGGAGAAATGTAGTGGTGTGTGTATTACTTCTTTATTAAAATTGAAATTAAGTCTTCTTATTTTTTCTATTTCAGATACCATCCAATATGCTTCTGAGTTTATCCCACATACATAGCTTTCGACATTCTTCATTGAATCAAGTGTATATTTTTCAACGCAACCTGAGACATTTGTAATTGTAACTATGAATTCAACTTTACCAATACACTTACCTAAGATATTTTTTATAAAATTTTTCATATATTTAATCTTTCCTATCATAATATTCAAATACTTCATCTAATTGTTTTTGATCCTTAATATAATATCGATAATTATTTTTGTGCCAGGTTTTAATACCTGTTTCTTCAAATTCTTTTGAATCGTACCAATCTGATCCTTCAATATAAGGCTCTTCTGTCCAATCATCTGGTAATTGTTCTCGAATGACATCAACATAAAATGTTTTTGGAGTGAATGGAAATGATTTTATATTTTGAGAACTATGATATCCGCATACTCTACCTGTAAAAGTATCATCCCATTTTTCCGATTCTTCATCTCCAGGGTATTGCCCTCGCCAAACAATTGCATCAACATATGATGCCTGACCGTCCTTGCTATGTTTAAGAATACCACCACATCTCATATTTTGATATAATTCCTCTGAACCACCAGCAATATCTGATACATCTCCCCATTCCTCATCGAGTCCACTGATTGGGCTAATTGGTTTAAATGATAATAGCTTTTTAATGGTTGATGCGATTGCTCCAGCTATATAAGGTGCCGATGCACCACTTTTACCACTATTCCCAAACTTTTCACATAAAGCTAATATCTCTGGTATAAAATTTTCCACTATTGGACGGTTATCTGGGTCCAAATGTATTTTACTTAAAAGTTCCAATTCTGTTTTTGCGTGTCGTTGTGTATTTGTCATATTATTAAATGTTATTTATTTTATTGTTAATCTTATCAATTTCTTCATTTGTCCAAGGCCTATTGTTTACTCCGTCTTCCGATATTGTTAAATAATCACCTTCTGACCTAAAAGCAACTTCTATTTTCCAGGGTTCGATTTCTGGTTCACATATCACCCATCCTCTATCGTTTATACCTATTGGTTTGGGCCCATCTTTCATTATTATCGAATCATCTGTAATTGGGTTTAATTTAGATATATCAATCGGTTCTCGTTTTAGAATTGTATCTTTAAATAACTCATTTACTTTACAAATAGCATCCCCATCATACCATGATATAGTATTTGGTTGGTGTTCGAACCTTTTTGTTAAAAAATAATTATCGGATCTTGTTTCAACGATATATTTTTGATATAACACACTATTACCATAATTTCTGATAACATCATTATTACAATAATAAATAATGTCTCTGAAATAATCTTCAGTAACCACTACATTACCTTTACCATCCTTGTAAATTTTTACATCCATATTTTTTATAATTTTATTCCCCAAAGTCTTCTATTTTCCACCAACTTTCACTAATAATAAAATCAGCATCCCCACTCATCGCTTTACCAGTTTTAGTATCTACTACTAAGTAAACCCAATTTTCAATAAAGTCTTCGCGTTTTAAATAATCAGTTTGAAATAAATCGAACCCATCGCTAATAATAAGATATCTTTTCATAATATATTTATAAGTTTTGGTAATGACTAATACAATTACAAGCCCCATTTAATAAATTATCAAATATAACTAAAACACACGGGAAAGGTGCTGGACTTTTGCTTTCGTTAAAGTTTAATCTACCTTTAATGAAACGAATTTCACTAGCATATTCTAAAACTAAATTATGCCAATATTTTGTATCGCTTCTACAAGGTATTAAATAAACACATGTGTTTGCCCTTCCAGCCTTTATTTCATCAATTCCTTTGATGATAAATGGTTCAATATTACTATATGGTGGGTTGATATAAATATTACCATTCCATTCAATTGTAAGACCATCAATTTCACTTTTAAGTGGGCACGGATCAAAATCGAAACTAAATTCTTTATTTAATTCTTTTAAAAATTTAATTGGTGTAGCATAATCATCACTATTCCTTGTTCCTTGTATTTCCTTCGAAAATCTTATCATTATTTTTCTAATCTCTTTTTAATAAATTTAATATTTCTTTCCTTGTTCTCTTTTTTTTTCCTACTGGTTCTTCAAAGGTATTCAATTTAGACCTCTCAAAAATTTGTTTATCTACGATTGATTTTGAAACATCCGAATGCCCTTTACATATACTGGCATTCTTTTTAAATTCAACTACCCTTTCATATTTCCCTTTAATTTGTCGGTAATTATAAACATAAAGGTCTATTTTATCGCAATATTTTTTTATCATTCTAATAACCTTGCGCCTATCCCCGTTTCCATCAAACTCCTCACAACCTATCATAGTTGTTGCAACTCTTAATCCTTGGAACTCATTATTGGCTGTTTTAAGACAGTTTTCTAATGCATTGTAATCTATATAAACTGGTAATAGATCAGGTCTAAAATTATATCCAGAAGTAATAAAACATAATGAAAATAATGGGATGGTATTTTTTGTTGTAACTCTTTTCCCTAATTTATTTTTATCACCATATTTTGTTGATAAATTTAGATCGTAGACATATTTAAATTTTTTTCTGACCTTACCTTGAAACCCATTGTTCATTGTACAGTAGGTATTCGTTCCTATAAGGATTACATCATACAATTCAACATCATCGATAAGGTCTTTATATTTAATGACTTTATACATTGCATTTAATTTAAACAAATGTACCAATAAAATATGAGAAAAACAAGTTTTTATATAAAAAAATAACCCAAATCATAATATAAATTAGATTTGGGTTATTTTCATTTAAAGTTATTTTTTAAAATGGGAGATCATCTACTTCCGATGGTGCTTGTGTTGTGGTCTTTTGTGTTGTATCAGGCATTTCCTGAGATCCTCCTGTGTTATTAATTTTCCACACATTTAAACTATTATATGTCTTACCATTGTAGTCGTTTGTTTTTGCGTTATATAATACTTCAACAATAGCACCTACTGATAAAGTATCTACAATTTCTTGTTTATTTAATGCACTAAAAATAATTGAATTTGGGTGTTCACCCTCTGTTTCTTCTACTCTGATAGTTGTATTGGACCATTCCCCATTTTTACCAGTTCCTGATTGTGTAACACCAATTTCTGTAATTTTACCCGAAAAACTTAAATTTGCCATTTTTTTACTTTTTTTTTAATTTATTAATATTTATTATTTATTTTAGAGTTTCTTCCACCATACTCTCACACTATTACCTCCCACATCTGGTGTTACTGATCCTAATTTTAGAGTATCTTCCACCAAATCGTTTTCCGACGACCTGTCTTCCAAGGTGTTACTGATCCTAATTTTAGAGTATCTTCCACCCTGTCTTTTATAAAGGACTGAGTTTCATTATAATTAAGACCGAAGTTACTTCCAAAAACTGACCAAATTTTATCATAATGAACATAGAAATACCTTTTTTCTTTATTTTCTGAATCCTGATATAATTCAAAAATAACTTCATCATTTTTATTATCTTTATAAAATACAGAATTAGGATATTCAGGTTTAATAACAATTGATAAATCGATTAAAAAACAACGAAAGAAATCCTCCATTTCTTTATTCTTATCTATTTTGATAAAATCAATAATTATTTTATTATCATTATATTTAATTAATTTTTTATATTCATTTGGAATATTTATTTCTATTAAATTTTTCATATATTTATTTTATATTAATTCTATTAAATTAAAGTCCAGTAATTTCACAAGAAATACTTGACCTTCATCTTTCAATATGAATAATTTTACCATTGGTAGTTCTTTATTACTTTGTATTTTAACTTCAACTAAATTTTGTAAATCGTAGAACCTTTGCAATATATTATGGGTTCTATATTTTAATCCATTTTTTTCATTCACTTCTAAATCAAAATATAAATACTCAAAATCAGAAATTGCAAATTTTCTTTTGAATATACCTTCCATTTCAGTTATATACCCATTATCATCCATATAATTAAATATGGCGAATTTCATAGGTTTAAAACCCTTTTCTTTTATTTGTTTTATTAATTCTTGCATTTGAAAAGTTTCATTAATTTATTTTTAATTGAATATATGTCGTTCGGGTGTGAATACACTTTTTTTCTATATACAGATAGAAAACTTGGAGTTACTGGTTGTCCGAACATCATTAAACTTAACCAAACTTTACCCGTAAATAACACTTTTAAGCGTTCTATAAAAGACATTTTCCAACAAGAGATAACTTCACCACCATTTGAATGTAGTCTTAAAGCTGGGAGTGGTATATATTCTGGTTGATCTTTTGCAAATGTAACATTACTGTCTTTGAAGTCTATTGGTTTCATATTTATTTAATTTGTTTTTAAATTGGGAAATAAATTAAAGTCATTATAACGCTCAATATGGTATACCCAAATAAACCTAAAATTAGTGCTAGTTTACTATAAAATATAATGTCACTTCTATTTATTATTCTTAATTTTTCTAAAATCTTTTTATATAGTTTCATATTTTATTTTTCTATTTTTTCAACCTTTAACCAATTATATACTAATGTTTTATTTATAACTTCACTCGTCTCACTTTGAACTGAGTAATATAAATGCTCCTTTGAAAAGTATATAATATTTGGGGAGTGAGTTAAAAATATCCTTTCACTTGTTCCATCTTCAAAAACTATATAATACCTATTGCGAATTATTTTAAAAACTAAACAAAAAATATACTCTATCATATATCAATTTAAACAAATGTACTAATAAAAAGTGAGAAAAACAAGTTTTTTTAAATAAAAATATTCAAAAAATATAAAGTTGGTCGTATTTATATTAAAATAAAACTATGGACATTATATTATTAATAAAAGAAGATTGCGGTTGCAAAAAACAAACTACTCAACCATCTAACCCACCAGTTAAGCAATAATTATTTGTTTATCGCATTTTGAGCCGCTTGTGAAATAATTATAGTTTCAACTTCACCTATAAAATCATCTAAATCTTTTGAATTGGTATAGGACATTGCTGACTTTAAATAGTGGGTAAAATTATTTACCCATTGATTCATTGTGTATTCAACACGATAGGTTCTCTCTATACCCTCAGATGTCTTTAATTTCGCATTTCCAAGCTCTTTCTGGGCCTTTTTAGTGCTCATACCATAAAACACCTTATCGAACATATAACCTTCCTTAAATTCGTCTAAAATCGTGCTTGAATATTGATCAACTTTTGTGGTATTATCTGTATATATTGTTTCCCCAGCACTTTCAAGCATTTTATTAAAAATAGATCCACACATAACATAATCTGCCCCCAGCGCCAAACATTTATTTATATCCGAATAACCTTTGATTCCCCCGTCTGCAACAATTCTTGCTGGATTTCTCAGCTTTAAAGATGCATCAAAACATTCTGAGATTAGACTCGCCATCGGATAGTGAATACCTGTGTTTGAGGAAGTTATACAACCAGCGCCGCCGCCAATTCCACAGCGAACATAATCCGCCCCAGCTTCGCTAAGTATAATATATGCCTCTGGGTTTGCAATATTACCTACCATAATAACTAAATTATCACCATAACTTAATTTACCATTCCGAATTGATTCATGTAATTTAAACATATTACCATTCGCAACGTCGATTAATATAAAGTGTTTTATGTTATTATTAATCTCACCAAACTCAACTATTTTATTGAATTCACTTAAAGAAAAAGCACACCAAGTTTCAGAACACATCTCCTTGCGAATTTGTAAATCAATATGTCTTGGTATAATTGGATTAATTTTATTTTCTTGGAAAAGTTTATAATTATTTAAATCAACAACACTACTCATTGGGGCGGTAAAAAGAGGTAGCATACCATTCGATATATATGGATTACATTCACTCCTACTATTAATATGTGAAACTTGCCCTTGAACAATTTCAATATCCATCAACCCGTACTTAACTTCTTTATTTAACATTATTTTTTAATAAAATTCTTCTTGCGTTCAACATTTGCAAATTCGTTGGCAACCCTTAAAATTCTGGATAACATATTTCCGAACAGCTTAGTTTGTAAATCATCTTCTTTGTCAATTGATAAAATAGCTTCAAATTCAGCTTTTTCTAATTCAATACCGTATTTTTGGCATAGGTAAACAGAATATTCACCAGTTTTTATGGCTGGTAATCCATCAGAGAATTTATAAAAATTTCCTCGCTTAACTTCCCATTCAACATCGTTTACTACAAATTCTTTTGTTTTTGCAATTTGATGTAAAAAACAAGTTTTCATTAATGAATTATTTTCAATTCTATCTTCCTCTGATAATAGCGTTTCATTTATTTTTTTTGCGTAATCAGTGATTAATAAAATATGTTCAATTAAACCTCCGATATAAGCACCACCACTTTCTTCTTTTGTATGTGATGGTGCGATTTTTAATAAATTATCGAACTCATCATCTAATACCATTTTTTCGGTATATATACCGTATTTCTTTAGCATTTTAATAAACCTAACGAAATTTACATTTATTTTTTCTTCTGTAATCTTATACATATATTACTTTAATTAATTTATTTTATAAAAAAGGTTGGCTATCCATTTCACGTAACAGGAAATTAAGACATTTAGGTATTCTTCTTGTAGCATATTTCAGCCTTCACCACTATAGATAATTGTTTCCCCAGTACCAACCAGATTTTATTTAATTATTTACTAATAAATTCGTAAATCTTCTTTGACGATTTGATTAAATGATCTACATCCATATTAAACCCAGCTGTAAATTTTAAGGCAAAATCAACAGATGAAATTTTTAATGATTGATCCTTTTCTTTTTTAATTCTGTTATTGAATTGTTCAGGCGTTTCAAGCAACCTACTATTTTCTACTACTTTTTTCTTTCCGAACATAATTTATTTCTCCTCTTCTTTTGGTACTTCATATTTATAAACATCTAAAATATTTGTTTCTACAATACCACAAACTTGATAATCGGCCATTGATCCTTTCATTCCATCTGCAATTACATCCCAAGCATCTTTAACGTCGTTTGCTTGAGCCATCATAGTACAGGTAGTCCTCTTTTCAACTCCTTTGATTTCATCTAAGCTTATAAAAGCAACCTTACAACGATACCATTTGTCTCCATTATCATTGAAGAACATTTCACTAATTTTTTCCCTTTTAATCGCAGCCGTAAGAAATTCACCACTAATAAAAGGTTTTAATTCTTCTGTTACCCTAGCTTCCGCTTCTGTAAAAGATAGAGCATCAAATAAAAATTCATCACACGTTTTTACAATCTTACCTTCTTCGGCTGTTTTTTCATACTTTACTTTTACATTAAACCAATTCAACATTTTTTCTAAGTTTTAATTATTAATATTACTTTTTAAATTCACAACAAATGTACTAACTTTTTATGAGAAAAACAACTCTTGATTGTTAAAGTTTTAATTATTTTCTCTAAGGTCTCGTACTGCTTCTCATTATTTTTCTATTATCCCATCCTGTTTTTTCGGCTATTCTCTCAATTAAATTACCTGAAATAGCGTCCCTAACGAATCCTGACCAATATATTGATTTTAGTTTTAATGGTAATACATCCTTTTCTAATTCATTATATAACCTAATACAGTCTTCGTGGGTTTTACATATAACCATTTCGAAACTGTAATCTTCATTTTCAATTATTAGTTTATTTTTATAAACCATTACCCGTTTCTGATGGTGATTAACCTTGTTAACACCGTTTAATAATATATCTTCTAATATATAATAAAAATTTTTTCTTTGGTGTCTGGGGTGGAAGCCGTGTACCCAATATGTTTCCTCAAAATAAAAATCTGATTTCTCGTAAATTAACCATTTTTCATTTGTCGCTATATTTGGGACGAATTGGCCAATTTCATTTCTGAGTAGTGTCTCTTTAGGATCGTCAGCATTTCTTCTCTGTAATAAAACTAATTCGTATTTTGCTTCATAAACATTATGCTCCTTTATTATAACTTTTTTGGGTATTCTTATATCTTTCTTGTTTTCAATAAGAATCTTATTAAATTTCTGAATTGCATCATCTTTGCTTGGTGTATATAAAATATCAACTAAAACTTTTTTTTGACTTGTAACTATTATCCTCCAGTAGGGATTTATTTTTCTTTCTTGCTTTTTCTTTAATGCTTTTATTTCAGAATCCTTTTTCTTCTTATCTTTTCTATATTTCTTTCGATGAGAAGTAGCATCTTTTCTTCTTTGATTTCCACATTTTCTATAAGCCTCATCCGCAAGCCTTTTTCTTAATTTTGTATATTTATTTTCAATTGTATCGTTTTCTAATAAAATATTATTCATTTACATCTTTAATAAATTTAAACTTTAAATCAAGTATTGTAACTAATACCTCATCTCCTGGACTGAAATCGCTTGGTAATGCATCTTTATTATTTTTGAAAAAATAATCCTCATCTATTTGTCTTAAAAGCTCTTGCTCTAATTCAAATACAATTGTGATATTATCTTTCCTTACATCGTTTAACTCGTTGTGTAATGTAGATGCAATTTTTAATAATTGTTCATATGTAGGTATGTTAAATATTTTTCCCATTATAATACTTCAAATATACTGTTTATAAATCGATTTATCTTAATTTTAAATAAATTATATTTTGTTGGTTTATATGGATTTTTAATCTCAGTTATCATTTTTTCACCTAACCCATTAATTAATTGGTTTGCAAATGAATCCCTAAAATTATCATTTTTAATATTTAGCATGATATATTCAGATTCAGACTCTTTTATTTCTTTTTCCTCATTAATCATCTTTCCTATACCAGTTTAATATATTAAAATTTTTTTACTTGCGAATAAATAAACTTCTGATTTACCTTTAAATATGCCTTTACAAATTTTATCATCACCTTCGTGTTTTAAATCTTTATATTGATTCCCATAATATGCTAAATCATTGGTAAGATTTATAAAATCTTGTTCTATTGCTTGTTTTAAAAAAACATAATTTTTATTTTTCAAAATGTTCTTCTATGTTATGTATTACCCAGCTCGTACCTGAGGCAATTGCCCCATCACACAATAAAATTAATATTGTAATAAACAAGAAATCAATACCATAATAGTCATATATAATTCGGCCAAATATCATATTCATTGGTGTAAATGAAAAACTGGAAATAAAAAATAAATTAATTACTGAAAAAAACATACCAACCCACATAGGTAGGCACATCATACAATCAAATAATTCACCAAATTTAGGATGTATTTTATTGGAACACGATCTCCACCAAGTAAAAATACCACCAGGACCATTTGAATATACGATCATGTTTGATAGACCGTATGATATAAAAATAAAAGATAGTAATACAAGTAGTTCCATTATTCTGCTTTATTTGATATTTCAATGTCTGATTTGATAACACTTTTATCTTCAGTTAGTAATTCCCTTTTATCAGATGCTATTTCAGGTTCCACTTTTGATTTTTTATATGGGCGTTTTTGTTTACCACTAAATGTGAAATTTAGAGTTTTTAAATAATCTAATTCATTCTCTTTAAAAATTAATTCTAATTTATCAATGTAAGAATTAAATAAAATATCCTTTTCTAAATCTACTAGATATGGGTTAATACTCTCTAATATTACATCTATAATGTCAGAAAAACTTATACTTACAATATCAGAACCAAAAACTACTTGCGTTGGTTTATTACTATCTCTCTGAACATCTATATCGCCATACATCTCCTGTAGAACCCATTCTGTGGGTATAAACACTTTGACATACTTAAAGCCCTCGTAGATACCATTTATAATGTACCTATCGCCTAATTTGTTTATTTTTTCTTCTAACATTTTATTTATTTTTAAAAAAAGATTATTGTAAGTATATAACTCACACTCAATCCGAAAAATAGTAAATCTTTACTCACAATTTCATACGAAATTTTCGCTTTTATACACTTATATAGATGGAAAATTTCTTTCACTACTATCTGTATTGAAAGAAATAAAATAAATATCTTTAAAAAGTGAATGATAATTAAAAACATAACCATAACATTTGTTTATTTTAAATTCAAAACAAATGTACGAATAATAATTAAGAAAAACAAGTTAAAACTATAAAATGTTTTATTTTTTTGCTAAAAATGTTAGGTCTTCATTTACTGAAACATTTACTTTATACCAGCTTATATTTTTAGCTTTTATCTTAATTTGGTAATTCAGTGCTCCTTTTTTTTCTGTAAAATCATAAATTGTATCATCTAAAGGCGCTAATTTCCTATCAATGTAAATAGTATCACCATTATGTATTAGTCTATATTTAACTATTGTTAATGGTTTATTTATTCGCATAAAATTAATTGAGTCGGTAAGTCTTTCATTTTTACCAATTAAAATTTTATTTTCTAATTTGTGTAAATTTGCATTCTCGATAATTGACTGTCCATTTAAATAAAGTAATAAACACATTCCCGATAAAGATAATATTAAAACCCACTGTACTAAGTCTGCAACTAATTTATTTTTTGCCATAGTGAAACGTATTAAATAAAGTTTATTTTGTTGATTGATATAAATCTAAAAGTATAGCTATTTTCTGTGATGCATCAATAATCTTCCCATCGGCGTTCTTGTTAATTGGTTTTTCTATATATGAAATACCTAAAAAACCAATAGCCATATTACTCCCAGTTAATGATACCATATATAGATATTTTACATTATTTTGAGACATTCTATTAGCTAATTTTACATCTATTTTTTTCAGATCTTCTATAGTTCCTTTAAATATTTTATTTTTATAAACATGAGCAACGAAGCTAAATCTGGAAAGATTAATATTACCATATTCTTCAGCAATTGGTGGCATATCTGGATTTATCATTTGTTCATAGGTTATTTCTCCATAAACAAATGGTAATCCTGTTGGGTTATTTGACCCGTTATGCATTTCAATAACAAATACTCTATCTGAACTTGTTTCTATTAATAACTTTAATAATATAGCATCTATCTGAGGATTTATTTGATTCAATCTTAATTGCATAGTTGTTGAATGTTTTTTTGTCTCTTCAATTTTCTGATCCTGCATTACTTTTGTTACAATAGCTTTTTGATTTATAAATAAGGCGAGAGTTAAAGCAAATAATATTAATACAAATAGCCCACCAAAAACCCTAAATAAACCATATTTATCAATCATCCTCAACGTTCTTTCCAACAACCCTAACTTGTCATTTATTTGCTCATCTATCTTAGTTGTTGGTATTATATTCATTTTTTTAACTCAGCTTATATTTTATTTTAATGATGAGAAAATATGGAATTCTAATCCAACAAACTACGCATCTTTTCTATTCCTTTTTGTATTTGTGAATCTTCTTGTTTCCTTTGTTCGTTAGTTGGTGTTCCAAATTGTTCTTTACTATCGTAATTATATAACTTTTTAATTCTATTAAATTCTTCGGCTAATTTAATTTTATTTTCATACCCCTTAATTACAGCCTCATTTATTAAGCCATTTATTTTCCAGGCTATTAAATATTCATTTTGATTTTTATCTTTCATAATGAAATTACACCCATCTTTTTTATAATCTTCTGGGATTAAACTAAGCATATGACTTTCACCTAAAAATTGAGTGTTTTTAAAATTCAAACGTAGTGTTTTAGTTAAATCTACACTCTCAAATGCGGTAGGCTTCTTTGGTAAATCAATAAATTTCGAAACCAGACCTGTGCTTTTTAGAATATGCTCTTTATCTGTTTTATCTTCGCTTGATTTATCAGCTGCTTTATAATATTCTTTATTCCCTTTATCGCTCGTAGCTGCATCCTCTTTATCTACACTATTACCCATTGATGGGTCACCTTCGATGCCTTTTTTTACACGTTCTTTCCATTTGTCACCAGGATCACTAGGAAACTCAAGATCTAAATTTGTTTTATTGTTATTTATATCACCTTTAGCATCATTGAATTTAACTGGATTGCTTTCATCACCAATATTTTTTTTAGTGGTTGCACCAGTGTATTCTAATGTATTTTTATTGGATTCGATATTGGATTTTTTATTTTTATCAGTAACACCTGGACCAAGAACTGGCTTGAATTCAGAGATACCTTCTCCAATCATTTCACGTAATTGTTTTCCAGTTAAGATGGTTTCCATATAATTTTTATTTTCGTTTTATTTTCAATTAACTATTGTAATAAATTACTTTTATTATAAGTATATAAATATTATTATTTATACTATTTTTTTGAAAATTATTTTCATAATCCACCTATTTTTCTATTGATTGGTGACATAAACGGAATTTCAAAGCTACCACCAACTGAACTACACGTATTTACTCCACCCATATCTCCACCACCTTCACCATCTTCAGTTACAAGTTCTTGTTCTGGAAACATATCATAATATAATCTATCAACTTTTCGTTCGAAATTTTTCTTTGGAACCATTAATTTAATCTCTGTTAAACCTGTATCCTCTGATAATTCTAACTTTCTTTCAACTAGACCAAATCTCAGTAACTTATTTAATACTTCGCTATTTCTTAATCCATTTAAACCCCAGAAATTACCTTTATTTATTGTATGATTATTTGAAAGCATTTCATATAAAAAAGATTTTACTTCTTTAATGAACTCATCTCTTGATATTTTTTGAGCTTCAATAGACTCTTTTAATATCATTAAATTATCTTTATTAATAAGTATGTTCATTAGTTAATTATTTATTTATTGTATCGGCCCAGAAATTTTTACGTTGCCATAATAGTTTATATAACTCCTCTATTACTTTGGCTGAAATTACCTTTGTTCTTGCTTCAAAATCTTTTGATTTTAATTGCTTTGCGTTTTCATCTCTAATTAAACTAATAATTTCAGGCTTTGAAAATTCTTCTTTAATTAATTGTTTTAATCTGTTCGGTTCCATATATTATTTTAATATATTTTTAATATAAATAGTATGTAAAATAAAAAAAGCTAGATTTCTCTAACTTTTTAACTATATAAATAAAATAATTATTTATTTTGATAATCCCCCAATTTTTCATCCCAATATGTTTTCCACTGGTCTTTTAAAACTACGAGTTTACCAAGTTTATCAGATGTGTCTTTTGATAGTAAAACAGAATCACCCCAAATATATAATCCACCACTTTGATCATTATATCTGAATTGAAATTTTAAATTGTTCATTCCCGTAATTTCACCATTAAACACAACATCACTATCCGCTGTATAAACTATTAATGAATTAGAGTCTGTTTTAACTGCCCCAACAAATTTCTGTAAGTTAGCCTTTAATTCCATAAAATATGGATCACTCTCTGGAATTACAATTGTATTTGAGGTATCATTGTTGGATGGGTCTGCTGTTTCAAACTCTTCTGTTAATCGACGTAGTGTTTGACACATTTTTCTGGTAATATCCGATTCGTTTAAAAGTACCACGTTACTATTTTTAGTCATTTTACTTATTTTTATTATAAATAGTTCAAAAAACGGTTTTTTCTAAATATTTACACCTAATTTTACGAATCGACTCATCAATTATTTTAGAAATTCGCATATATGAGATATTATACATTTTAGATAATTCAGTAATATTTAATTCATCATGTTCTTCAATTCCGAAATAATGTTTAACAATGGTAGATTCTCTTGGGCTAAGTTCATCTAAATAAAATAACACACTTTTAAACATGTCTTCAATTGCCTCAAATTCAGCTTTTTCATTTTCATCATCTGAAAAGCTTTGAATAGATGATTTTATTGTTTTATCTATACTAATATCGTTTACATCTTTATCTAATTCATTAAGCACTTCTACTCCATTAGTCATAATATCAAATTTAAAATTTGGCTCTCGTATTTCTAACCACTTACCCTCGTTTTTAATGGATGACGTAATTGCCTCTTTAATTTGCCAGTAAGCGTATGTAGAAAATTTAGTACCAATCTTATAGTCAAACTTATTTGCTGCGAGTATAAGACCTCTATTTCCCTCACAAACTAGATCTTTATATTCTACACCTCTATCTTTATACATTGATGCAATATATGGGACTAATTTTAAATTTGAAGTGACCAGCTTATCTCTTGATTTTAGATCTCCTTTTTGAATTGCTTTACTTAATTGTTTTTCCTCTTTTAAATTAATTCTTGAAAATTTTTTCATTTCAAGGCCATATTGCTTTAGAACATTATACTCTTTTAATTCTTCTCTCATTTTTTATTGGTTATTACCATTAATTTCTATTTTAGCGGATGAAATATTTTTCTGTTTGTCGATTCGGACGGTAGTGCTATGCCAATCCTTAATAGAATCCAGATGGGTGACGTGTAAAATGAATTGATAATCCTTTTCAATTTTCTTATACATTTCTCTCATGTTATCATAGTTCTCACTCGCAACTCCGCCAAGAATTTCATCTAAAATTAAAAAGTTTGGTCTTGGCATTGTTGATATATTCCCAAGAACACATCTTAAAGCCAGCGCCGATGCTGTTTTTTCGAAACCAGACGCACCGCCCAAACTTGATGCCACATCATCTTTAATTATATTAAAAACTACCTCGTTTTTATCTGTTAAAGCAACTTCAATGTCAAAATCACAAACATCTTCCAAAAGTCTACTTAATTCGGAATTTATAATTGGTAGTGTTTTCTTTAACACCATTTTCGAAATACCATTTTTACCAACCATTTCTAAATAAGCTTTCCAATCTCTGATTAAAATAGCTTCAGTATTAATTTCTTTAATTAATAACTCATTTGTTTTAATTTTTTTATCTAATTCAACAATATTCCTTTCGAAATTTTCAATTTCTCTTAATTTGGCATCTCTTTCTATTGTAAGTGATCTAATTTTTGCATTGATGTTTATTAGACTGATATCTATCTGATTATTCTTTTCAATTGCACCCTTATTTTCATTAAAATCTTTAATTTTTTGTTCATTTTCTTTGTATTGAGATAATAAATTTTGAATTTGGACTGGTATTATTTCAATTAAACCTATTAATTTTGCTTTTTTATCGAAAGTTTTTTTATTATTTTCTAATTCAATAATTTCAGATTTAGTTGTATTTAAATTATTAGCTGATGTTATTCCAGATTTTTTTAATTCTTCTATTTTTAATTCGTTTTGTGATATTGCACCAGAATTATCCAAACCATCATATTTCCTTTTACATGTTGGGCAAAACTCGCTTTTAGTTAAATTTTCGTTTGTTAATTTTAATGTGGTAATTTTATTTTTTATATTACTTATTTCAATTGAAATTTCTTTATCTAAATTAATCTTACCCTTATAAATAATTTCATCGAATGTAATATCTTTTAATAGTTCAAACTCTGATTTATATCCAGCTAATTCTAATCGTTTAGATGCACCTTCTTGTTTTATTTTTTCAATTCTACCGTTTACCGTATTAATATCTAATTTTAATATATTTTGATCGATTTGTTTTTTTGAAAGTAATAATGTGTCCTTGGATTGCTGTTCGATTTCTGTTAACTTATTTAGCTCAGTAACTCTGGTTTTCGATAAATTAATATTTTCATTATTTGTTTTGATAGAGATATTATTGTTTTCAATTACCGAAGTTAATTCTATTTTATCATATAACTTTGATTTTAAACCTTTTTCAAATTCTTTATATTTATCCTTTGCAAATTTATCTTTTTCCTCCAGTGGTGATAATCCTACCCATTTAGATAATAATTTACCTGTTTCTGTTTTACCCATTTCAATTAGAGAGAATAGATCAGTAGCAGTTGTCATTACAATCATTCCAAAATCTTTTTCGTTACCGATAGCTTCTTTTATTATTTTATTGGTTTTTACTGAATACTCACCCTGTTCGTTTGAAATAGAATCCGTTAATTCTTCCTTTTCACCATTTATTATTTGGTAATATTTAACCTTTTGTGATGCATCTCCCCATTCACCAGTACGTTTTTTTGCTCTTGTAACTACTCGTTCAATTACATAAGTTAACCCGTCTATTTTAATACCACCACATACATTAAAGGTTGTAACATCTAAATATTTATTGAAACATTCTGATAACGTGTATGGCTTTTGAGTTTTTCCGAAGTATAAAAATGATACTAAATCCATAGCGAAACTAGTTTTTCCGTTTTGATTTCCACTAGTTACTCCGTCTATACTACCATTCAAAAGAATTAAGCCTTTTAAGTCTGTATAATCAAACCTATTATCTGGACCGTAACTTAGGAAATTGCTCCATTCAATCCATTCCAATTCAGATTTTCTAAACTTTTCATAAACATCGTAATCAATTTTGGAATTTATCTCAGAATCAATAACCTTTATATGTTCAAAATCAATATTCTCGATTTTATTATCGATAATGTAATCATTAAATAGTTTTAATTGAAATTTTGGATCTTGAATATTATTTATAACCTCGGACGAAACATCTATTTGTTCTCCTTTTTCATTTAATTTGATCGCATTAAAAGAAACTTTTACCGATTCTTTTGGTATTCCATATCTATCGGCAAATGTCGATATAATATGTTTTTTTGATTCATGAGAATAGTTAATTGGATTGTCGTTCCATTCAACATTGATTTTTGATTTCTTCCCTACTTTAACTCTATATTTATTATTTACTGACATATAAACTTATTATATTGATTAATTTTTACAAATGTACGTAAAAGAATCAAGAAAAACAAGTTGCTTTTAATATAATTATACCATATAACACTTTAAAATTGTTTTGGTTTGGCCATATGTTAATGAATTTGGGTTGATGTCGGAAAGATATATATATTTATTACCAGTAGCAATTCCACACTCATTTAACTCTGTATAATAATAATTATCACCAACACCATTAAATAATAACCCATTATTATCTACTATAGCCCACATAGAAGTATCATTTAATTGACAATTTGGTGAATTTAATATATTTTCAAAATAATAATATCTATCAGATTCTTGGTCGTATATCACTCTATTCTCAAATCCACTATCATCTGTGCTTGTATACCCTGTTGTAACTAAATCCGATATATAAGATTCAGCAAATTCTGAAATTGAATTTACTTGTAGATAGATTGAGTTATCTCTATTGTTGATAGAATAATTTATATTTGAATTATAAAATGGTTTAACATAGACACCCATAGGTAAATATGTAATTATATTCCTTGTAACTACATCCTCGCAATTACAAGTTAAATCTTGAATATATGTTGAATAAATGTATTTTTTGATTAAACATACCCCACCACTTACATCTTTTATCATTGTGTTTATCATAACGTTAAAAATTAAATAAATCTGTTTTTTCAATCCATTTCGGTGACTCATCTCTTTGACAACTACCATTATCACCAGTAAATAGAATTTCTCGTTCGAATCCAACTATAGTGTCTTTAGGGTGTGCTGGTATTTGAACGAACATATCACCAAAATCTTTTTTTATTAAATTAGTTAGGTCGCTTGTAAATCCAGTTGATGTTTCATCAAAATAGTTCATGTTTTTATACCTTAAAATAGTTTGTCCATTGAAATTTTGATTTATATCATTTGTTCTACCACAATATTTATCTACTAATACCCATTTAGGTGTATCTGTGTTAATTAACACAAAATCAAAAATGGCTGATGAAGGTATTACATGTTCTAAATATGGTAATATAAGGTTCTTTATTGAAATAAATATTTCTTCTTCTGATATACCAGTTTTTCCTATCATATTACCAGCATAAAATAATTCTTTAGCTTTTTTAGCGTTAATACCAATAACAAAGTTCTTTAAATTTAGAGTTAATTTACTATCTGATATGTTATTATTACTATCAATATATATTAAATCACCAGTGTCTGTTAATATATTACGATAAAAATCATCTGTTAATATATTCTTCCCACCAATGTAATTTTGGTCTCCAATCCATTTAATTTTATTATTATCAACTGTTTTTATTGAATTTATATTAAAACCTATACTATTCGTATATTCAGTTAAATCAATACTTGGATAATTACCTTGTTTATCAATATCTGTTTTAAATAAATTCGTAAATTGATCAATATAATTAAAGCCATAATCATAGCTACCATTACCAGTATGAGGGTTATTTCCACTTGTTATATTAGTAACATATGTATTACCTGTTAGGTCGGTGTGCTGACCACCTGTCTCTCTATACCACCCACCCATTTGTTGAAAATAAAATTCATTTGAATTTACTCTTGCTTTTGGGTATCCATATGTATGCTCTATTATGGAAAAATGTTCATCGAAATCTAAATCGGTAGCCGTATCACCTGTATGAGTATAATTCATTGAACCTTTTGGTGACATTACAAATGTCCCTACGTTCACACCTGTTAATAAAATATCATCGCTTATTATTTGTTGTGAACCATATAAATTTTCAATCTCGTTTAACCTTAATTTTTCATTTAGAGTTATAATATTTTGTAGGGTTGTACCTGTTATATAATTATCTACTTTCTGTGTGTATTCGCGAACATCGTAAATACTTTCATCGATACCGAACATACCAAATATTTTTCTAATTGATGCTCTCGTGCCTTTCGAGCTACTAATACTTTTAGATGATAAAATTATACGTCTATTTAATTCATTAGTACATTCCAATAAATTAAAATTACCATCACAACCACGAAATATTTTATTGGATGTTACACCTGTTTCTGGGAATATATTTAATAATGATGGACTTTCCCATCCTAATGAATTTACCTTTCCCTGTAAATATTTTTCTGGAATATTATCCTTTTTATCATAGGATATATTATTTGTAAAAGCTATACCTTCAGCATATTTTTTAACTTCATCATAAAAACGTCCGTAAATCCTCAAAAGTGATTGAATCTTTGTACCTCCAGCTACATATTCTTCTAATAGCTCATTATCTATAACCTTTTGATATGTTGAATCCATGTTTTTAATGGAATCGTGGGTCATCATTCGATATATATTATCAGAATATTTTTCATCTACTAAAATTGAACTATCTATTAATTCTTGTATGAATAATTCGTAATCTACTGATGTGATATCTATATTATACCCATCATATGTTCGCCAAATAAAATCACGATAATTACTTGAAATACCGTCTTCTGTTTCTTCTGGGATTTTAAATGTCGATTTATATTTTGGTTGTGTTTTTCTGTTTAATAACGTACTTTGAAAATCATCTAAACTATCAAAAAATTCATCTTGTTTTTTTAATGACGGTTTAATGTGAAATGAAGTACTGAGTGATATTACCTTATCTAAATCTATAATAATATTACTTCCTGAACTAGTAAACCCAGTAATCGATGCCGTTTGATTATCTTCAGTTAATATAATGTAATCTGAATAAGAAGTAGCTAATGTTTTTAAATCATATGATAAATTTCTATCATATTCATAACTTAATAAATTTAAGTTAAATGGATTGGATATATTCGATATTGGTATTGTTATAATTTTTGTATTGTTACCACTAATAATTGAACTATCACTAATAAATAACCCACCTGGAAATCTATTAATAATATCTTCTACCGAAGATCTAATTAAATCATTTGTTGAACCATAATAACAAAATTTAGATAAATCAAAATATGATTTTTTAAAATTTATATAAGTTTTTTCTGGTGTTAACTTAACATTTAAAATATTTTTATCTAATGGGGTTTTGCCTGTATCTGGTATAGATAATAAATCATTTAATGTGTATTTACCAGTAAATTCACCGTTTGTATATTCTTTTTTATCGGTAGTGTCTGTATTTGTTATAAATGTAAAACCACCCTCTGTTCTAATAGTTAAATTTTTATTAACGTAATTATATGGTTCACCATAAGTAAGGAGGTCATTTTCTAAAATGGTCCCACTATTTGTAGCTATCGGATTACTTTTTTTTATATAATTAGAAAATGATTTTGTGTATTTCTTAGCCATTTTTTTATGCGTTTCCAATTATTGTGTTATGGTCTTGTGTGAAATCAATATTTGTTTTGTTTTCTTTCACTTCAAATACTGGTTTTCCAGTGGCAGATTCTTTGATTACATAATGTTCTGCTTGACTAAATATATTATTACTATTATCATATGTGGTTATTAACCCATTGTCTAGTGTTCTTATTTGATTTCCGTTTATCGATGTATATAACGACTCAATATCATTATTAGTTAATTCTATTTCTAATAGTACTGGATTAAAAAAAGTATTACTTAATATAATCTTTGTTCCACTATTCCCTATGTATGGTATTGAATTTGGATTCGCATTTGTTGCCGATGATGGTGTTACAGTTAAAAATAATAAATCAGAACTATCATTAAATCTATAGCTAACAGATTTTTGACTAGTGCTTATAATATTTTGATTAACTGGTTCACATCTATTATTTGATGTTATTATCCTAAATAAATTACTTACTTTATTACCAATGGAATCGTAATATTCAATTCTATAACCAGAAAGTGTATCGTTACCAACTGAAATACCAATTAAATCAGAAGATTTTAAAATAATACCCCTAATATTTGGATATGCAGATAAAATACCGATATCTTGTATGTTAACTTCTACTTGTTTTGGTCTAATATATATATTATAAATACCTACTTTATTAAAAATATCTAAAGGTAGTTTTAAATTATATATTCCACCAATAGGATTTACTGTTGAACCAGGCGCTAATTGCGCTGATAAAAATTTGGTTATATTGTCTGTTTGATAATTATCATTAACAATACTTCTATTCTCACTGTAAGACCAAAAGATCTCAGCATCTGTTGCTGGGTTAAAATCAGCGGCTCTATTAATTCCGTAGCTACTTGCCATTATTTATATTAATTATCCTTTATTTTAAAAAATCCATTACCATATTTTGTTAAATCATCTAATGTCCTAATATCACCTAATTTTAAATTCTTTTCAAAAGTCGAATTTACACCTCTATCAATTTTTACATTAATAAAAGTTTTTGGTGTCTCTATTATTCCAAGTAAATAGTCTGATTTTATGTTTGGTGAACTTATCGAATTCTCAGCAGTCAGACCATTTGTTAAATAAGAAATATTAGAAATTCCACTGGATACATCTTTATAATGAATACCTGTTGTCTCTAATTCATTCTCTGTGGCACCTATTATATATTCATATAATCCTTGATTTTCACCACTAAAATCACTACTCTCTGAAATAATTTTATTTATATTACCATAAGAGCTTTTAATTTCTTGGGTAAATCCACTATTCCATGTTGGATTATAAAGGTCTCTATCACTGTTTGATTTTGAATATCTTCTAAACTCATTAATCTTACTTTCACCTGTAAACGTGATAATATTATTATCTGCTGGTTCAATTGTATTTAATTCCCAATCACTTAAATCGAATATTGATAATTTACTTTGATTTTTAGTACATCGATAACTGTGTCCATTATATAATTTACTTTCACCTGCGAAATATAATTTATTCGGTACCCAATTTTCAATTTTTGGTTCTAATACACCAATATCATCTGCGCTCTGTATAAATAAAATATTAAAAGAACACAAATTTGATGTATAAGTTGTATTTTTACCGACGTAATATTCAACTTCACCATTATCTTTTATTCCAATTAATTCACCCCAGTGTGATGTTATACCTGTATAATCAATATCTTCTGGAATCAACCCATTAATTATATAAGGGTTTACTCTACAAATATAATCACTTAAGTATATTGTCTTTTTAATTAATTCCATTATTTAACTTTAGCCTGATATAAATTTATTACCGTATTTTCAGTATTATAGTCGTTAAACCAATAAACATATTTATTTAAGTTTGTATTATATTCAATATTTATAGGGATAAACATATTTGATTTTAAATCAGATAAATTAAATCCATTTACTGATCCATGCGAATAATCTTTTAAAAATAATGAAGTTTTACCATTTAATGCGCTATTATATTCAACTTTCATATAAATAGTAGTAATAGTATTTTTTAATATATCACTTCCAAATAAATAAATATAAAAACCTTCAAAAGAAGCTATTTTTAAACTTGTTCTTGGATTATAAATAGTAAAATCAGTCATTAATGTACTCATTGATAAGCCGTTATTAATATATTTATCATATAAGTCTCCTGAATTGATAAAAATAGTTGAATAATATAATAAATTCTGTACTTTTATATCATTTGAATCATAAAATGATAGTCTAATGAAGTTGTTGCTTAACCTTTTTCTTCTATTAATTACATCATCGCTCGTATAGCCAATATCTGATAATAATGTAGAATTATATGTCCAATTATTTGAAATATAAAAATGTAATTTAAACGTTATAGATTGAATATCGTTATTAATATTGCTGGAAATTATTGGGTGTAACCTAACTTTTTCAAAATCGATTGTTGGATTAATTACGTTCAGGTTGCTAATATCAAATTTGTTTTCAATAACTTCGTATTGTTCTGAATTTGGATAAAATAATTGCCCGATTTTAATTGATATATGATTATCGACCACATTTTCAGTATCTAAATTTATTTTATATTTTAACATATACTATTTTGGTTGCTGAATCTATTATTAATTAAAATATCGTTTGTTGTATTATCACCATATAAATCAGATGGAAATGTCCTACTCTTTAAACCGTAAAGTCCAAAAGGATCTTGTCTTTTTACCACTAAATTTATAGCTTTGTTTAGGTATAACCTTCCATTTGTAAATTGAATATCGTTATTAAATTGTGATTCACTATCAAAAATTCCTTCTGGTAATATATCTCGCCAAAGTATTCTACCATTGTTCATATCATTCCCATATGATGGTATTGAATCACTATAATATCTTTTGAATTGATATATATTATTATTTATATCTTCAATCGCACCAAAAAAAATAGAATTATATGGTATTAAAATTGACTTATTTATATCTCCCCTTATTCTAATATTTAAAGTTAAAGTTTTAATTATATTATTATTTGAATCTACCTTATTTATTCTAATTCTATCAAAATCTAAAAAGTTTTTTGAATTACTTATCTTTAAAATTAAATATTGTATATCGCTTTCTGAACCAACATATGAATTTAAATTAATAATATTACCATCTTTATTTAACCCCAAAGTAAATATATCGTCTTCACAACTTACAATTGTATTTAATTCACCTTGATTTATAATAGAGGAATAATTTTTAATTTGTATTTTATAATGTGGGTTATAAAAATAGCCTTCATTTCTTGGTTCGAGATACATTTTTTGATCTTCATCGTAGAATGAAGTATATGTGTGATTTATAGTATGATATTCAAAAACATTATCTAATCGTTCTCTCTGAACCGTATTAAATCTATGCATTACATTATCTAATACAATTTCCTTTACTAAGGATTTATTATATTCGACTATATCACATAAAAATTTATTATTATTTGATGAGCCATTTATTGTTATATCTTCTTCTAATGGTATTTCTATAGTATTGTTCGAATTAATTAATCTTATATTTGAATAACCATTAACATATGGAGCTTCATCAATTCCAGATGTTACATTACCAAATATATTATTATGACCTAAAGTATCGGATGTCTTCCCTTTTTTTATTATTGTTAAATATAATTCACTGATTGGCCTACCTAAGTTATCAGACAAAAGACTTATATCAATATCATCAATAAATTGAATCTGATGAATTTTATCACCAAAAATATTTCTTGAAAATGCAAGCTGATAATTATCTGATGTTATCTGCGTTGTATTACCTGTTATTTTACTTTCAATATTTTCGATTGTTATTTCATCTGTATCGAATTTAAAATTAGGTACTTTTCTTAATTCTCTAATGTAATAATCTGATTCGACACCATCCACTATCTTAACTATCCGTTTTGTTTTTATACTATTTAAAAAGTCTACATCATTTAGATCTGAATATTTATCAATATCTAATATAAATGTACATTCTTTATTCAACCCATTAATATCACCAACATTATAAATTTGATAAGTTTTACCAATTGGTGAATTAGTATATTTAAAAGAAATTATATCGTGTTGATTTAATTTATTTTTATATGAGGTCGTTATTTGTAGGTAATTACCATTTTCATTTGCATATCCAATAACACCATCTGATATTGGTAATCCATTTATTCCGTTCGCATCTGTAACTAATATATGATCTATAATATTTTTATATGGATAAGTAACGCAATAATCCCAATTATCCTCTGGTTTTTCATTTATAATCATCGGGCTAAAACTAAAATATTCTCTAGTTGGAAATAAATCAATTTTTTCGCATGGTAATTTATTTATAAACATGCGATTATTATTAATCTTACCAGCATTTAAAAAATACATCCACCCATTATCTTCAAATAAATTATTATCTACAGAATCTTGAATTGAACTAACATTTTTCAATGATGTACCAATAAAACTATCTAATGAGGTACCTTTTTTAAAGGTGTTTACTCTTAAAAAATGATTATCAAAAATATCATACCCACAATTATATGTAAATTCTGGATTGATTGTTTTAATAGCATTTAATCTAGTACTTCCAGTTATTTCTATATCCCCATCATATATTTGAGTTATTGGATTTATTAACACGTTTGTTGCAATTGTATTTATTGTGATAGTTAACCTGTATTTTGTACAAGAATTTATCTCGTTATCAAATATTTGATAACTATTAACAATTTTATTAATGTTAGAAATAGGTAATTGCCTTGAAGTTTGTTCTAGCTCCATGGTTTGATAAAAAGCTGTATTAACAGCTTTCTTATTCTTATTCTTATTTAATGCTATTTTTATATTCATATGCTACTAGTCAATTGGCATTGGAATTGGCCCTGTTGATAAAACAATAGTATCATTATAGTTATAATTACATAGATTATCACTTAATATTTCACCAAGAGGATCAACATATACATTATTTATCGTAGAAGTATTATGTATACTCGTACCCATCGAGGTAGTTCCACCTTTAAATATGGTAAGACTAATTGTAATCAATAATTCTTTACTATTATCATAATAATTAATTACTCGTGTTATATTGCTGCCAACTGGTATGCTTGATCTTAATACTACAGTTGTACTAATTGACCCAGGTGTTGAAGTAAATTTAATATACGCAGTAGGTTTCACTATCGGCATAAGTATTCTAGTTTGATCCCACAATATAGTATCATATAGATTTGGGTCTGATGTAAGATAATAATCTTTTATATAATCTTTGAAATGACCAAGCCTTTCATTAAAATCAGCAACCGTTAATTGTTGGAATGACGTTCCAGTTAATTGTTCGTATGTTGTTCCAGTAACCTCGAACGACATTACGCCATTATGTGTTTCTGTTATAACTGATGGTGGCGTATTATCATCCATTTTTGTTATTATTAACTCCAATGATCGTTTATATCCTGTTTCTATTAATCCCATTTTTTTATTTTTTTTTAATTTGATTCTTCTAATTCAGCAACATAATTTATAAATTCAGCATTATATCCTGAGTCTGGAAGCTTAGTTTCTATAAAATAGTTGATAAATTGACTTGTATAAAGATAATTAATATTAAAAGTATATTGTTTTATATTGGTAGCACAACCTATTTCATAAATCATAATAACATATAAACCAACACCTAAATCTGTTATAGCTAAAGTGTTAGTAGATATTACACCGCTAAACAATAAGACGCCATTTTTATATAATTTATATGAGTTTGATGTATTACTTGAGTTATCATTAAGAATATCTGTAATTAACAATTCACCCTTATTCGAATCTATTGTTGTTGTATTTTTTATCAAATATTTATAAGATATTCCTATGTTTTTAGGTAAAAATATTGATTTTACTACTATATTATTATTACCATCAATAACTTTAATACTATAATATTTAGATTTTAACCCATCTATTAATATTTCATTATCACTTGAAATATTTGAACTACACATAACATCATCCAGATAAACATCATATGGATAAACCGCTTTGCTAGTTTTTACGCTTAATATACCATTTTCAATTTCACAAATACCTTCTTTTGTTTTAACTATAAGATTTAAAGTGAATTTTTCTTTTTCAATCGTAGAGCATGGTACAAAATATTGATTGTTAAATAAATCTATTGCTGTAGAACCAGGTTTAATTCCAAAATAGAAATAAAAAGAATTCTCATATCTCGGAAACGAATAATCCCCAGTATAATAATTTCCATTTAAATTATCAGTACCAAATCTAAAAGTATAATAATCTAATATGAACCCATCTTGCGCAAATACCGACCTCAATTTTCCATCAAAACCATTTGGATAGTTATAAATAAAATCATATTTTGGTTGATTAAAAGAATTAACACTTGTTGATAAATTATTAATATTTAATGTTGAAAACATACCTCTAACATCCCCGTCAGTGATTTCATCTGTTGATATATATCCATCAATTAATTTAACTAAATCATAACCATCAGATGTAGACCCAACATGTTTTTCATCGAAATCTACACCTATTTCGCATAATCTCGTGGCGTTAACACAAGATTTAACAATAGTATTACTGTCCATACAACTAACACCCACAAATAAACCATTTATTTCATATCCTGGGGTATTACCCCAATCAATACCAGACATTTCTTTTTGTATACTAGGTGAATTCTCTTTTACATCTGTATAATCACCATCTGGTTCAAAGCTATCAGGTGGTAATTTAAACGACGTACTTGGTAATAGTTGATGTAATTGTGGTATACCATCCTGGTCACAATCCAATAAACTACCTAATAGAATAATATCTGTACTATATAAATATTTATTACCTGGAAATTCAACCGCCCTATAATAAAAAATGTCATCTACTTCATTTCTATTTATTGTCCCTCTATATATCTGATCTATTGATTTCTTTTTATAACAATTTTGTTTATCATTACAGTTTATTGTCGTATCAACATTAATAATGCCATCTTTACTAATAGATGGGGCGCATGATTGTACCAAAAATAAATTAGTATACTTCTGAACCCACGACCCACAATACACTGGGTCTTGCTTACCAGTCTTTCTATTTTTCTTTGTTTTTGTTAAAAATCTGGGGGCGTATAAACTTCCATTTATCCAGTCATTTGTAAAATCAAAATTAACAACTTCATTCTCAGATGATAACTGTGTTTCAACACAACTTATTATATTACCAATTAATGTATTATTGGAAATTCCAGGTCCACCACTTCCATCTATACCATCACCTTTGAACCAATTATCGATACCATAAATACTATTCGTAGCGGCTTCTTCATCTCCGTACATCCACTTATGTATCTTAGAAAATGGTACAAATAAAGATTTTCCTTTCCAATCTATTGTTGAACATACATCCCCAGCTAATTTAACATCCAAAGCTAAAAAACCCATAACAATTAATGGAACATTATGATTTATAAGGGTAATTATATAGTTTATATATCCAACTGTCTTAATAAAAAAAGTCGTTAACAAACATATTAACATAAATCTCAAATTAATGTTGACCCAAATATTATTATATGGGGCTGGGTTATTATTTCCATGATAATTCACGGACTTTAGTCCTGTGAAATGTCTATCTGCAGAAATATCCTTTAAAAAAGCACTCTTTCCAGTTCTAGGTATATAATTTTTTACTGAATATACCTTATTCCACATTAAATTAACAAAACTAAATTCTTTACAATTTGAACTAAACTCATAATCATCATATAACTCTGATTTTGGTTTATTTGGTATTAAATATACACCTGTTTTACTTTGTACGAAGTCATCTCCATTATCATCTAGCGTTATTCTAAACCTTACTTTTGCGCTTGTTGGTATTCCTTTTGTTGGATCTGTTGTTGGTACCAAATTACCAAATTCATCTGTAACAACATAGTCTAAATTCATTGGTATTTGATAGCACCAAACCCCATCGTTATTAATTAACCTACCACCATTAATATCAAATAATTCAATTTCATCATTTATCGTTTTACGTATCATTTCAATTGAACCTTGAGATGTAGTTAATTCACTCATAACACCAGTTGTTGTATCTGGCCGACAAGTTTTACTAATTGAACTTTTTTGTGAATCTGTGAAAATACTTCCCATGAAAACACAGGTTGGCTCGAATTTATATTGTATATTAATAGTTTTTTTTGTAATTGCTAATTCTGATTGTGATTCATCTCCCCAAAATGGATATACAAAGATAGTAGTATCTTGGCTTATTATTTGTGGTAATGAATCTAAGTTTGTACTTGTTTTAAATTTATTTGGACTATCAAATTGTTTTATATTATAACCTTTATATTCCATATCTCTTGGTGCTTGTGATAAAACACCTATATCTGATAAATCAATATCAACATGAATTTGCTGTGATCCAGTAGGTATACCGAAAAACATATAGTCACCAGATTCGTTCGTTATAGTTGTATATTTATAAAAATCATTAAAAGTATCTAATTTAATATTATTATCTAATATATCTCTTTTTGACGGCAATGACCCTACGTTTTGGTGACATTTATTAACCTTTTTATCTGGTAGTAAATTATATCTTATACCATCTGAGTTTTTATCAGCTGTTGTATTAAAAGGATATAATATATTTTTATCAATTGCCTGATTTGTTGATTTGTTTGATATAAATATAGAAATTTTTGCGTTTGGAATTCCAAAACCATCGTTTGCTAGAACGCGTCCCACTACAACACCATATTCAGATGTATACATTCTATAAACATCTTCTTGTGATATTGATAATGATAATACCTCTAATAAATCAAAGTCTTGATCAAGTTTAACATTAATATGATCGACTGGATTTAATTGGTCGTATTTTATTCTGAAAGTTTTATTATTTTCCACCATTTTTACTTCTATTGAATAGTTTTAAAAAATTAATATTTAATATTGTTGGTTTTTTTAATATCCCATGCAAAATAAATATTAATATTAATATCGGTATTGCTAACGTAAATAATAATAGTAATAATATCGAGTAAACTAAATATTTTAATATTTTAAAAAATATTTTATTAAAACACCTTCTTTCTTTTAGATGAGTCTTACTTGTTGATAAGTTAATATCATCGACAGTTTTTATCATCTTAATAATGTTTTTCGTTGCTTTGCAATTACAGTCTTTATTTTTTATCATTATTTTGATTTTACCCTAATAATTATGTCTGATTTTGGGTTTTTAATTTCAAACATAGTATCTGAATTTGAATACAATATACCATCGGTGGCAATTAAATCTATTTGTACTCGATTCATGTATTCTGTATTTGTTATTGTTGGCTGTTTTATTTGGTTAGGGGAATACCCCGTAGAATAAATACTATAAACCCTTAAATCGATTAGATTTATCACCCCACTTATTGCACCGATATCAGACTTCATTTTACTAGTAAATATTTCATCTCCCATTTTATGATTATTTATGTCCATATAATTACCAACATATAAAATTACAGCCTTGAGTACATCTTGTTTTGATTTAGATGTATCTATAGTAATATCGATTTCAAACTGAATATTATTTATTAAACCTGGTTGAATTTCAACATAATCGTTTATCATTTTATATTCACTAAGATATTCTACTATATTATTGATTAATGTTTCGCTTAAATTATTAGATAGCGTACCATCATAATCGAGGCCTAGCATCGTTATAAGTATTTTATTATTAACCTCCTCTACCCCTATTTTTAATGGTGCCCCATACTCGGATGGCATTGTTAATATTTTATTTTTATAATCATTTAATGTTACACATCTATTTTGAGATAAATTATTATATTTAATTAAATATTTTATTTCTTCATTTGTTAATTCATCTCTACCAGAAACAGATGGGATAGAATTTGTAACCTTTAGTGAGTTTTTAACCTGTGCTATTTTTGACTCATTAGACCCACCTATCGTGCAATCTAAATAACCTATTGTGTTCATTATTCCAGTACCAATGTTTGATGACTTTCCACCCCCTACAGTATAATAAATATATATAGTTGAATTAGATGCTGGTATCATCCCAAGGTATTTATTATTTATAGCTTTATTTAATTGATACTGAGTATAGTCAGTTGAATTTTTAATATTATCTAAATTTTCGTTTGATCCAGCACCAAAAATAAGTTTTAAATAATAATTATCAGTATATTCTGTTATAAATTTTTGAGTTACAGAATTCCATTTTGCAACAGTTGGTATATATCCATATACTATTGAACCATCTTCCAAATTTCCACAATAGGTATTTCCATAATTTGTTGAACCTGTTATCCCATTTTGATTTAAATCAAATAATAATTTATCAATAAAATTTGCACTTTGTATTATATCTTTTCCAAATATTTTATCGTCTATTAAATTATCAACTTCATACCACCTATTTTCTGTGTTACTAACAAAGTCCGAAATTGTTGGGGTAATTTGGTTGTACCCATCAAATACTAGGACTGATTGCACGTTTATCACGTTTGGCTCTGGTAAAATAATTTCCATAAATGGAGATACATCTGATGGACTAATCGTTTGTTTATATATTTTACTTTCCCCGCTTATCATGACGCAGGTCTTTGTTATAGTATATCCAACCAAACTACCAGTAGTTGAATTTTTAAGTGGTAAAATTGTTCTATCTGATATACCAAGAGAATTAAATTGCTGGGAAAAATTAACGTCTGATTGTAATTCGAATTTTTGACCACCACCTGATGCTTGCGTTCCTTTATTTAAAATAGGAGCATAATCCCAATCTGGAGTACTACCACCAATAACGACTGGTATATAACATGACCAAACAGCTTCTAACATTGATGGGCGCTTTCCAGGTACCTTTAAATTATTAGTCCTTGCTGTTGATAGTAAAGACTTTCTTTCTTGCATATAATCAATCTGTGTCTCTTGAAATCTATTATCTATAAGGAAGCCTAGATCATCCCCAATAGCAGCACTTAAATCCATAAAAAATGAACCAATTGATGAATCCTGAAAATCATTAATTATGTTTGGGTAATTTCTTTGGATATATATTTTTAATTGCTCTTTATATTCCTCGAATGTTCGTGTGTTGTAATTAATTGGGTTTGCCATTTTATATTTTATTAAACTGATGTATTTATGGAATCTGATGTTACAAAACTACCTTCATCTATATCATATTTTATCTCTATATTTGCAGTGTAATTTTCATCGGTGCTGTTTGTAACTAATAAACTTGTTATCTTCACATTTGGAATAAATTTTTTAATAGATTCCTGTATCTCTACTTTCATATCAGTATAAGATTTTTCATCGTTTTGATCAAATATATACCGAATTAAATTAGTACCAAAAGTTGGCATTCTAAGTCGTTGCCCCTTTGGTGTAAAGATTAAATGCATTAAATCAGATTTAATTTCTTTATACGGATCATATTCTAAATCTATAAAGAACCCTTCCTCGTCTTTAACAGTGAATGGGAATCTAATTCCAAGATATTTTCTATTTAGTGCCATATACTAACTACTTTCCATATAAATACTTTAGAATTTTTTTTTTGTGTTTAAATTTTTAAAATAAAAAAGGTAGAAAACAATTAAGTTCCCTACCTTTATGATATAATTAAATTATTATTTTGTACACTCAAAAATTGTAATCAAATCATTTGGTTTTAACCCAGAAATAAAATTATCATAATAATTTATTACCCAATCCACGTAACTACTATTCTCCATATCCAACCATTTTCCATTAACTATTATAGCATTAGTAAAAAAAGATGAGTTATATTTTATATATTGATTTTTATCAGTAAAATGTTCAAAATAATTAACAAACCCCTTCATATTTTCTAAAATTTTGAAGTCTTCGGGTGTTGTTATTGGTGAATTCTCATTACAAAGTTCCCAAGCGCGTTTGTATTTATTGACTATTCCAGGGTTTAAATGTATAACCGACCAATTTATATCTGTTTTTTTACCAGATGTTACATATATATTATCAAGATTAATAAGTTTTTCAGAATACATTCGCCCACCAACCTCACAAGTTAACCATTTACCGTCTGGATTATCATTACTAATAATATTTTTATTAATATCAAATTGATAATAATCACTTAACCGAAGATAATAATTTTCATCTGAGATGCTTTTTAAATCATTTATTTTATCGATTAGAATATTCTTTGATTGTAAATCTTTAATCGATTTTAAATAACCCTTATAAATTTCTATTTGGAGTTTTCTTAGCTTACCCATATCCTTATATTGATATAAAATATATGGTTCTTTAGCATCTGACATCTCATCATACTTTGAAATTTGTTCCTCTGGATTTATTCCAATAACCAATACTGAAAAATAATCAAATTGTTTGTTATTTATCATAATTTTATGCTAAAATATAAATCACCTCTATTTAATTGTAAACATTCCAATATTGGACTTGAAAGCATATTCCCAGTTTCCATCCAGATAGTAAAATCTTCACCCGTTATTTCATCCGTCTCAGGTAATTCTTTTACCAACTCTTTTAATTGCTTAATAGTTATACCGTCTTTATTTATCATTCGTTTAACTCAATTTTAATTAAAACTTCCGATGTTTCCACATCTAATGCTAATCCTACAACTGGCATATCTTTTCGAATTCCAATTTCCCCAACTAAATAAACTTCTTGACAACATACAACATTATAATCCAAATAAACATCTGGAATCATGTTTACCCATTTTTTTAAGTCTGCTAAAGTTAACTCTCCTGTATCAAAAAAACCTTTATTTTCCATTATTTCATTAATAAATCTTCAATATTATCTTTAATATGTTTAGAAAATTCTGGTTCTAAATCAACTTGTGATTCAACCAATGTTTTATTGAACTCTTTTAGTTTTTCAACGCGTGATTCTAAAATTTGTTGTTTTTGAACCTCTAATAAAGTTAAATCGGTATTTTCTAATCTGGTTGTTTTATATCTTGGAACACCATTATCTTTAACCGCAATGTATTTAAATATATCTTTACCTTGGCTTAAAGAATTTCTAAACATGAGGTAATCGTTTACCTTAACGTCTGAGTATGAGTAAGTTCGCCCGTCTGAGAAGCAAACAGTAACTTCTTTTAGTGCATCCAATTTATCATCGCATTCACAATATTTAACGTTAGAACTATCGAACCAAGTTTTATCAATTCTATTTTCTTCATTGTATTCATTTAAAATTATACTCATAGATTTTTTAATTTTTGTAATTCATTATTTAATTGTAAAATATGTTCTCTAATATCATTCTTTTTTATTTCAACATAATTTTCGTTCGGATTATAACCAATACCAATTTCCTGTTCAATTCTTTCTTTATTATTCCAAATTCTACACATACCAACATACCACTCATTTGTTGGTAAATAAGCTTGTTTAATCTTATTAATACCGTTTTCGATAACTTCTTGACTGACTTTAACCCATTTTAAATCTTTATTGTATCGTGGGTCATTAAACCATTCAAGTTCGATTTTATTTAATTTATTACCTTGTTTATCAGCTGAATCCCATTTGTCTTTAAACCAATTCTTAACCTTCTGGTCTGTTGAAATAATCGTAGTTTTAATATTTTCAGGTAATTTGTAACCCATAAGCTCTCTAAATCCATCATCAAATTCGATAAAAGCAGAATTATCATAAATAATATGTGTTATTTTATCTAATTCTATGTTTTGTAAAGAATATACTTTATTTGGATTAATAACTCTAATGTTTGTACCTGTTGCTAATTTGATCTCATTTCCATTATTTATAACCCAGTTTTTATCGTAATCAAATATTGGTTGATTAGTTCCCAATAACCATTGATCAATAAAACCACTTACTAATTTCATAAACATAGAACTACATTGTAAGCTACTTGACATATATAATATATCCGTACCCTCAGTTAAAATCAGCTCACAGGCATAATAGGCTGCCATTAAAGCTGTATTTCCTGCCTGGCGATATGATTTAACTATCGTTCCTTTATTATCAACCAGTGACCTTAAAATCAGTTTTTGGTGATCCATTAATTTGAAAGGAATCATTCCATGATTATCATTATTCATTTGGGTAGCATCAAAAACTTTGAAATATTTTTCGATCATATAAATACGAGTTTTATCGTCAAAACATTTCTGTCTTTCCAATTTTTGTTCTAATTCATAATTACCAAAAATTTTTTTTGGAATTCCCATATATGATAATATTGAGCTCCTAACATAATCCATATCATCTTGTAAGAGCTCTAAATTATTTTTATCCTCGAAAGTAAATAACATTCCTTTTTCCATTTGATTCATAACTACTTTCTTACCACTTGGAACTTGTATTTCGATTGTTTGTTTCATAATTTTATTTAAATTGTTTTTTTTTTATTTAACAGGCGAAATATTCAAAATCTTCATCTAAACCAGATAAAAAAGTTTGTATTTGACCTTTTAATTCTTGCTTATTTTCACCACATTGGTGCATAATAATTAATTTACCGTGACCACCCTCATATTCTTCAATAGGCTTTCCAGGTATTTGTCCAAGTGGCTCTCCGATCCAGGTTGAAATTTGTTGTGTTTTAAACCATTTTGTTGGTAATATTTCTTTTTCTTCTTTCATGGTTTTTTATTTAATTTTCACAAATATACGTTTAATTATTGAATAAAACAAGTTAAATTAAAAAAAATGATTGGGAACCTAAATAACTTTAGAAACCCAACCATTTAATATTATTTATTACACTCTTTTGATTTCACAAGCCCCACCAGAACAGGCTTGGGCGGCATAATCAGATACATCTTTAAATGCTGGTTTATTAAGTATCTTATTAAAATCAACCTCGCGCATTTGTCGGTTAATAACCTCCCATTTATGAATTAGGTGAATATCTTTTAAACAATATACCATTTTCTTTAGATCTCCTTTAAAATAGTTTTTAGCAAACTTCTTTGCGCAGCTTAACCAATATTTTTTAAGAAGTACTTCTTCCCTTGTTCCTGTTACTAATAAATCTCTATCAAGGACGCTATCACAAGCAAGCCATAAATTATTTTTAAAGTAATGTAACCCATCTACAATTAACCCAGATGCAAATAAAGAACCTTTACCATATAGAGAAATAATTTCTTCCATAGTATTTACCGTTGTAAAAGGGGCTTGATTAAATTCTCTATCGGCTGTATTTGATATAAATGATACAGCCGTAAAAGCCTTTTTATTATCCCAAATATAATCAATTACTTCTTCAATATTATCAATAATAACAGTGCAGCTTACGTTGTGATTAATGTGTGGATATCCACATAGTTCTGGGTTAGTACCGTAAGTTACCCAATTTTCTTGAACTAATTTGATTTTCTCAAGATGTGCTAAACCAGTCATGTCTTTTTTGTAAAAACCATCTTTTGAATTTTCTATTGGTATAAAAACAACATAATCCGAATTAGTATCAGACCACGCCGATTCTTCTAATAAGAAAGGCATATTTTCATTCAACCATTTAGCGGTTTCAGCTTCTTTATTTAGTTGCATTAACCTGAAATATGATTGAGCGTGTTCTGGGTGAATGCCAGAGGATGTACCTAAAATAACACTACTATTACCACTTGGTTTACAACAAGTTAGCCTTGCAGCTGGGTTAATACCAATTAGTTTTGCTACTTCTACATTGGTCTTTCTTATGATATCAACTCCTTTTTGTAATAATTCAGCGTTGAATAATTTTGGATTATTCATCCAGCCTGTAATTGACACCCCCAATAAAGATTCTTTTTGAAATATTTTTTCACTTGTTTCACCTAAATATGAAAACGATGTAAAACCAGCTTGAATTGTTCCCAAAATAGTTGCATCAGCACAGGCTTTAAAGAACTTTTCTTTTGTAGTACAAGCTTCGGCTGAAATTTCTGTTAGATTACAACCTTGTATACCTAATAAATGGCTGTTATTTTTAATGAAATCACCTAATTCTTCGTACTTAATATTTTCTAAGTCCATCGTATCATTCCATAATATTGGAAGTTGTGCAATCTCAAAACAAGGATTAAACATATCAAAATATGAATTTGCAAAAACAAAACCAATATCCGAAACACCATCGTTCATTTTGATAATTTCTTCGAATTGAGCTTTTCCAACTTTATCTCTTTTTAATAGAATAGAGTTATTGGACCTTGCCCTCTGTGGGTTAGTTTCAAACCAATTCCCCATTTTTGCATTGATCATCTCATCATCATTTTCATCAATAATCATATCCATTGCTGATCGCCTAACACCACCACTAAGAACAGCGTTTGATGCAAAACAAAGTATGTCGAATGCTAAAATAGGTCTAACAACATTACCTTCTTTAGATAACCAATTTTCAATTAAATTTTCAATTTGTTCTAATGATTTTTTTAATGCTTCAGAACCAGGAGCTTTAAACCCTCCACTAATGAAAGCACCTTTTTTTCTTATTTTTGAATAATCGAATTTAATTTCATACCCATAATATTCTGGGAATGGTTGGTTATCTTTGAAATACGAAGACATTAAAACACCAAGAGAATCTGACCACCCCTCTATTGAGTCTGGAATAATAAATGTTTTTGTTCCATTATTTCTTTTCTCAATATTAGATATATTTTGAACGAATGGTATTAATAATCCGCCACCGAACCCACACCCACTAAGTAGTAAATAAAATACCTCTTGGAAAATCTTATTGTAAGCTACATAGCCAGTCGTGCAGTTGTATAATCTACTATTATGTTTCTCTAATTGTTCACCGCGATATTGTAGGCTTCGTTGTGATGCTAATACCAATTTGTCCTTCATGCTTTGAACAGCTGAGTCAGTATACGGTTTTATCTTATCCCCATATTTTTTTAAATGGGTTTCAATAATTGAATCACAAGCCTCTTCCCACGTTTCATATCGACCTAAATCTTCTCTCCATTTCAAGTAATCCGAATGTAATTTTAAATCCGATAGAAATTTTTTACCTTTTTGCATTTTATTTATTTTGTTTTTAATTGTTTTGTTCTTCTTTTTCTTTTTTCGCCAATTCTCTTCTTAATCTTGCGGCTTCCAAAATATCTTTTGTTTTTTCTTGCTTTTTCTCAGCTTCAGAACTATTATAATCTGTCATTCCCTCAAACATTTGGATATTATCAGTGTTTATCTCACAAGTACCATTATTAAATGAAGCACCTTCCATTACTCTACCAGATTTACCAGATCTATTTTTCAATACAGCAATCGTTGCAATATTATTTTCCATATCTTCCATTGAACGGGCAATTGATATTACAATGTGAGCAATTTGAATTTTTTTGAAACTACCACCAGCTTTATCCATTGTCACAATTTCAGCATTTAATGAATCTTTCGTTCCTTGGGTTGGAACCCATAAGGCAATATCTAAATCTGATGCTATTGCTTCTAATTGACGCATTGTATGACCCTCTCCTGTCCACTGGTCCTTGAAATTCTTTGAAGCTACCAAACATTCGAAATAATCCACTATAACCATATCTGGATTAAAACCAGTATTGATAAGTCTCTTAATATATGTCCTGATTTGAACTGGATTAACTTCCCCTGTATTAAATTTTTTAATTACAAGATTTTCATCGAAAGCATCCGTGTAAGACATAATATCTTTAACCATTTCAATATTTTCTGGTTTTGATAAATCTCTTGCCTCGACACCCGTAATCTTCCCAATATGTTTTCGTTGAATTTGTTTTTCCTTATCCTCAAAAATTATTTGAAGTACTTTAAAATTGTTTAAAGCGGCATGATTTGCAAAACTTGTTGTTAATGAGGTATTATGTGTAACAATAAAATCTCGCGTTAAATATAATCCATCTTCACTTTCCAGCATAATACATTTGGACTCTTCTTGTCTAACTAACTCAACCGACTCAATAAATCTAAGTGTTTTCTTACTTGTTCTATAATTAACTCTATCTTGTTTTCTTTTTAAATTAAATATTGGGATAGTTGTATCTATTAATGTAATTGTTACTTCATAATGAATACCACAATCTACTCCAATATTATATTTTTTATTAAAATAAGAAGCATTTTTTTCTCTAACAATTGCAAATCCACCTAAAGATAATACAAGTGTTTTAACATCTTCGGCTAATTGTTTTGATTTTGTATTATAACAAGAACAACCATTTTTTTGACAAGTTCCATCGGTATCCATAAGACCATTTAATAATTCTATCCGATTTTCAATTGAATTATATAAATAATCGTTTGGTATAAACTTATCTTCACTTTTTTCTTCTAATGTAAAATATTTATATAATTGTTCTTTTAGTAAATAAGATAATTGAATTTTGGTAATATGTGGGTCTCTTGTTGAATTATTTAATGAAACTACATTTGTTATTTTACAAATTTTATCAATTATTTCTTGGTCAACAGATGTGATGTCCATTCTTGAAAAACAGCCATCTCCAATAAATGCCCCTATAAAATAAGGTGGTAATGTTTCTGGTATATCTATTGTGTTAAACTGAACCGCTTCTGGCATTGGAACTTTAAAGTTATGTCTTTTAGGGTGTCCAGCATAGTTTTTAAATAACCCTTTTTCTAAAATTTGTTTCAATGATAATGTTTGATATGTGTGATCTGGTATATAATATTTATCATCACGACTTTTACTAACACCACTAACGTATTTTTTACCACACCTTTGATATACTGAATTAACATTCCATAAATGATCTATACCGCATTCTACTGAAACTTTATCAGAAAAAGTAACTTTATATACGTCTTTAACTCCCTGTGGAAAGGTATTAATTACTTTGACTGGTTTTCCATTTCCACCAATAACAAAATCACCTACTTCAATTGAACCCATAGTTCTAAATCCATCTGGAGTACACACTAACTCGCTGATTGGTTGCTCTTTACCAAAAGATGAAGGTCCTATTATAACACCTAATTCACCTCGCCCAAGCCCACCTTCAAGCGCATCGTCAACGCCTTTAACTCCAGTTGGTACGACTTTTCTATAATCTTCTGAAAGTACTTCACCTAAGTTGTCTCTAAGGTGAATACCTATTTCTTCTCTGTTGCCAGTCGCTAATGCATTTCTAATTAATTCTTCTAATTCATCATATTTATCAATATCACCATCGCTAATAAATTTACCCATTTGATTATAAACTTTGGCCATATTTTGTTGTTTGAAAAATTTATGGGCCTTTGTTTTAATTGAATCAGCACCTTCACAGGTTGTGTTTTTAATCTTTTTAACAATTTCAACCACAAATTCAATATCCTGATCACTATTTGTTGTTGAACGTAATTCTATTTCTGCCTGTTCATAAGATGGAACATAATCATTTATATCGAAAAAATTTTTAAGCGTTCCCATGAACCGTCTAACATTTACATCTGTGAACATATTTGTATCAACCATATCAGAAACATCTCTAAAAAATTTCTTATCATCCATAAAATGATGAGCCAATCTATACTGAAATTCTGTGCCTAAATAACCTAAATCGTCTCTCTTTGCCATTTTTTATTTATAACTTTTTTATTTTTTTTGATAAGATTGCCGAAATACTTTTATGGTATTTCGGCAATTAAACTTGTTTTAATAACTAAATTTATATTAGATATTTAACTATTTCCCCATTTTTTAGCCATTGATTCTGCTGCTAAGTCATCTTCCCAATCTTCGATTGGCGAATAGTTTTGATATACTTTACCGTTACCAGCATCAAATTCCATTGTATAGGCTTCATATACTACCCTGTCAACTCCGCGATTTTCATCGAAAGATTTACAAATTGGCGTGATTTTATTATCTACGTATTCAAATTTCCCATTTGTAAAGTCGGTAAATACGATTTCATCTAACATTAACTCTGGTAGACTTTGTTTGTAAATAACCCTTTGTTCGTGTTCTTTTGAATAAAATGACGAGCACACACTACAAAGGTGTTTCATGATGATAGCGGTCAAATCTGGTCTATCTACTGCTGACCTTTGAGCAATCGATCTTGTGAAATCAAGTGCTTGAATATTTACCGAGTCATATTTATATTTTTTATTCGTTAAATCAACTGAATTTCTAACGGTAAAAGGATAATTATCACCAGACCAAATTTTTGTAATCACAGGTTTTAACCCATCAAAAAAAGTGAACTTAAAGGTAGTTATTTGTGATGCATTAATCGTATTAGTGAATTCTGGAGAAATATCTTTCGATTCTTCTAAGTCACCATGATACACGCCTAACTTTCTATTACCTCTTACAGTTTTCTGAATTGTCAATGGCATATTACACCAAGTATAAACTCTTGATTTAGATTTTAAATCCCTATCAATCAATCTAACGATATCATCAATAGCCTCCTTTAATTCAATCGATCTTAATGAACTGGCATCGAAATTATTAATGTTAAAATCACGTTTACAAATAATAACCTCGTTGTTAGTATTTTCCAAGTCGTTTACAGATAATACATATGAAAATCTATAATCTATTTTACTGAAATCTTTTTTTTCTTCCATATTTAATCCTCCTTTTCTACTGAAAATTCTAATTCGGTATCATCCTTAATTGGCTTACCTGTTAATTCACTCAATTTATTTAATAAAAATTTAGAATACTGTTTCTTATAAGCATCTATTTTTTCTGGATTCCAAAGTCCGTGTGATAAAGAAGAAATTTTTCCTTCGTATTCAATACCAGTTACGTGATTTTTAGCAACTTTTATTTTAGTTGTGATTCCATATCTATACGATTTTTTATCGGAAATTGCACTTAGTTTTTCAACCGCACCAGTTGTTACACCACCTAATTGTATTCTAAGTCTACTAAACCATTTTACACCATCTCCACCACTAGTTTTTAATTGAGGAGCACCCATCTGCATACTATCAACCCATACCTTATTTATAAAAAACATAGTGTTTGTATATGAACTACTCTCTTTCCTTGATAATGGTATCCTATTATTCCCAATAATATTAAAGCTTGATTTAATAGCCCCAGCATCAAACATATTATTACCTGTCTTCGACATTACGGACCTATATGATGGTATAGATCCAACGGAATCCCAAATAAAACACATTTCATAATCTATCTCCCCATCTTTATTACCTTGTAAATCTAATAATTCATTAATAGAATACGCAATATCTTCAAGAACAGCCACTTTTCGATTTGGCTTTTCAAGCATTTTACTTTGAGCATAATCCATCTTCCCGTATTTTCTATATAAAATCTCCGCATCATAATATAAGAAAAAACCACTATGATCCACAACTTTACTTTCTACTTCTCCAGTATCTTCATTAACAACATCCCCCATTACATCGTCAAATTCGACACCACACATACGGGCGTGTTCCCACGGAAAATTACTTTCAGTTTCGTAAATTACAGGTAGAATATTCTCTCTCTGACACTGAGCCATTAATTCTAATTTAAAAGTAGATTTACCAGTATCACTATGCCCCATTATATCACTACAAAACCCTTTTGGAATTCCTGGTAGTTTAACCGCATCATAAAAACCTTCTGGTAATACAATCCATTCTAAATCCTTGTCTTTTACACCATTTAAATCGTTCTTAGCTTTAAATGCATTTGCAAAATCTTTTTTATCAACAAATCCACTCGTTGACACTTCTTTCTTTTTTACAGGCTGCTTTGTTGCCATTTTTTATTTGTTTAAATTATTAATATGAAACTATTTTAAACAAAACTATTTTTGAATTTTATTTTAACCCAGAAGCACCAAAACCAGAAGCACCTCTATCTGTAACTTTATTTATCTCATCAACAATAATAATATCAACATAATTACTATTATAGACTGGACAAACCACCAATTGAGCAATCCTATCACCATTTTCAATAATTATATCTTCTTTGGAAAGGTTAATTGCGATAATTTGAACGTGGCCAACATATGGTTCGTCTACAGTTCCTGGGGTATTAGCAACGCATAGAGCCTGTTTTAAAGCACACCCGCTACGACTCCTTACCTGAGCTTCACATCCACTTGGTAAGTTAATATAAATACCTGTTGGTATTAATATTCTTTCTAATGATTTTAATATAATTGGCTCGGATAGCCAAGCGCGTAAATCCATACCACTATCACCAACTTTGGCATATACTGGGTCAGGATTTGGGGAAATATTTTTAATTTCTAATTTAATTTTTTCTTGCAAAATAACTTTATTTAATGATTTATGAAACTATGAAGCGGTTACGTTCAGATAATGACCTGAAGAGGCTTTACCGCTAATTAATAAATATCTTTTTTCTTAAAATGGTAAGTCGTCTGTTTCTGATTCGGAAGAAACTTTTTTTGTAACTACCACATCTTCTACATCTTCTTCTTCATCCTCCTCGTTATTTGGTACTTCTTCGGGTTTTAAACTATTTAATGTGGCTTTATCAATCCACTTGTTGGATGGTTTATCAAACCAAGGTGTTTTTCCATTAATAATTAAACTAAGATAATCATAACTCTTAATTGTATATACCTGATACCACTTTAAATCATTTTCAATAAATGCTTTACTTTCTGACTCATCTTCGCTAAGTGGTGTCTGAACCATATCAGATGTTAAACCACCGTATTTAGATTTCTTTTCTTTCAGGACATACGTGATTAATAAATCCTTTCCAGTTTTTAAATCAAAAATATCGATTTTATATTTAATATTCTGATCTTTAATAGTACCAATGTTATCCAAAACAGCTTCTGATACCTTCCAAAATTTAGATTCATTTAAGACTTCATTTTTGGTAGTTACCCTTTCAATACCCCTAAAAACAAAATTTGCTTGTGCTTTATTTGCCAATGCGGATTTTTTAGCACTATCCACTTTTAAGTCATTTTTATAAATAACATCTTTTTCAATTTCATTGATATTATTTGGTTTTACTGGCCTATTCTTTTCTATATTATATTCAGTCCAATAACCCTCTTCTAAATCACAATAAGGACATTCTTTTTCAGTTCCTTCTGGAACGTTTTTAGTGTGCTTAGCACATACGAATGACTTTTTTGCGTTGCTGTCCCAATGAAAAAAAACTTCTTCAAAAATTTCGTCTGATTCGTTTGATAGTTGGATTAACCTAAATTGTAACTCTTTTTTCTCACCTTTGGTGATTCGGGTGTCTAAATAATTTTTCTCACTATATTTAACCTCTTTTTTTTCATAAGCCTTCGGTTTGGAAGCCTTAATTTCATTTCGTTTTGCATCAAATGCATTTACATTTTCACTCATTTTTATTTAATTTAAATTATTATTTTAAGTTTTAAAAACACCGACCATTAATTATGTAATCGGTGTTATTTTTTCTCCTACTTTCTCAACAAATGTACCAATAAAATACGAGAAAAGCAAGTGTGGATTGAATTTATTTTGGTTATATTAAATTTAATATCCCATTACACCTTTAAGTGATTGGTTTACTTCATTATCTTTAATTCCAAAGCTTTTGTAAACATTCATTGCATTATCATCGAGGTCGGATGGCTTAATTTCAAGGTTTTTATCATCACTCAATTCATATTGCCCTTCTTCTTCTTTCTGATTCCAAAAATCCTCTGGAGTTTGATTGAATGGATCACCAAGTGTTTGACGTTTTTGTAATACTTCTTTTGGTGTTGGATTTCGTTTTTCAATTTCCTGTCTAATAGCTTCGGTGTCGCTGTCAATTTTAGATGTAATACCATCTACTTTATCCGTAATAGAAGCAAGTAACTCCATCATTTGAGATGTTTGATCTGCTAATGAACTAACCTTATCATCAACTTGTTTTTGATCTTGGGTTAATTGTGTGACATCAACTTCAACTTCTGGTGTTTCAATAGGTGCCGTATCCATTGGTGGCATTTCCATTGGATCTGGAGCTTGTGGTCCTTCAATTGGCTGTTCTGGTTGTAAATCCATTGATGGGTCTGCTGGTGCTGATGAAGCTGGGTCAATCATTGCTGGCTCTGTTGGCGTTACTGCATCTTGTGTTTGATCTAGTACAGGAAGATTATTATTAGGGTCTTCATCATCTTCATCTAATAACATATCATCTCGATTTGTAATAAATGAATATTCTGTTATCATTCCAAATTTTTTCTTAACGGATTTAAGTTCGTTTTCGTTTAGTTCTCTATATTTCATAATTTTAACTATATTAATCTTGGAGTAGCTGACGATTATCTTCTGTAATAAATATTTTACTATCTATACGTTCAATTAGACCATCTGTTTTTTTTAATGTCTTCTTGGTTGGAACGATTTGTTGTTCGTTAGCCACTACTTCTAATGGTTTAATATTATTTGCTGGTACATTTTGAATAAAAGAATCAAGTCTTTCATGCATTTGTTTGGTTATAATTTTAACTGCCATAATATATAATTTTATATTCATCGAATATAGATGAACTTGTTATTTAATATAAATATATAAAAAATTAAATAATTGTAGTTTTTATATCAATTTTTTTAATATTTTTGATTGAAAGCTGGCTTTTATTTGATAATATAAGCTTTCCACTATAATCCCCCCAATTTATTTGATGATTGGAATAAATTGTATTCCCAATATCACAACCTGTTTCACCTTCAATTAATCTATTTAATCCATTAATCGAAAAAATACAACCAGACTTAGTGTTAACTATTGTTGCGTTTGTAAAGTGAAATTTTAAATCAATTCGCTTATCATTTTTCAATTTAAATGTAAGTAAATAATCAAATTCGTTATCCTCAATTTCATATATAAATATAAATTCATTTTTTATATTGAATTTTTTACTTACATAACCGATAAACGACTCAACCTTTAATTTTGGTATAAAGGTTGCTATTAACATACATTTTTTATTACTATCCATTATTTATTACTTTATATAGGTACGGTATTAATTTATTATTTTTAACTTGAATATTTATACTTATTTCCTTATCTAAAAAATCCGAATTAAAGAATAAATTATTTTTGTTATGATATAGTATTCGGTAAATTTTTTTGCGATCTATTTTCAAAAAATCAATAGCATTGAAATCTACCCCTATTATTTTTGTTTCATCAAATATATATATAAATGAATTATTTTTAATATAAATAGAAAAAATCTTTGTAGAAGTAAGGTTCTTAATAAGTTTTTTAATAAAACTTTTTTTATCTGTTAATACATTTAAAAAGTGATACTCTATTTTGGTGGATGCATATTCAATACAGTTTTCAATAAATGATTTATAATCTTCTTCGTAATCTACCCTACGTTCTTTTTTTGAAAATGTCCAATATAACCTATTTTCTATTTTCTTTTCTAATATGGATGGTTTATTCTCTCCATATATCAACTTTGTAAACTCCCAACCTATTATTAGTGTTGGGAGTTCTGAGTCTATATTATTTATATCTGTTGTTAAATTAAATAATTGGTTGGTGTTTGATTCAACCAATGAAACTATATTACCGATGTACATTTAAAACTTATTTATGATTCCAAACAAATGTACATATAAAATATGAGAAAAACAAGTGGTTTCAGGGATTATTATTACCCCCAATATAAATAATCATTAGGATCATTAAATCTTTGATAAAAACTTCGAGAAAAAGCATCTCTATCCGCATTTACACATGATTTACCACAAATCTCAACTTTATTTGAAAATATCAACGACGCTTCTTCTGGGGTTTTACTTGATTGACTTAAGTTAACGAAATTAGAATAACCATTTGTGTGGTTAATCAAATATGTCATTTGTGATTCTTTTGTATTACCAACCTTTGTTTTTAACCCTTCATATGTTCCACCTTGATTGTATGATGCTAAACTCCATTGGATTAAACCATAATACATATTATGGGCTGTTGTCGCTGGATTTGCGTTTAAATTAAAAGTACTCTCTTGGTAAATATTACCCATTACACCAGCCACTTGAAATTTACTTAACCCACTATTTTTTAATGTTGTTTTTACATATAATTGTACGTCTTTTGTATTTGTTGGTTTTGTTGTATCTTTAATCGATTGTTCACCTGTTTGAGGCCACATAGCTTCAGGTATTTTCGTTAATTCGGTATATTTATTATTATCTGTTTTATAATTAATTGTTTTAACTTCTCCGCGAGATACATACCTACTACTTTCTATTTTTGGTATTCTATTATCATCATTTTTATTACCTGTTTGTGATGCTAACCCAATATGTATTAAATAAGATGTACTATTACGAGTTTCTAATATTAATTGGTCAATAGGTAATCCTTTTGTCATCATTGTTTGAATATATGAAAATAAAGAGTTTTGAGCATCCTTTGATGTATCTGTCGGTATTTGAATATCCACACCTAAACCCATTAGATGTGCTGATCCATTATTTCCGTTAATTAGTTTATCCCTAAACGCTGATAATATATTAAATGAATTATATCCTAATCCTGTCCATTCAGAATAAATTTTTTCAACTACCTGCGATAAATAACTAATCCTATTATAAACTTTTTCCGTTACTTTTTTACCTTTCAATCCTTCTCCACCAAAAACAAAATAATCCTTTACAAAGAAATGATTTCCATCAATAAACTTTAATTTGGAGTTTTCAGGTGCTGTTATATCTGTAAATTTATCTTCATCTTTACCCTCTACTGGTACGGTAAAATTCCCATAATTTTCTAAATCACCAACTAATTTAAAGGAAATAGCATTTTGTGATATCAATTTTGGATAAGTTTTTGCCATTCTCATACCTGTGAAACTTGTTGTCATAGTTCCAGGTTTAATTGAATGTTTTATTTTAAAAATCATATATGCACCATTCCACATTGGTATATTATTCAATTGGAAATACATCATTGGTTGTATTTGAGGACAACCCATCATCTCAACTTCACAAGAATATGAATATTGACTATATAAACTAAATAAATCTTGTCCGATTGGTTCTACCGTTGCGTTTTGACTTGCTCTGTCATTTAAATTTTTAAGAATTCTAATAGATGCATCTGTCGTATTCGGATTTGACATATTCAACTGCACATTTTTAAAATATTGTTGATTCTGTTGACCAAAGTTTACAGCAATTGCTGGTACTTGAGCTTGTTCTTCTTGATTATTATCGTGTGTTTTATAATCACTTGGTAATTCATGTGGTTTATTAAATGAATACCCATCATTATCAAACATTCCATTTTTTCCTTGATCTAATTTACTTGATGGTCTACCAGCATACATACATAAATACATTGATGTGTCATAATCAACATCATTAGTCATTAATTTAGATTCAACAAATGGTATTGGTTTAAATATTTTACTAAAATCTTTTGCGTTATCAAATGATTGGTAGCTTGGCATTGGTAAAAATAACATTTGATTTTGTTGTAAAACATCTGTCATCGCTGAAAATAACGTTTTCTGGGTTGTGTTTGAATCTATTAAATCAAATAATTGTCTATAATTTATTAACATATCCACACCTATATCATTATGTGCCCTATCAATGAACCTAAAATTTCGGATATAATAATCGCCAACAACATTTGGTAGTGCTTTAAATTGACTAACTTTTGTGTTAATATCTTTTTTACTTGTTATCCATTGGTATTCAGATGGATCGGAAAATCCACTAACCCACTTATCATTAAGTGTTTTTATATAAGAATAAACAGCTAATTTCATATCGGGATTATAATCAATCGATGCAATACCTTTTTTATCTGAATTTTTAATATTCGTGATGCCGAGTGCTGTTTGAACTGATGGGTTTTTAATACTACCTAAATTGTTGTTTATTGTAGACAGCATTGTTTTTTGCATAGTGCTAACATTAATAATATTACCATTCATATTGTTTCCACTATATGCTAATACGCAGTCTGTTAATAATAAATTAATAATTGTTTTAACTCCAACGGTATCATCTTTATTAATTAAAATTAAAAAATCTAATACCTGTAGAGCTTTATATTGACTTGAATGTTCTTTTTCTATCTCTTTTGATCTTTCAATAAAATTATTATTAGAAATATTAATATAATTATATAAATTGCTTATATTATTTTCTAAATAAATTTCTGATATATTTTCTACTAAAGATTTCAAGCCCCGTGGCCCAATAACTGTCTTATTTGTGTTAACGTCTTTAGTTTTAATTCTTAGTTCAAATTGATTTTTAATTTTTTGCCAATCAATTATTGCCCAATTTGTAAATTCCTTAATTAGAAAATCTTCTTCAGCTACACTAAATATACTTTTATATTTATCCACTGATTGATTGTTTTCATCTTTAAAAAATAAATTACAATTTTCATAATTAACACTAGTTTGTTCCTCTCCTATTAATGTAAATAAATTATTTTTTTTAAAATATTGATTTCTATTTGGTAATTTAATACCTTTTAATCCTTTAAAAGGAAATGAATTATTAAATTGCCAAAGCATTCCACCTATTAATAATATAGAAGCTTTTGGTAAACGAGCCATAAATGAAGCTCTATTTAAATAATTACTTGAATTGTAAACCCCATTATTTTTATTTTCTAAAAATAAAGATTCAGTTTCTTTTACATTAATATTCAATGAATTTAAAAATAATATAGCCTTATGAAAATCGGATACTTGTAAGTTTTTATCATTGGATGTATTAAAAGTTCCAGCTTGATTATAATAGAAAGGATGACCGAAAAGCGAAAACGGAATATCAAAATAATATCCACCAATAAATGGGTATGAATAATTATTAGACACTGAAGGATCTTTACTTTTTTGATAGTTTTTAAATATATCAGAATTACTATTTAATATTTTTCCTCCTGCTGGTAAATAAATATTATATAAAGTATCAAAATTAATACTTTCTTGATATATAAACTTTGGATTTATTTTAGCTTTATCGTAAACAATAAAGGCATTTGTATTTACTGAATTTTCTTTAGCCTTAACATTATCAAGTGGATGTCTTTTAGCTTCACATATTTTATTAAATATATTAGTGCCTGAGCTATCACCCCCTATATACTTATAGGAAATTGGGTCATTTTTATCATCAATAAAATAATAGTTATTCATTATTTTATCAAAATTTTGACCACTGTTTTTAATATTATTAATAATTTTTAAATAATAATCGTTTGTTATTTTATTTGCGTTTTCTGTACCTTCAACAATAGAAAAATTAGTTTGTTTCTTAAATAATTGTCCATTATAATCTGGATCAAACGAAACCCAATGTTTATTTCTTTTTTCTAATAAATCAACTTGTTTACCATAAGAAGTGTAATTAACATTAATATCTTCAAATAATGGTAAAAACTTTGAAACCCATTTATCTGTATTTGCCCATTTATCCCTAAAAGTATTATTATATTTACTCATATCGGTAACCGTCTTACCATCTAATACTCTTATTTGATTTTGAATTTGTTCTAATTTAAAAGTATTTCCACCAACTTCCTCAAATATATTTCTTGATTCTGCTAATGCAAAATTTTGATTATAATCCACATGTGTAGCAGCCCCAGATAATAAATTAGATATATAGGTTCTTAAAAATAAGCGATCATAAATAGTATTTATATCATTTTCTTTAAAATCTTTATATGGGTTTTCTGTTTTTCCTCCAATTAAATTAATTGTATTATCAAATGCATTCATTGGATAATAAAGCTCACCAATCGTAACAGTAGCCTTTGGGTCTATATTATTAGGTTCTTTTATTACTTCATTTACTTTTATTTTATCTAATTCTTTTTGTATATCTGTCTTAGCATTTATTAACGCATCGATAAGTTCAACTTCTAATAAATTAGGCGCAACTTCTCCAATCCAAGCATCTTCCATTCTACCATCTTTTCCAAGTTGTGAATACCAAGGAAATGGAGATAAAATTGGTTGCCCTTGTTTATCATATTTAATTTTTAAATCTGTTGAATTTAAACCCATATTTTTATCAAAATGTCTATCTTCAGGGATTTTATGTTTGCAAATATAAATCAGATTATAAAATGTTTCCATATGAGCAACCAACACCTTAAAATAATTATATATATTTGGTTTCATTTCATATACCTCAGTAAGACTATTGTTTTTTTCGTTGTTTAATAAATTACTTAGGTCGGCTATTTGTTCGGTTAATTTATTATTTAAATCAACCATTGCAACGCCTATTGGTTTAAATATAACTTCAAAATTACCATCGCTCGATTTTTTTGGTTTTAACCAGCTTTTACCACTATATGAATTAAAAACAATCGATGTTGGAAATATTTCTTTATATTCAAGTATTTTTTTATCTATATTATCTATTTGTGTATTTAATATATTGTTTAGCGTCCCATCTATTAAGGTAGCTGCTTTTGAATTTATATTCACTAAATTAAGTTCGTAATCATAAATACCACTATTGTAAGTTGTTTTTATTTCAGATAAATAAGGTTTTAAATAATTATCCTTAATATCAAATAGCATATTTCGTTCGTTCTTTTTTTCTTGTAACCCGCTTGAAACTGAATTTTGCGATATTTTTTTTATTTGATAATCACCTTCTTTGACTTTATTCATCAATGAAACTAATTTGGGTAATGGTGACCCATCCGATGATAAAAATCTACCATTAGCCACCTGAGCATCCCAATAATCAGAACCAGCACCAGCAAATTTACAATAAGGAGCAGCCATTAAATATGACATTTGTACATCATTTAGCATTGCGTATGTGTAACCAATGAAACTAACAACTATATCAAAATTACCTGTTGTTGCATTAAAAGTTGCTTTGAAATCAGAACAATGTAGAGGATAAGAAACGGCATCACCATAAAACCCTTTAATCTTTAAGATATATATTGGATATGGAAAATCAAAAAATGATTTAAATAGACTTTGATTTTTATCACCAACACTTAAATTACTATCCTTTAAAGTATCCACATAATCAGCCGATGACATTAGGGACGCACCCCTAACATCTGTAAAATTAATAACAACCGATGCAGCATACCATGAACTAAATTCAATATCAATTGAACTAACACACATTGCCTCATGAATATTTTCAACATCATTATCCTTATCGCCTAAATTAGCAAAAAAATCAGTTAGTACATTTACGCCACCCAAATTTTCACCTTCTAAAAAATTTATTTTAGTATTCGGACCAATTAAATTATAAGTTGTTTTTTTATCACTTGAAGTTATATTACTCTGATTTTTAACTGTTACCTGTAAGTCAACCCCAATACAAAGATCTTCTGGGTTTTGCATTAGATCAGATGGTTTATCACTTATATTTCCATTTATATCTACAATGCTGTTGTTTGGATCGAAATATAAAACTTTTCCAATTGTTGGTGAATCTGACATTTATTTGGTTTTAATAATATTATAGTTTATTTTTGTGCTATTTAAAGAATTATACAATTCCATAATATCTAATATATTTATCAATTTCAAAATTATATTGAGTAATCGATGTTTCAAGTGGAAATGGAACTACTAATGGAACACCATCTGGAATATTGAATTCTAATCCACCATATTCTGGATTCGCTAACATTATTAACCAGCCATAGCTTGCGTCTTGATAGTATTTATAAGAAATTAAATCCATTCGTGATGTACCTAATTTATAATATTCTATTTTATCGGATGTTTTAAATTTTAATTTAATAAATGGGATGTTTTTTGTCATTCCATTTATTCTAAATTGCTTGTATCTATCTATACTCATATTTTAATATTATTATTTATACCAGTTATTATAGAATCTTTCATATCACTTAATAGGGCTGTATTTAGATTTTGATCATCATAAACACCTGGATTATATAATGGGTAATAATTATTTGTTGACTGTCCAGTTTGTTCATCTGTTATAAATCTATCATTCCTATCATCGTAAACACCAGTATTCGCAAAGAAATTAAATGTAATTGCATTTTGTAATCTTGCAATTGGGCCTGTTAAATCTGAACCACCAATAAATTTAAATGATAAATTAACGTTTGCTAACATTGGTTGAACACCTATTCCTTCTACATTTAAATCCCAAACAAGAGGCTCGAAATCAATATTTAAATTATCAAAAATAACCTTTGTATTATAAAAATCACCAATTCTAAGAACACAAATAGGCGGTCTACCAAATGCTAAATTAGCACCTAATGTAGTATTATTATTAGTATCAGTATTACCTTGTTTCATACATTGTTGTAGAAACGTTAATCTCGAATTAAAACCCTCAGGTGTAGTACTATGAAACGCTGGACTAAAATATTTAATTTTTTCACTAAATTTATTTAATATAAAATCACCAGTTCCACCCTTATCACCACCTAATTTTTCAAAAAATTGAGCTTCATCATTATATAATTTTGAATTACTACCATTAGAAGGATTGCTGGCTGAATATCCGTACATATCCACCTTTTTACGAGTGGTCGTTGATGATTGGGGTTTAGCTGAAATAATATCTTTTATTGATGAATATGATGTTTTATCTGGTGCATTAAAAACTGTTTCTGAACTCGTTGTTAATCTAACCAAAACAACTCTTTCTTTTTTCATTTCTAATGAATTAGTATCTTTATTAGTTGTTTTTACTGTTTTAAATACACCCTTAGATGTTATATTTTCCTTTTTTATATTCGGATTATATAAATTAATATATTTTTTTAACCAATTTTCAACCACCTTACCTCTATTTTTTGATAATTCAACGTTTTGACTACTACTTCCTTGATTACTTGCATAACCATTTATTTCAATTTTAGTAATTGTCTTTAATACATCTAAAATTGATTGATCAGCACTATTATTATTTGCATCAATATTACCAAACGTAGTAATTAAATCATAAAACGAATATGTTTCATTTTCATTTTTTTTAGAATTCAAACCATTAGCATTAATATCTTTATAATTTGTTAATGGTGTTAAACCTTGATTTTCATATGCCGAGTCAACTTTATAATAATATTTATTATTCTGGCAAGGTGACTCAGTTTCTGAACTTAACCCATACCAATCACCAGTGAAAATTTCATATCCATTTCCACCCGACCAATTACACCCATTTCCACTATATAAATAATTCATAACATCTCGTGGATCTGTGTAATCAATACCACTAAAATTATTTGGGAAATATATTTTAAAAGTAAATGTATTTGTTTTTGTTTCTTTTACTGGAGTTACAGGTATTGGTGTTGTATTTTCTACCTTTATATCATTTTCTAAATCAATAACATCTACACCAGCAATAAATCTAAGATAATCATCATCTTTAATATTAATACCGCTTGGGTCTTTTTGTTTATAGTAATTAAGAATACTTGGATGGTCAACAATTAATTTAAAACTAAGAGTTCCACTTCTTTCATTGTTTAAATATGTATATACTGGCTCTCCTCTACCAATAAAGTTATCAGAATTCCACGATGTACTTGATTGATCCGTGAATTTAATATCATAAGGTGGAAACCACATAATTCTACCACCATTAGGACCATCCTGTGAACTACCTTGAATCAATGTATCTAAAAATCCTGACTTTTGTTTCCAAGCTAAATTTTCAATAGATAACATATATTTATGGACGTCTGTCTTTGAATTGAAATCCTTATAAGGTGATATTTTAACAAATCCATCATCTTGTAAAACACCAAAAGTTTTTAATGCGTTAGCCCCTGGCCTTACACGTTTTAAATCTTTTTCTAATATTTGTGTATTTTCAGTATCGGAATTAAAAGGTCTTATTAAATTTTTTATATTATTATATTGGTTATTTGCAGTCCAAATTCTACTATAATTAATGCCATCTTTATTTTTTAATGCTCTACCTTTAGTAATTGTACCAATTTCACCATCATTTCTTTCATAATCAGTAACAAGTGTTTTTATCTTTCCACTAATAAACATTTGTTGGGTTTTATATAATAGAGACTGCTTATTTGTGATAATATTACTCGTATCAATTATCGATCCTGGATGATTTATATTAAAAGCATATTTTCCACTTGAAAAATTAGTCCAAGTATAATCATTTTTATAAATATTAAAATCATCACCACCATCTTTTTTTATTTCAGAATAAAGATATATTGGAAAGTATCCACCAATTATATTTGATAATCCACTTGATAAATTCAACTTTTCAGTATCCAACTTATCAACCGCATCTAAATAACTCAACGGTTGTTTTATCCAACCAAATAAATCCTCATTTTGACGTGTTTTATTGAGAACTGAATTAGCTAATGTCAAACCAAGAGAACGTAGAGCTATGGTGCCTAATTTGCTTTCTGTGCCTAATGCAACACCTGCGGCCATTCCCGCTAATGTATTACCTATCTCATAGCTTGAACTTATATTAAAAGTATTATTTCCAGTAATACTTACTCCTACAGTATCCCCAAATAAATATCCTAAAACTGCATTGGCTGATTGTTGAGCAATGCTTTTCGATGTTTTATCTAAATAAGTATTATCCTTGGTATATATGTTTTTTGTTTTTATATATTCAACTACATTAGAATCTAAATTTCTATATTCAGAATAAAAATCATTGTTGATTGTATTGTTGGTATGTGTTAATAATCCATCAGGAGCAATATAGCTTTTTAATATAGGAACAGAATTATATATATCAACAGATGTACCTATTGGATTAATTAATGGAACTGTAACCATTGGATATTTACCTATTGTCTGCATAAGTAAATTATCTCTTAATTTTGGTGAAACGCTATTGATATCTTTACCTAACATATTGATTTTATTTAATTAAAATATTCCTTTGATGATAAATACCTTGAAATAATTTTTTTGTTGGAATTTGAATAACATTTGTAAAAACAACAATAAAAATTTAAAAAAAATAAACGAATGGAAATAAGGCTGAAAGCCAAACGTTTTTAACTATTGTAATTTTTAATATTTTTACTATTTAAACATTTTCAAAAAATTCTAACATATTTTCATAACGTATGTTTTAAACAAATGTTTTTCTTTTAAAATTTTATTTTCTAACATATTTTTTAAAATATGTTTAAACAATTGTTTAAAACATATGTTAGAAAAATTTGTTTTTCTTTTTAAAATTTTATTTTTATCAATCGTTTAAATGAAAAATGTTTAAACATATGTTCTTAAGATTTTACATTACGGAACAGGCGCGCGCGATTCTACTAATAATATTTTAAATAAACAACTTATTTTGGATAAATATTTTGTTCAATATAGTTAAATGTTCATTGCCAATGAACACCTTAATTTATTGAACAATTTAATATGAGTCTGGTCCAAATGATCCATTATAGCCACCACCATTTTCATCTTTATTAAGACTTTGTCCTATCTTTCTTGCCAACCCCCTTAAAAAAGCAGGATTTTTCATTAATTCATTTACATCTATTTTAGCTGATGCACCACCAGACATATTTAAAGTAATTGCACCACCAATATCAACTTTATGATTTCCATTTCCATTATTATAAGCCCCACTGTTGGAATTATTATTATGAGATGGGGAAACTCCACTAAAAATATGAGAACTATCATTACGAGGCATTATAGACTGTTCAATAGCACCGCCAGGTTTCATAGCATATACATCATCTTTAGTATTTAATTTTATAGGTCTTCCACCACCAGAAGGTATTAATAAATCTTGTGCTGAATCAGGGTGAGTTGCACCATAAATATCCATACCAGCATTTGCTGCATTTATTCCTAACCCAATAGCAGGACCAACACCTGGGATAAAATTAGCACCTGCAGCTGCAGCATTCATACCAGCACTACGATAATTACCGTGTATCAGGTCATTAACCGCAAAACCAGCATCAATAGCACCTCCAACGTATGGAATAGCTCTCAATCCCATTCCTAAACCAGCCTTAGTTAAACTTTTTAGCCCATTTGTTGCCATCACTTTTCCACCAACCTGTCCAATATCACCAAGAACTTTTCCTCCCATTGAGGAATTCGCTACATTTGAAATACCTTTAGCCCCATTTTCAACGGTTGGCATTAAAAAATGAAATGCTTGTAATATATATTTAGCAACAGTATTAACCGCAGTTAATAATGGACCAACAATAGCAGTTAAAAGAGCTTTTAGTCCATTATCTAATATTTCTTTTATTCCTAATGTATTTTCTGCTATATCTCGTATTTGAACTTTATCGGGTTTTATTGATTGTAAATCTTTTGCGTCTAATTTAGTAATTGATTTTTGAGTTCCATTGACATTTACAGTATAGCCACCATTTTTATTATCAAATGTAGCGAGAGAAGTTAATAAATCTTTTTGTTCGTCTGTTTTAATATTTGTATTTAAAGAAACATCATGTGTTATTGCTGTTCGTTGAGCCTTTGTTCTTGCAGCTGTCATCATGTCATCAAAAGAAATACCAGCAGCTTCAGCAGCCGCTTTTATACGTATTTTTTCATACCCATTTTCATTTAATTTACCAGTAGTTTTATCAATAGAAATAACACCATCTAACATTTTTGAGTATGTTTGTGTTAAGCCTTCCATATCAGTTATACCCTGATTCATTAATTTCATTGGATCTGCCATAGATGCGAATCCACCACCAAGAACTTGTAGTGAAGCTGCTGTCTGTAAAGCTCCTTCTGGAGATGAAATTTTATCAGCAAACGAAGCTACCGATTCCATTTTAATACCCATCTTTGTAGCGTAAACAGACATTTCCTTTACACCATCAATACCATTCTTAAAATTATAAGTATTTGCAAGCTTTAAATTCCCTTCAAATTTTTTAGCTGCAATTGTTGATGAAACACCAGATTGTTTTGATAAATCCGATAATTGGTGAAGTGTTTCCATACTATCAGCAACACCAGAACCAAATAGGTTCATATCTGCTGCCATTTGACCAGTCGCTTCCACCCCTAAACCTAAAGCCACGGATGTATCAGCCATTGATACTAAATTTTCTTTACCTAACATAACAGATCTACCCATCTGATCAGTATAGGATGTTTGCATTTTAACTAAATCAGCCGTACCAATACCAATTAATTGTGTTTTCCAAGCAATTTCACCAATATTTTTCTTTAATTCACCAGATTCATTTTTAGAAAGTCCATAATTAGCTGACATTTTACTAATTGCACTATCAGCATCTAACATTATATTCAACGCAGCACCAGCTTGTTTTAATAAATATTTTTCTGTAGCTTTTGTTGTATTATCGAAAGCTTCTTTTCTTTTTCGTCTACTTGTTTCTCTATCCTCTTCTTTTTTTATAGCTTTTGATTCGTCTATACCAGCATCTTTAATTATTCGTGCTTTTTCTTCTTCTAATTTTATTTCTTTTTCTAATAATTTATATTTATCGGCTTCTCTTTTATAATCATCCGAAGCAGTTTTTAACATTTTTCTATGAGCCACTTCTTGTGCTTTTTTCATAGACGTAGTATTGGCATTACGAAGCTTTTCTAACTCCTCTTGCTTTTTAATATAAATTAATTTTTGTTTATCTAATTTTTCGTTTTCAGATCCCAATTTTAAATTTGATTGAGAAATTTTTTCTATTTTTGATATAATATCTAAATAAGCCTTGTTATCTTTTAGTTTTTTTGTGAGCATTTTACTCATTAGTTGCTCAGAATTAACTTCTGATTTAGGTGCAGTACCCCCTTTACCACTATTAGAATTAACTTTACCTAATGTATTGTTAATCTTATCAAGTGTATCGATTAATTTATTTATATCTCTTTGGGTTAATGCTGGATCTGCCATATTAAAAGTTGTTTAGTATAAATATATGGTTTTAAAAATTTGATTTAAGAATACTTAAATTATTTGTTTATTTGAAAACATTGTTTTATTTTTGTATTTCACTAACACAGAATTAAAACAATTTAAATTAAATTATTATGGAAAAGAGATATTGGATACACGAGCCAGTCAAGGGAACACAGGAAATTTACGATTCAAATGATTGGTGGGGTGTTACTTTACTTTGGTTTTTTGCTAGAATTATTGGAATAGCTATAATAGTTGGGATATTCTTCCTATTTGCGTGGATAGCATAACGATAAAACGGTAGAACAGTTTAATTAGTCCTACCGTTTTATTATTTTTTATTCTTCCTATTTCTTATTGCGGATTCTCGTTCCTCAGCATCTGTTTTTGTTTTATCATTATGCCTTGCTATTTGGTATTTACGTTCATAAACTGGCATACTTTTTATTAAAGGCATATCAAGACCAATATATGCCTGACACCCCCAAAACTCATCCCATAATTTTCCTTTAAAATCACTTGTAATTGAGAAAAATAGTTTCGTCGAGCGTAAGAAACGTAGTAAATTCAGAGCCACCTCCAAGACTCGAATTTGTTGTTTCAGGTCGGGTAATGGTTATTTGATAATTCAAAGAAGGTATATTATCTGTTATAAACCTTCTTAATGCCAACGAATCATATACACGTATGTTTTTAATATAATTATGAATATAATTTCTATTTTTTTCACCATTTATTGAAATAACTGATTTTTCAAGTCTAAACGTAATACCCTTTGCATTTAAATAATCATCTGTATCCTCTATAGAACCAACGTATTCATCGACAAGTTTTAATGCGTTATCTAATTTTGTTTTTGATAATTTATCAATAGATGTATCTTCACCTATAATTTCAATTAATAAATCCTTAGCACTATTTAATGCGTGTTTTTTTAATTTTTTGTTGGATTTTTGTAATAACTTATTATAATCAAGTTCATCTTTATGTACCAGAAATCTAAATTCAATTACATCATTTGACTGTGGTAACACAAATTGGAAATAACCATTTTCGTTTGGTGTAAGAGTAAATTCTTTTGGTTTAATCTGACTTAAATCAATTTCCGTATCAAAACGTTCACCAGTATCTGGATCAACAGTTGAAATTGGATAATTACCATAACTAGTAGATCGAAGCCATACAATTATAGCATCCCTATCAGCATTACAAAGTAACTCTGGCCTAATATTTTTATCTAAAATTTTTCGGCGTAATAAAACATCGAATAATTGACTCTCACCATTAATTGTTTCCGTATAAATACCAGGATTAGATATAATATCTTCATCTGATCCAGTTAAATAACTAACAGCTATCTTAGAATTTTTAAAGTTTTTACCATAGATTAATCCATTACTTGGTAATTTAATTTTATCGTAAGCCACATCATATGATTCTTCACCTTCAAATTCTTCATTTTCATAATTACTAACCTCTGGTATATAATCATCTTCAATATAATCTTCAACTATTTTTGGGGACAGTTTTTGTTGGTTTGATATTTTAGGTGTTATTTTTTCCAACGCATTTACACCCTGGCTATTTTTTTCTATCGCCTCACGTAAAGCTTCATTTAAAAATTCACTTTCGGACTCACGCATTTTTTCTTCTTTTGTCATCATTAGATATTAGTTATTATATTAAATATTTTAGCTTAATTATTTTATGTTTAAATAATTGGTTAGGTTTTATTATGGTAAAATTCACCAGTTTTCTTTTTCTCAATAATAATTTGTTTTTCTTTTTCGGCACCAGTTCTTTTTCGCAGCATCTCCATAACCATTTCTGGTTTTTTATGAATATCATTTTCCCATATTCTTATTAAAACTATTCCATTTATAGCCGCCCACCTATTTTTGGCTTCATCAGAACGTTTATTTTTATTTTGCATTCTATTTGGTGGTTTTTTATTTGTTTCAGGATTATTATGATAATAATCCCCATCTATTTCAATGAGTATCAAGCATTTAGGTAAATAAAAATCCCAAACACGTTTTAATGATTTGAATTCCTTTTGATATTCATATTCAATTTCCAATTTATCTAAAAAATTTTCTTTAAAATATATTTCAAGCTTAGATGTTCCATAGCCACATTTATATTCTTTAACCTCTTTCTTTTTTTTAGGTTTAATACCTGTATTGTTATTAATAGGTTGTTTCATTTATTATAAATATATTATAATTATTTTTTTATTCATTTAAGCAAAAAAATTTGGTTTGACATATTAATATATCAAACCAAATAAAAAAAAAGAATATATAAAGAAATTGTATTTAATTTTTAAAAAACCAAAATTCCATAATCATACGCTAAACTACAAGTTATCTCATTAATTGCATCATCATCATACTTTAATGACCCAAAAGATACGGTAGTTGGAAATGCATTTTTTAATATCCACTTTTGAACCGAAACCCCTGTTGGGTCTAATAATTCAATTGAAACATCGCGTTTATATCCAGCAGCGTAACCCTGCCTTCCAGTTACTTCTTCTGATTCTAATCTAACCCATTCCATTATAGCTTGTGCTGTTGATGGACCTATTAAATTTCTAAAAGTAACATCTATTTTTTCCCAAGTATAACGACCCAATACATAAGTAGATGTATTCATCCAAGGAATTTCGACAGAATTTTGATTAATAGATGGCATACCAGAAGAAGAAACAAACCAAGATTGAATACCCATATCAGATGGAAATTTAACAATGAATCTATTATTTTTCAACGGTTCAAATTTGAGAGGGATTTGGTTTAATAATTCTGACATATTTTTATTTTTTAAATTAGTTATTTAATTCTGATTTTTCAGCTTTAGGCGTAATTAGTTTATCACAAGCATCTAAAATTGTTCTTATTGATTTATAATCATCAGCCTTTTCAGATGGGTCGATTTCACCCATAATTGAAATTGCTGATTTTCTAATTATATTTATTTTATCAATTATAGAATCAATAGGTTTATTAATACCCTCTGGTTTCATTTCAGGACGCAAATCGGTATTTATTTTAAGTACCTCAGATGGTTTTTCGTGGGTATCTGTAGGAAATGTAAATGCTTCAGCTAAAATCTTTGATTTATCAAATGTAGTTCTTATTTCATTTAATATTTCGCGAATATCTTGTTCTTCGTTATTAGTCATTGGATAGTATATAAATTTCTTATTTAAATATAAATACAGATATTTTTATTTTTTTGGTAATTATCTTTAAAATATTATATTGTATTTTCAATTTTATTTTCAACATTTTCAATAATCTTATCACCAAGCTTATTAACTTTATTATCTGTGTACATTTTAACGCCGAATAAAGCGGTACCAGCCAAAACAGAAATAGTAAAAGGCGCTTCAGATTTTAAAGCTAATGAGACCCAGGTGCCAAGCCCTACAATAATATAAGCTAAAAGTTTACTACTAGTAAAATCTAATGTAAAACTAATTTTAAACCACTGTTTTAATTTTATTGTATCCATAATATTAATTTTATATAAATAAATATAGTGTTTTTTATTTTTTTAATAAAATAAATTAAAATAAAGTTGTTTTTCTTAAATATTATTCGTACATTTGTATAAAATAACATGAAAAACTGTAAATTTTATGAGGAGATTTATTATAAAGATTTAAAGTTGTATTTATTAATTATAATTAAGGAGATATCAAATAAGATATGTTCCGAAACACTAATTGGTGGTGCAAATACTATTGAAGTCCCACTGAAATACCAGAATGAATTTGAAAAATTAGATCATTATAATAATGAAATATTAGACTTAAGATATAGAGTTATTTTTAAAAAAACATTAAAAAATATAATTTATATATATAGAGATGATATATTTACTATTAAATACATATCAATTCAAAATAATAACGAGTTTGAATGTGTTGAACTAACAAACATAAAAAATGTACCAAAAAAATTAGTTAAGGAATATAAAAATAATTTTTGTGGTTATATTAAAATTTTAGAGTAAAATGATAGGGGAAAATTATTTTAACACAGGAGATAGTATTAAAACTATTAACTTTAAAGAAAACAATCTTAATGAATTAAAAGGTAAAATAATTTCTATTGATAAATTATTTAATCCTACTAAAATGGAAATAGAAGATGTTATTGAAGTCAAAATAGATGGTTTTGAAAATACAAGAATAATTAATAAAAATAATATAATAAAATTAATTAAAACATGTCAAAAATAAAATTAAATTTAACAAACGAGCACATTTTATTAATAAAAAATTTTAAATTTACTAAGGTCGGCGATTATAAAATCGAATTAGATGTATACAGCCCTTATGGCGGAGATTATTTAATGGAAGATCTTGCTATTATTTTAGGTAAATGGGATAAATTCACACCAGGAACCGAAACGGATTACAATGGTAAAAAATTTGGATTTGAAGCAGAGACAGAAATGTTATCTTACCATATGTATCTTGTTGATAATATTGAATTTATAATGAGTTTATTAGTACAATTTATTGGTGTAGGGTTAAAACCAGGAATTTATTCAACAATAAATTACAAAATAGATTGGAAATATTCAGAAAAATAAATAATATGTGGAAATTTATATGGAATATAATATGTGTGTTGGTAATAATTTTATGCTTTAGAGATGCAGCTATTGCTTACCAAGCAAGTAAATTATGGGAATTCGGGATAGATCTAACGTTAGTGTTATTAATATTTAAAGATTTAGAAATATAAATAACTATGACTCCACAGATAATCACTTTAGTACTATGGTTATTTAATTTAATTATAACATCTTTAAGACATGGTAAACCACGACCAGAAATTGGTCAAAAATATAATATTTACACAACAAGTGCCAGTATTATAATCACAGCCGCAATTCTTTATTGGGGTGGATTTTTTAATGTGTTTTTTAGTTAACAATAAAACTGTCAACCTCTCTCGAAGTTCAGAAAAGAAAATCCCCGTTAGATTGGTTTCTAACGGGGATTTTTGATTTATTTGTTAAAGTGATTTAAAATCAAATCCATCATCGGCTATAATAAAGTCAATATTAATAAATTCAAGAGCTCCAATTGGTTTTACTCCAATCTGAACATTCATTTCATGTTTTAATTTTGCTTCAACAGAGTCATCTATTTTAATAAAAGAATCTGAGATTCCACGACCACTTTTAACAGCAGTTAGTATAGGGTTAACTATTTCTAAAAATTTATTTTTAGTTGTATTATCTTCTGGTTCAAAAATCAAAGGTAAATTACCTCTACGAATAGATTTACGAAGAAATAACATTAAACGTCTAACACCAACTTTATTTAATTGTGCTTCATTAATTTGTAATGTATCTTGTTTAAATACTCTAACACCCTCAACAGAGAAAGTCCTAAGAGCGTTAATTCTACTAGATGATAATTTATTAAGTTCCCCAATTACTAAGTTCTTTTTAGCCTTAATACAATCAACAATACCACGAGACATACCAGCAGGTGCAATCCAAGCTGCAGCTGTATTATCCGTCATTGCTATATTTCTAACAACATCTTTTGTTGGTGAAAGATAGATATATTGTGAGTTGTCCTTGTCAAAATATTGAATCCAAGGAAAATAAGTTGCAGCATAACTTGAATCAATTCCAGTATCTGAAAAAGCATTTACAATATCATTAACGGAATACATTGAAGATTTAGCATCATCAAACGTTCCTATTGGTTTATCAGGGGTTGTTACGATATATATTGAATCTTTTCTTTCTGTTTCAATCATATCTAAAACTTCATTAACCAATATGCTATTATTAATAGTATCAATACCAGGGGTAGCAAAAACATTAATATCAGCCGCCTCTGGATTTGAAAATGTTCTAATAGCAGACCAAAATGCATAAAAATCAGAAGTTAATCCGTATGTTTCAGTTATATTAGGGATACCAAGCTTTGAATCTAAATCTGAACCACCAAATTTATAGAATTGTTTTCCAGAATATGCATCTACACCAATTTGATTCAAGTGATTTCTATTAAATTGATTATATTGGTAATTATTAGTAGTTGTTCTATTATCTCGAAAAATATCCCAACCATCAAAACCACCATAAAAATAAGTGGTAAATTTTCTTAAATTTATATCTGAAAGAACTAAATCCTCAGTTTCACCAGTCTGAATAGTTTGAAAATTAATAGTACCTACACCTGTAACACCTGTAACATTAGAAGCACCACTCTCCAAATGGAAGCCATCTGTTATATTTAAACTTACAGGGTCAATACCATTAAATTTGAAAAAATCACTATCGACACCAGTTAAATTACTTAACCCAAAATATTGTTTTTTAATTTTTACCGCATCATTAAACAATGTATTATAAATGATTTTAGAACATGTATAATCGCCTATTTTTTTAACTTCATACCCTGTAAATCCCATTGGTACAGATTGTGCAACCAGAGGATTATCATCAATATCAATAATAATATATTTCGATTTATTTGTAAATACACCATCATTTGTTCCAATTTTAGCACCAATATAATTATTACCGCTTTTAATATCCAATGAACAATTACTAAATGTTTCTAAAATATTTGGATTAGCATCGGTATCATTAATTCCACGAACTAAAACATTAAATGTTAGTACATCAACATCAATATTAGTAATACTAATTTTAAACATATTATTAGCATTTTCACCATCGGAAATAGTGAAGAATCTAAAAAGTGGTATAATTAAACCTCCTTTTAATTCAGAAACAAACCAAGGTGTTTTTGCACCAGAATATGTACTATGATAGTTATTATGGTCATTATCTTTTAAAGACATCATAATAGTAGTTCCATTATAAAATTTACCATTATTTGTTACAGGGTCAATCAAACCTTTCAATGCAACTTCAAACATTTCTTCAACAAATATTTTGGCATTACTAGACCCAACAGGTGAATTACCAAGAACATTCAATATGTAATTTTTTTTATTTGGGTCTAATGATACGTTATATGTTTCCGTTGATCCACTATTAATATAAGCTAATATTTGAAAATCCGTTGTATTACCAGTAATAGAAACACCCTCTTGTATTGTGATACCTGTAACAGATGGAACTAATTCATCTGCCCCATTATATATCGCTTTTGACCTTAAAGTGGCAATAACAGTATTAGGACTAATAGGATTAGACGCTGTTTCACCATTTGTGGCATCATCATTATATAAAGTCCAAAGACCACTATATTCAAAACCACTAAGTCCAAGAACTCTAGTTACGTATAATTGACTTGATTCAGTCAAATATGATTTTGCTATATAAGGTAATTCATAACGAGGATATCCATTACTATATTTTTCAGTATTCGTACCACCAAAAAAATTATTAAATTCAGTCCAATCTGAGATAGACACAGGTTGAAATGCTGGTCCAATTTGTGTTTCACCAACTAAACCAAGAGTAGTAATACCCAACGATTTAACTGAATATGGTAAACTCATCTCCCTTGTATAAATATCTGGAGCTGTATTCGTTCCTCTTGCGTTAGTTGCCATTTTTATTAATTTATTTTTAAAATATTTATTTTAATATAAATACTTAAAAAATAATAAAAAATAATAAATTACATAATTTATTTTAATAATATTTTAAAACATAAATTTAGTAAGAAGCAGGAATTTTGGTGGAGAATATAATTTTAGAAATCTTAGAATCATCAATCTTATTAATTTTAACTTCTATTTTATCATATTTATTCAGGTCAAAAATAGGACCAGCAAAAACTCCATTAATTTTAATTGTATAACTCTCTATGTTATTTGTTGTTATATGTTTAACTGTATAATAAGTAGAAGATTTTAATCGATTTATATTTTTTGAATTAATTGGAAATTCTACTATTAGATTTTCATTTGAATCACCTATAATATTTTGATATATTTTATTTTCTATTTCAAATCCAACTAACTTGGCACATATGTTCTCCTCGATTAATAAATCTGATTCATTTATAATATATCCTTTTACTAACAATTGAAAAGTCTGAATAAAAACTTTTCTTTCATCCAATTCATAATCACTATCATCTGTTATATCTTCAAGTTCAACAGGCATGTAATGACCATTTGGGTATATGTAAGCTTGTTTTGATTTAAACATATCGTTAAATTTATTATTAACCGTATTAATCAAGTCAAGCTTATTAGAAATTACCTTAATATTATATATGAAATCAATCGTATATGGCTGGCGCATTTTATATGAAATTGTGATATTTTTATTACCATCCCATTTATCAGACGTACCAATAGTATAAAAAGAATTCCCAGGAATATTACAATAATCTTGCTGTTGTGTTCCTTTCTTCGGGTTATTTTCTCTTGTTATAATAATAAAGTTTGATTGAATATTTTTATTTTCATCTACATATTCCCATGTTTTTGTGAATTCAGAAAAACGTTGTTGATTCAAATAAAATGATGGAACTTTAACGCCATCATAAGTAACAGCGAGATCATCTGATACAAATCGGATTACATCATCGTGAATTTCATTATGTGTTACTGGTTTTGGTAAAATATTCCCATTAACAAATAATTTTTGGTTTATTTGATCTATTCTGTCTAACCCTATTTTCGGTTTCAGTAATTCTAACTTATTAAAGTTTATGTTTCCCATTTTATTTACCTAAAAATTCTTTTTTATCGACTGGTGAACAAAGTATTGTTTTATAAAGTAATTGCGTACCAAACAATGTATGAAAATTATCAAAATCAGTTCTACCATCCTGCGTTACAACAAAATATTCCATTTGATCAGATGTTATTTGAACACCAATGTAATCACCATATTCTATATCAACATTTTTATCCTTCAATGTTTTAATATAAATATCTATTTTAAGATTACCAATTTGTTGAAAATGACCTAAATTTTGTGTTCCATCGTGTGATTTATTTTTTGCTTTATCAATTAAATAACGACATACCAATTCAACAGGTTCCTTATAAACAACCCCCTCAGATGTTGTTTCACCCCACCTACTAGATACAGTTTTAACTCTATCTATTTTAAACAAAGTAATAGTTTGATTTATATCTTGCTTGAAATAGTTTTCACCCATTTCAGAATCAAATAAAAAATCAGACTCAGAATAAAAAAGACTATTACGTGTAATTTTTTTATGTTTCATAATATATTTAAAAACTTATTATCCACCCTTTGGTGTTATGTAACTCGTAATCGGTTTCTATCATCTCTACAGATCCAGGATTACCTATAAATTCCAATCTGTTAGGGTAGTCCACATTAGTATTATTTCCTACACTTGCCGTAACCTGTGCAATGATGCTTTCAATTTCGACCTTAGAAAGCAAGTTGTTTTGCAATCTTAAAGCCGTTAAAGAGCTACATCCTGCTACATCCACCGAAGTAAGTAAATTACTTCTAAAATCAGCAACAACTAATTGATTTAATCCACTTAAATCCTGCGTTACTAACTGATTACTCGAAGCAGTAAGATATTGAATAGTCGAATTTGGCTTCTCTAAAGTAGTTAGTAAATTGAAATCTAAATAAAGCTCTCTAAGGGATGATAATCCGACAAGTGAGAAATCAGTAAGATTATTATTATTAGCGTAAATTTGAGTAAGCAGAGCTGAGTCAGATAAATCTAAACTAGTTATCTTATTGAATTTACAAACTAGCTGAGATAGTTTAATACATCCACTTAATAGTAGGGATGATATATTCCCATAATCGCAAAACAGAGTAATTAATTTAGTACATCTATTTGCATTTAAATAAGTAAAATCCTTTAGATTAATAAGTTTCAATGATTCTACATCCGTATTACTTACATCCATAGTTTTTAATCCTTTCGAATTATCGACCGATACCTCGGTAATTGCGTTATTCGCAACGTTTAAAGTTTCCAGTTCTTTTAATTCAGATAAATTTAAAGAGCCTGAAATTCCGAGTGTTTTTGAGTTTACGTCTAATATATTAGGGGTCGCAACAGAACCCTCCTCAAGCTTATACCAATTTAGAGTATTACTTCCTGAGATGACAAAATCATCTAAATTATAAACCCCTGTTGTCGGAACGCTAACTGCTATTGTTTTAATAGTATCAACAATCTCTGTTCTATAGCTTATATTCAGTGAGAATGTCCAATCGTTATTATGAAGATATATATCTACACTTGAACCTATGTTGGATAACTTCAAATTAACACTAAGCGTGTAAGTTTTTCCAGCTATCAGATTTATAATTCTTGATGCATTAGTAGTTGAATCGCCACTGAATGTTTGATTTATTAAACTATTTGGAACCAAATTCTCTCCTACTGGATATCCTACCGCCAAACTTTTTGCACTCTTTGGAATACTCAACATCGTACCACCAACCAAAACCTCAGGACTAACTTCTAATCCATATTTAACCGCTCCATCAATAGTTTTAAATCCAATCGTTTTATCGGCAACAACTTTAAACGGTACAGTATTCTCTGAAATAGAAATCCCGCCTATAATTGTAGGGTTCACAACAGGAAAATTCAGGAAATCAACATTTGAAAGTTTATCCTCAATCATCCGTTTTGCAACAGGAGAATTTGGAAGCAAATCTTCGTATTGTAATTCGCTTGCAAGTCCTCTGTTTCCCTCTAAATCATCAGCAAGCATATCACGATAGGCTTGTGATTTATAATTCTCATTTATATACGCAATTGCAGCATCTACATCAATAATCCCGAAACCCATGTACTGATTCCAATGGTAGGTATATATCTTTTTATCATCTATTACAGCCATTGTAGTTGTGCTCGCAGTCTTTCTACATGCTAATCTAACTATTGACCAATTACAGCCTGTCAAGTCTTTAATCTTTTTCATTTTAGCACCCACTACAGCAGTTGTAGGGCTTTGTTGATTTAATTTCTCATAAAATTCACATCCATATCCATGAGTAGAGTTCCATTGAGTAGGGGCTTGTTCTAAGGTAGTTCCTTCCTCTTTACATGCACTAACTAATACTAAGTTATCAAAGAAAAATTCAGGCCTGTAATTCTCACTTAAATCAGTATCAGGGACAAACCCGTTATTTTTTCTCGCTCCAACTGTTTCACCATTGTACAGATTTCCACCATGTGCACCAACGGTAAAAAGATTGGCATTAGAACCAGGATTTTCACTATACGAAGCTCCTGTATATGGACGTAAAATAAGCTCACATCCTGTTTTAGTTGCGAGTGTTGGAGTAAAGTTTGGTGCTACTCCTCCATAATTAGTAAGAACATTTTGTTCGGATTGAATCCTTACTCCTTTAAATTCAGGATATACTGTATCCCACCATGCATGCAGTGTCCAGTTTGAGTGTGCCGTATCTACAATACTGTTATGGTCTGAAATAACACCATTTCCTAAAACCTGTTTAGTTCCGTCGTACTTGGGATTGGTGTCATTATTTGTTTTTATGTTGTACGATAAAGTTGCAATGTCCCAATCATTTGTTTCAGAAAGTAATCCGTCAGAATCTTTAAGCAAAAAACCCACATAAGGTTGTCCGTTCCATGTTTCAGCTGATGGATAATTAATTACAGGCTCAAGGGTTTTAGTTCCAGTAATAGAATTAACCCTGAGCGTTACATCTGTTACTTCTTTTCCTGTATTTAATTGTGAAGTATGTGATATCTGAATCCATCCATTTTTATAAACTGTATTTACTTTACGGAGTGTGAGATTGAATTCCGTTACAATAGTCGTGATTATACCTGGGTGTACGGGGTCAGGACCTACGTGTTTAGGTTCATAAGCGTTCAGCTCATCTCTTTTAACAAGAGATTTGCCATCAATCAGATCATCCTCGATATTTATAATTGCTTGTTCCATGATTATGCAACGTCTTGTGTCCAGGTTGTACCATTGTATGTGTATGGAAATCCATCAGTCCAAGTTACGTTAGTAACATTGCTAACTTTCACTGTATTTAAAAGTGCAACATCTATAGAGGAATTTAATCCAATAACACCAGTTAAAATCGCACCATTAAGTTTCGCCCCCATTATAACACCTGGCGATAAATGAGCACCAATTAATATAGTTCCAATCAAACTTGCATTTTCTAAGGTACCACCAATTAAATTTATACCAGTTAAATCAGCACCATCTAAATTAGAGTTGTCTAGTATTAATCCGACTAAATTCTCGCCCATAACATTAACTCCTGCTGCTATTGCTGCAAGTAATGTTTCTTTAGTATATTTAAAAGACACTCCTCCAATAGCAGGATAATTTATTAGATTATTATTACCATCAATACAATCTATAATTTTACCATTTCCTGTTGGAGTTATAAATGTTCCCGACCTAAGTGTACATCCCCTCAATGTTCCTGTTAGTGTACCATAATCTGCTCCAAAAGAATCTTGACTACCTATACAATTTATAGCTAATCCTTGGAATGAGCTAGGTCCTATGGAACCAGCACTTTCACAATTTTCAAGAATAAGTTTATCATGTATTGATGATAAATTAACTGCTCCTGCAAAATATATTCCTTTTACATAAATATCATTAACATTTATATCAACACCCATTAGGTCTATTACTACATCAGAATTACCTGTTAATGACACTAAATTAATAGATTCTGCAGAAAGTTGTAATGGAATACTCTCCATATTATAAGTACCAGGAGCTACAATAACATTTATATGAGGAAGAGCTTTTGCTTGTGCTTCAGTAATTATTTCAAAGTAACCTTCTACATTAGGAGGGTATGTAGAATTAATTAAATCTATTAATACTCTTCTATATTCCTCAGCTCCACCATGAAAAAATGTTTGTCCTTTATAATAATTTCCAGGTTGACTTATAAGAGTACCTAAATATCTCGGAAGCTTTTTAGCATCATCATAAGCAGCCTGTAATTCTAAACCATTTTCTGTAGGAGTTCCTTTCCCATACACGACTATATAATTAGTACCCTCTAATTGTTTAGGTATTATAAGATTACTAGCATCTGAAATAGTCCACCAATTTGCACCATCTGATATAAGAATTGTCTGTTTTGTAAATTCCCATCCAGCTCCAAATTTATCTATACCATCAATCTTTTGAAATGTATCACCAGCATCTACTGTAGTAGTACTAATAAATATTGATTTTACAATATCTGATAATGGTTTAATAATTACTTTTTTACCTTCAATTCCAATAGCATTAGGTAAACCATACATTAGACCATTCGTGGAAAATGTAATTATGGTAGTGTCAATTAATGGGTCTTTATATTGAGAGCTGGTTATTACTTCAATACTATTACCAATTCCATCCAGTAACGAAAGAGGTACTAACTTTGTTTTATCTATATCGTTAATGCTAGTTGCGATAAAATCACTTAATTTTGACATATTATTTTTATTTATTATTTTATTTATTATGTTGTAAAAATTAACTCTCCACTACTGTCAGTAATAACATCATTAGTATTATCTACTAGAACGTTATTTGTTAACATATATGCATTATAAAAATTTGTTAATCTATCTAAATTTAAATTAGTTATTGATGGGTCTACCACTGTTGTTGTTATAAAATAAATTACATCTATTTTACTTCCTAGAAGAGGAGCAAATCCAATTGAAAACTTATTTTTAGTTAGTGAAATAACATCTCTTTTAATACCATTAACATAAACAGTTAAAAAATCTGTATTTATAGGTACACGACTTAGTGTAAATGTATCATTATCGTTATTAATAAGTCCAATCGGTACCTCTTTAATAATAGTTGATGCAATTGATTTAGTACTATAAAGTGATTCTAATTTTATTTTTTCAGCCCTTGTAAATGGAAAAATATCAGCATCGTGATTAATGGTAGATGGATTTGGTTCTATAATAGAACCATAGTAATCGTTTATTTTTTTTGAAATTTGCGGGATATCCATCTAGATATGTTATTTTTATTATAAATATCAAATAATTAAAAAAAAACTTGTTTATTAAATAAAAAAAAAGTATATTTGATTAAATTAAATAATATACGGTAGATGTCAAAATTATCAATTAAGAATAATAAATTAGCACTTGATATATTAGAATCATATTCTGATTCAAACCCTTATATCAAAATGATAAAAAATTCAGTTTTAATAAAAAAAACACAGGTAGCTAGCGATTTTGAATTAAATTATATTTTGAAAAACTACGAGTTTCAATCAATTGAAATTAATAAAATTGTAAAAATAACGGAAGAGTTTGGTGAAAAAAAAGCTGCCGACTGGAAATATGACCACAAAGTAAATAAATTACAAGTGGTAACCTTACTGGGAGAAACGGATAATCATTATCATTGTAATGTTAATTACAAACATAATCAGGTGAAGCCGATTATGTGCTTTATACCTAAGAAAGATTTATTGGATGATTTGTTTATTGAAGATTTTGAAAAATTAGAAGTTGATTTCAGTGAATTTAATAAAGTACTTGCATTGGAAGATAAGGAACTTTATGAGCACCAAAAAACAGCAGTAAAATTTTTAAGATCAAGAAAACGATGTATTTTAGCCGACGATATGGGTTTGGGAAAAAGCTTAAGTAGTATAGTAGCCTCAATATCAGGTGATTTTAAAAAAGTTTTAATTATATGCCCAGCGTCTTTAAAAGGAGTTAGAGGATGGCAAAAACAATTACAAACGTTTATTTCAGAAGATGATATTTGTGTTATTGATGGTGATAATTGGATTTCAAATAAAAGATATACAATTATTAATTATGATATTATTGATAGGCATCATATAGTACCAAAAGAAAATGGTAAAATTTCAAGGAAAAAAACCATTGTTGATATAGCATTAGCTAAGAGTAATTTTTTAAAAGAAAATTTTGATTTAGTAATCATAGATGAAGTACATAAAATATCAAAGGATACTTCTATTAGATATGAATCAATATATGATTATTTAAAACGAAGTAATTTAGAGAATATTTGGTTATTAACTGGAACTATTATAACAAAATCTCCAATTAACTATATGAATATTCTAAAACTTATTTTTCATCCAGTTACAGACCAATGGCAATCATTTATTGAGAGATATTGTGATGGACATCAAATTTGTAGAAAAGGAGAAAAAGAGCGTCTCACAAATATGTTTTTAGATTCTAAAAGAAAAAATAGTTGGTTTGATCTTACATTTAAGGAAAAAGATGATTTAGTTGATTATATTGATAAATATGCAAAAAAACTATGGATAACTTCTGGTAATTCAAATTTGAAAGAATTATTTGAAAAAACAAAAAATGTATATTTAAGAAGATTAAAAGATATGATCCCAGGAATGATGGGGAAGGAAATTCACGAAGTTTATTATGATTTATCACCAGAACAAGAAATTGAATATTCACAACTATGGAATGAATATGAAACAAGTCAGAGAGAGTTAGGTAAAACTGAATTCAATCAAGATTTGACTGAGGGTATTTTAATGCGAATGGCTATCTCACGATATATGATTGAAAATACTAAAAAATTAGCAGATTCATTCATTTTAAAAGGAGAGAAGGTGTTAATTGCCTGTGCATTTAATGATGAAATTTTTGAATTACAAAAATATTTCGGAAAAAAATGTGTGATATATAAAGGAGGTATGACACAAAAGAAAAAGGATGAAGCAGAACGAAAGTTTATGGAAGACCCTGAAATAATGGTCTTTTTAGGAAATATAGAATCTGCGGGTGTCGGACTGACATTAATTTCCAGTCATATATGTCTTTTCAACTCATACTCGTGGATTCCAGCTAATAATTCTCAGATACAAGATAGAGTCGTGAGGATTGGTCAAAAGCATTTATGTCATATTTATTATCAATTATTTAGAAATACAATATCTGAAGATATGTGGGAAAATGTAATAAAAAAAGAAATAGTAATTAATACAATTGTAAAAAAAGAAGAAGATAAATAAAAATTTATTGAAAATAATTAAGTAGAATTGGTGAAAAAATAAATATTCACACTATTTATTAATAAACCCAACTACTACTTGGTTATAGAAATATAGGAATCTGGTTTAGATATTTAATGAAAGGTAGTAGCTTCATTATTATTCTGGACCAGATTTTTTTGTACGAAAAAATAAAGAGTTAAAAAGAACTTAAAAATGGAGTTTATTGAAAATAAATTATTTACATTAAATGGAAGAAAAAGAATTGGTGATGTTAATATTGGTGATAAAATAGTTGGTAATAATGGTAGTTATTGTAACGTAATGGAAGTACATTCAGAAACGAACGTAGAACTTTTTAAAATAACTTTTAATGATGGTTATTCATTAATTGTTGACGGAGAACATTTGTGTACATTGTATTCAAGTAATAGTGGAGAAAATCATACAAATAGAAAAAATAAAATTTTTTTATTAACCACAAAACAAATGTTGGATAAAGATTTAATATTAAAACAGAAGCAACAAAATGGTAATTCTAAAATTAGGGAGTATGAATTTGGTACTTATTTTAAACATAAAGATAAATCCCCAAGATGGCAGATACCGATTGTAAAACCAATAGGTTTTAATAATTTTAATAATTTACCTATAGAACCATATTTATTGGGTTTAGGACTTGGAGATGGCCATTTTTCACATAATCAAATAAAATTTGCTGTCCATAAAGATGATTACGATGAACTATTTGAAGATATAACTATTAATGAACTAAAAACAAATGTTAAGAGACCTAATATTAGATTTGGCGCTATTTCGGACACGGAAATAAAACTTACTGGAATAGGGTTAAACGAACACAGGTCATGGGATAAATTTATCCCTGATATTTATAAATATTCAAGTATTGAAAATAGAATCTCAATGCTTCAAGGGTTAATGGACACGGATGGTTATTGTGTTATTAGTCATCGAAAAAATGGGTCGTTTGGCGGTACAGAATATTCAACAGTATCAGAACAATTAGCTAACGATGTTGCTGAAATTGTGCATAGCTTAGGTGGAATAGTTAGAATGAAATCAAAAATAGGTTCATATACCAAAGATGGAGTTAAACATTTATGTAGAAGAGCTTACCGTTTAAACATTAAAATGCCAGCTGGAATAAACCCTTTTAGAATAAAAAGAAAAGCTGATATTTATTATACTCCTGAAAAATATAAAGTTGGCAGATATATTAAAAATATAGAATCAGTCGGATTCGGAGATGTAGTTGGTATTTTAACTGATAGTCCAGATAATTCATATATTACTGAATATGGAATATTAACACATGATATTCAAAATAAATAAAAATGGCTACCGAAAATTTTAGATTTCAGTAGCCATTTTTTTAATATGTTATTAATTTAAAATTATTATCATAACATGTTTTACAATAGTGGTTATAATTAACTGTAGTTACAACATTCGTTGATGTACATAAACAACATTTAACCATATTATTTATATTCTGAATTTAAAGATGCGGGTTTTAAATATTCTGGTTTTCCATCAAACTTAAAAAAAACATACGTTCCATTATTATAAGCAAAAAATTCAATTCTACCCCCGTATAAACTTTTTAAATGGCGCATATGAGCACTCATTTTAATGGGATCTTTTCCTGGATAAAATTCTACGTTCGGCACACGTCCCATAGATTTCCATTGCTGCCTTTTTTCTGGACTTGCATAACCCATATCGACTATGTTTAAATCATTAGTCTGTGGTACGGAATTTATACTACTTTCTCCACCAGAATGATTTCCTAAACTACCTGGCCTTATATCATGATAATTATTATTATATTCTTTCAATAATGCTTCTTTTATCATATTCCGTAAAACACTTTCTTTAACTTTTATTTTTGTCATATTAACGTTTTTAAAAATTATTACAATTAGGACAGTATGGGAGTCCATCTTTCCATATTAAATTATCAGGAGTCCTATTTTTACCCTGACCACAACTACATATTACATCGTTACAATTCATATAATTTTAAATAAATAGAGTTTTTAGGTTATTTTTCATCGCAAAATTTCGAATAATCGATAACTAAATATATTATTATACCAATAATAACTAAAACACCTAAAAGAATATCTAAAAACATAAGTTAATTTATTTAATGTTGGTTATTTCATTCACTAAAATAAAAAATCGGTCATAATGTATGATATATCATTCAAAAACACCATATTTGTACCATTATATTAAACGTTATCAGAATTACCATTACTTTTATTAACCAATTTATCTACAATATATTTTTGACAATCCTGGCAATATCTATATTTACCAATACGTTTAGTTTCAATTATATCAAAATCTCTCAAACAACCAGCACATTGTATTTTAAACATATATTCACATTTTTTTTAATTGGTTATTTAGAGTATTTTATAAAAAAATCCTGTCAATATAAATACTAACAGGATTAAAAAAACATTTGTTTTTTGAAATTTTATTTTGAGATATTGTACAAAAAGTTAATTTAATTTTATTACATGGGTGTTGCAGGGACTCGAACCCTATTCTCCAGAATCACAAACTAGCGTACTACTCCAATTGTACTAACAACACAGTGCCCACAGAAGGATTTGAACCTCCGAACTCGTAAGAGAGCTGATTTACAGTCAGCCGCGTTTGACCACTTCGCTATGTAGGCATAATAGTATGATATAAAAAAATAACAAATTATCCTTTATAATTTTCTCTGATTAATTTCAACATTTCAAATAAATCACCATCACTAAATTTTGATTTCATATAATTAATACCTAAGCAAACCCATTGAACATTGTCCATCAAATAACCTTTATTGTTGTTTATTCTATCAAGAGATGCTGTATTATAAATAGAAGTTTTATTGTTTTTATTTTTTATTAATATATTTACGTTGGTAATTTTACATTTATTTTGTTGTTTATTTTCTAATAAATCTTTAATGAATTCTTCTGTTAAATTAAATTCTTTATTTGTTTTTATCGCTCTTTTTTCAACATCTTTTAAATAACGATAATAATCTTTAGTGTAATCATTATTTTTACAATCAACAGAACAATATCTTTGTTTTTTATCCGAAACGTCTTTTTTTGTAATGTACATTTCTTCGCCACATAATTTACAAGAACTTTTAATGGTTTGTCCAGATTTTTTATTATATTTATCTGGATTTTTAACCTTATATTTATTTACCTGCTTTATAACTTTTTCTTTATTTTTTAAGTAATCTTGTTTTCTATATGTCGAGTGACAATTTTTACAAATAGAAGCGAGGCCGTCATTTTTAGATTTATTAACAGAAAAAGACTCATTTGTTTTAGAAATTCCGCAGGTAGAACAAATTTTCATATTATATATTTTATTATAAATATATAATTAAAAAGAAAAAACTCCAAATTTTAATAATTAATTTTAAAAATTTGGAGTCTGTTGTCTTCGGCCACTCACTTGTATTAAACTCAACTTTTATATTGAGTATTCCTATTGTGTTTCCACGTTCTATACATTCTACGTTGATAATTAAAGATTTGTTTCTTATTACCTCTTTTACCTTTTGATTTATAGTAATTCAAACCTTCGTCCCAATAAGGGTCATCATCTAATACTACCAAAACACGATAAGCGTGGTTATCTGTAATTGTATAACCACGTTTTCTGTTAAAATTGTTAGTGCTCATAATTCAGATCCTTTCCATTGGGATTTTCTATTTGATTTCCAATTTTCACAATCATGATTATATTTTCTTTGCTTATTACATCCTCGATTTGGAGAACACATTGGACAAGCACTATAAAGCTTTATAAAAGCTTTTCGATAAACCGACGGTTTATCAGTTGTTTCTAAAATTTCTTTGTTTTTACTCATTTTAATTAGGTTTTAATTTACCTAATGAGCATCGAATAGTTTTTTCATTTAATTGCTATTTATTTAATTGATTAATATTAAAAAGACAAGCCATGATTTTTCAAATCTGCTACGTTTTCCAAACGTTATACACTTGTCTATTTGCGGAGGCGAGAGGAATTGAACCCCCAATACGGTATTAACGTACTACTAATTTTCAAGATTAGCCCTTCGTCCATTCAGACCACCTCCATTTTATTTTGTAAATCTCTTATTATTTTTTCTTTCCAATAATTTCGTCTGGTTGAGTTTTTATTTTTGTTTTTAAATGTACTTGTTTGGGAGTCGCAATTCGGACATATCATTCTATAATTTTTTCTTATATTATTTGAAGCATCCCCATCTATATGATCTAAAACAAATATTAATTTTTTTTCATTCCATTCGTCGTTCATTCCACAAATAGCACATTTATTATTTTGCTCTAATAAGAAGAAATCTTTATATTGTTTTGGTGTATATCCTCCGTTGTTATATTCACTTGGGTGTTCTAAAAAATAAATATAATTCTCTTTATGTTTCTTTATATTAGAACATTTATTTGAACAACATATTTTATCATTTGTTATTTTAATACCGCATATTGGACAAGAATTAGTTAAATTAACTTCCTTAGTTAGTTTTTCCTTTTTAACTTTAGGTTTTTTAGGCCTAACAATTGCTAATGTTTTTCTTATTTTATCTCTCGTGGCATTACTTACTTTTCGTCCAGTATTATTATATGTTGCAGAACAACTATTAGAACAAAATTTATGTCGATCTCCTATTAATATTTTTCCACAATTTAAACAATATTTTAATTTTCTTATTCTATATAAGTCTAAATCAAAATTTATCTCAATCGAAATATTTTTAATTTTATTTCTATTAATAGTATTATCAGATAAATTTAATTTTTTAAGTAAATCAGTTACATTTTTTGATTCGTCAAAAATTTTCAGTAGTTCATTGTTTTCCATTATTATATTTTAATATAAATACATGGAAAAACGGAAAAAACAGGTTTTGAACTTTATTATTTTAATTTTTTTGTACCCCAAACAGAACTCGAATCTGTAAGCCGCAAAGCAACGGTGTTTAAGACCGTAGTGTCTACCATTCCACCATTGAAACATTGTTTGTACTCAAAGAGGGACTCGAACCCTCACGCCTTTCGGTATATACTTCTAAGGCATACGTGTCTACCATTCCACCATTTGAGCATTTTATTTGCGGGGATGGAGGTAATCGAAACCTCTTCTCTTGATTAACAGTCAAGTGCATAAGACCCTCCAGCTACATCCCCATTGTATTATATTGATTATTAGAGCGATAGGCGAGGCTCAAACTCGCGACCCTCAGATTGGAAATCTAACGCTCTATCAACTGAGCTACTATCGCATTTATTATTCAAATTATTGGTAGTAAAATTGAATTACTGCCGATTTTTGGTGACCTAACTGGGGTATGATCCCAGAACCTTCACATTAAAAGTGTGAAGCTCTATCCATTTGAGCCATTAGATCATTGGTGCTCCCTGAATGATTTGAACATCCGATCCTCTGATTATGAGTCAGCAGCTCTAACCAACTGAGCTAAGGGAGCTTACATTGTTGTTTTTGGAGATGGTACAACTTTAAAAAACCATTTTTGGTGATCCTGGAGAGAATTAGACTCCCGACCTTCTGATTCGTATTCAGACGCTCTGTTCACTGAGCTACAAGACCATTTTTACATGTAAGATTTAAATAAGTATTTATTTTCACTCATATTTAGCATATTATCATATGAATAATATTGTTTTTCGTATAATAAGCACACATTATAACCAATTTTAATATACTCATTAAATTTATCAATTATATTCTGTTTATTGAATGTTACTTTAGATTTTATTTCAACAATTAAATTATCACTTTTAATATAAAAATCTGGAATTGCAGCCCTATATTTTAATTTTACACTATCCCAATATTTTATTCTAAAAAATTCAACTTCATAAATAATTTTCTTTTCATCTAATTCTAATGCATATTCAAGTTCATAAGAACTTCTATAATATATTAATTTTTTATCCCATGTTTCATGCCACCCATGTTTAAAACTATAATTTGTATCATTTGAATAGACCGATGTATTTGTATTTTGTAAACATGAATTTAATGCACTTTCTGAAGGATTTCTTGTCTTAATCCCGAATGTCTTTAATATATGTAATAAATTTTCATATGTTTTATTATAATTATATTTAATTGAAATATCCTTAGGAGACATTTCATTATCAAAATATTCTTTTAGTAATAATTCTTTGATTCTATAATATTCAAGATAAATATTAATAGTCCCAAGCTTTTTTATGTCAAATCCAAAACAACTTAAATTCTCGAACCAACTATACATATGATTACAAACTTCTAAGTTAGTGCATTTTTCTTGCCCACATATTTTACATAATTTTATTTTTTTACATTGTGTTCATTATTATATTTAATTCTTCCAAGTCGTATATTATTTTTAGTTTTCTCATCTAAAATTCTACCAGTATTATTGTATGTTGTAGAACAGCTTGTAGAACAAAACTTTTTTTGACCTTTAGTTAATTCTTTATTACAGTTTAAACAATATCTTTTCGGGTTTCTTTTCAGTTTATATATATTTAGATCAAAACCAACTGAATTGGATAACTTATTTAGTTCGAGTATACCATTAGAGTTTGTTGATATTCCAAAATATTTATAAGCTTCTGTTTTTGTTTTAAATGAATTTAATATATCATACGTTTCTTTTTTATTTTCCATATTAATACTTTACATATAAATATGAAAAAAAGTGGAAAAGTATGAAATCGAACTAATTTATTTTTAAATAATTTACTAAGTTCGAAAATAGTTTTAAAAGTTGGAGTGAGAGAAATCGAATCTCTTTAAATGGTTTTTCAGACCATCACATACACCACGTCTGTCACACCCCATTATTATTGTAGCGACGGATGGACTCAAACCACCGACATTTCCCGCATGAAGGGAACGCTCTATCAACTGAGCTACGTCACCATTTGTTGGAAATCACGGAATTGGACCGTGGACCCTCTACATGTAAAATAGATGCTCTACCACTGAGCTAATCTCCAATGTTTAATTTTTGTTGGGATAGAGGAACTTGAATCCCCAGCCTCAAAATTATCAGTTTTGTGATCTAACCAGTTGAGCTATATCCCATTATATAATAAAACTATTTTGTTTGTGGAACTTAGGGTAGTCGAAACCCTCTGTACTGGATGCAAACCAGTCATAATAGTCGATATATGAAAGCCCCATATTATTTTTTGCGGAAAGTACAGAATTCGAATCTGTGGACCATTTAACTGATCGTCTGTTTAGCAAACAGGTGGTATAATCCTCTCACCCAACTTTCCATTTTTGTTCCCCCAGCACGACTCGAACGTACACATCCGTTAGGATACCAGAATCAAAGTCTGGCGTATTTAGCCAATTCTACCATAGGGGAATATTATTTGACTCCCATGTTTGAGTTGAACAAACCTACATGCTTTTGCAGAGCATCGCCATACCGCATGACTTATGAGAGATTTAAGTATTTCCTATTGGAATCGAACCAATATCTAAAAATTAGAAGTTTTTTGTTCTATCCATTGAACTAAGGAAACATTATTGGTTGCGGGTATAGGAGTCGCGCCTATTATAAATAGCTTATGAGACTATCATGATTTATATGTCTGTTTCATTCCCCCGCAATATATTTTAATTTGTCGAGATGAGGCGAATTGAACACCCAATAACCCTCATTCCAAGTGAGGTAACCGCACCAATGGATCGCATCTCGTTTATTTATTCATTAATTTTTTAAAGATTTCAATTTGTTCATAAAGTAGTTGTTTATTTTTCTTATTAATTGGGTTATACCATTTAATTCTAAAAACCGCCCAGCCATTTTCCGTTAAGAATGTGTCTTTTTCTTTATCTTTAATTTTTCTTTCACTGTATTCATGTTGTTTACCATCAATTTCTAAAGCTATCTTTCTTTCAATAAATCCAAAATCAATAAAATATTTACCAACAGGTAGCTCTGGTTCCCATCCTATAATATTTTCATTATTAAAATAACCCTCAAAATATTTCTCAGGATAAGATCTATCTAATTTAGATCTTGATTTCCACCCTTGATGGGTACCATTTTTAACCTTTTTATTCATTATATTTCTTAATTTTTCTTTAGTTTCATCTGAAGTATGTTTATTTTTTGTTCCGCAAGACGGTGAGCAAAATTTTTGTTTTCCTTTTTTAGGTGTAAACTCAGTATTACAATATTCGCAAAATTTTGTTAATCTTTTAACTACTATTTTGCTATTATTATTTTTATTATCTGAATCTACAATGGTATATTTTTTATTATCATAATTATTAAAATGATATAGTAATAATCCATTTGAAATATTTATTTTTTCTTCAGTTGTTTTAATTTTACCCTTATTAGTATAAGAAGCAGAACAACTCCTATTACAAAATGTATTTCCTTTCTTTGTTACTATATTACCACAATTAGGACAATATTTAATTTTTTTATTTAAATGTTCATCATTAATTCCATTTTTAGATATAAACTCATCTATCTTTTTATAAGTTTTTTTATTTGAATATCCATAAAATTTAAGGGATATTTCGTTTTTTGATTTCGATTTTTTTATTAAATCAATTAACTCTTCATCTTCGTTCATACTATTTTTTAATATAAATAGTGTGAATTGTCAAAAAAGTGCGTTTCGAACTTAAAAACTTTATAAAAATAATAATCGATATAAAATGAAGCAATCTAACCAATTGATATACTTCCCAATATGCGGTCCATACGGAATTCGAATCCGTGATTTTTTCCGTGACAGGGAAACGGGGACGGCCAGACTCCTCTAATGGACCATTTAGTACTCAATAGGGGAGTTGGACCCCTCTTTCCAGGATGAAAACCTGACGACCTAACCGATAGTCGAATTGAGCATTTTTTTGTACAATATGTCAAAGATCTTTTTTTGGAGCCAAAGGTGAGGGTCAAACTCACGACCTAATGATTACAAATCATTTGTTCTATCACTGAACTACTTCGGCAAGTATTTTAAAATAAAAAAGTCGAACAAACTACATTTGGATTGTAATTTGTTCGACTTTCAAAGTCTCACTTAAAATTCCTTTCCAAATATCGTTGTA